TTACAGCATCATACCGGCAATGGCATGAATGACCCTCTCAAACATCTCGTGATTAAAAACATAGTCGCCAAGGTCACGCACAAACGAGATGATATTATTTTCGCGGCCTTCGATTTTGAAATGCTTAAATCCCTGTGAAACCAGCATTTTAATTTCATCTTCATTCATAGATGTGCCAAGAAGAGGATTGCTGTTTCGAGTAGAGCCGCAATAGTTATATACTATCGCCAACTGATTTTGCAGCTCCGTAACATCATCACCATTGACAATAGCCTGACCCAGCTTTGTGTTCAGCTGATAGTGACGGCCAGCCATGGGACAATTCGGCAGACACCGGTGATTGACAATAAATTCTACTCGATCATGGTCATGTAAATTCTTAATAAACTGCTCGTCATGGATTTTAAATGGATTCACAACGACAATATCAAAACGGTCAAGCAGACGATTATAATATTCGGCAGAATCATTCCCAAGACCGACTTCAACAGACGGTTTTACTTGCGAAGAAATCAGCTCAAGATTGGGATACATATAGCGAATATAATCAGCCAGTAAATCGGACATAACAATAACGCCGTTACGGTTTGTAAGACCATTTTGATTATTATGATCGAGGTGCCGCAACATAATATTTGAAGTTTCATCAACGAGATCGCCACGTGTAACAAACGGGCTTGAGAATGTCAAACGAACTCCGATACCAAGTTCATTATATTTATCTGCTCTTGATAAAACTTCTGACACAGGCAGATTTTTCTGTGGTGGGATACGACCACCTTGCAGGACTGTGAAAATGCTGCCAAACACATATCTGATGTCATTTTTCTCACAAGCCATTTTACAAGCTTTGTCAATATCAAACATCGTTTCATCATGGCCGCAAAACGCACCAATATTCCAATCGATTTCGCCACCGTAATCTTTTACAAGCATCGAATTCCTCCTTCTTTAAAAATCCAGTTTTTATTTTATAAACCCAATCCACTCCCCGTCTTCCGTCAAGGCGCAACCGTAACAATATGGATTCATCTTGCAGTCCTCTTTTGTGAGGCATATGTCACAGTTTTTGTGTTCACCATAACGATATTTTTCGACAATTTTAATTTCCTCCTTATAATCTTTTGTTCCGATAATTTTCATATTTTATTCCTCCCACCCACCACTGCGATTATGTGTTAGATACCGAACTTGGCGTTTACCTTTTTCAGATTGTCAGCTGCCTCAGCATAAGCGTCGCGTGCGGCATGATAATCTGCCATCTTAGCAGCCAGAATCCGTTTTGCTTCCCGCTCTGCGATATCAGCATTTGCGAGCTCAGGATTCAACTGGAAGCCGACCGCTTTGATACCGCTGGTGAACCCCTGCAAGTCTTTGTACGCAACCTTCTTCTCTGCGATATAAGTACCCTTCTTACCGTCAATAACTGACTCGGTGTTGAACATCTTCACCATACGGTCAGCTGGAGATCCTGCGATTTCGTAAACATAAAAATACTTTGCCATAATTTAGCCCTCCTCAACTTTTTCAAACGTATAAATTGTATGTGCGGTTTCGATTTCGACAGTTTTTTCATTTTCTGAAATCGAGACAGAAGTAACGGGAGATGTGTGCATCCCTCCAGGATATGGATAGCCCTCATTATCTTTTACATATCGGAATTGAGCAATCCAGCCGACAGGAATTGGACGGAACTGCATTGTCATACCGATCCATTCCGGATACCATCCGTCAGTACGAGTTTCGCCCGTATCTACGTAGACTGCATCCTTCATAATGTAATCGCCTTTCGGCATTTGGATAATATCGTTCATTAGTCTCTCCAATCAAAAGCTCCGCTTGCACTTTTTATAAGCTGCACTGATACTGTTGCAAGATCTCGATTGGCAATATAGTTCGACCCGAGTTTAATCCAGCCAGTTTCCTGCCCAAGATTTTCTTCAACCAGTGCTTCTATTTCTTCTTTCTTCTTGGTTGCATCCGATTCCATAGCTTCTCCAGCCTCTTTGTGGCTCATTTTATCGCGATAATCGGAATTTTCATAGTCAACTGTAAAGCTATGATCTGTGCCATTTCTTAGGCAATAGTTGACATAGACAGCCCAGCATCTATATGGTTCAAATTGTCTTTGCTCTTTGACTTCTTCTGCCTTTTCAGGTTCTTCTGACGGCTTTTCTTCTGATTTATTCCAGAACATTTTACATCACCCGCTCCTTTTCATCCCAGTGTTTGATACCGTATTTGTCACGAACACGATTTAATCTTGCAAGAATTTCTTTATATTGCGGATTGTTTGGTTCTGTCTCGAACATGGCCGTCTCTGCTTTCCCAAGTTCTTCGTTATATCTATAACCACCATTTCTTAGCTTTTCCCCAATGACAATCAATTCGTCATCACTTTGTACTGATTCGTCATAGATACCATTTTCATCATAGTATTTAACACGTCTTTCTACATATGGGGATTTAACTGTATATCCAAAACTATATCGCATAAGCAATACTCCTTAATTGTTAAACACCAGTGCTTCCGAAACCATTATCACCACGCTCAGTTTCGTTCAATTCATCAACCACGTCAAACTGCGCCTGATAATACGGAACGAACATAAACTGCGCGATACGGTCACCATGAACGATTTCCTGGGTCATATCAGAGTGATTGTGTAAAGGAATAAAAGTCTGGCCACGATAATCCTCATCCAACACGCCGACTTTGTTCGCAGGTGCCAGGCCCTTCTTAGATGCCAGACCACTGCGGGCAAATCCTAGGATAGACCAACCATCAGCAGGAGCAAAACGCAGGCCAGTACCGATCATACGGGTCTCATGCGGACGGATGTAAATAATAGGATTACCATGCTCGTCATACAGGTCTGCCTGATCTGCTGGGATATAAGCGTAAACATCAGCACAGGCAGCCTTCTCAGTGCCATAAGTTGGGATGTGAGCGTCAGGATAGATCTTGTTTACTTTTACAATAGGGTTCATATTAGTTCTCCTTCCATAATACGACTTCGTTCTTTTTCAAGCTCCGTTTGACATCGATCACTCTTTGATTGTTGCTGCCAGCCCACGGCAATGAAATATCGCGCTGAGCTTCGATATATGGGCCATCCACCAGAACATCCACATAGTTCAGATGATCCCAATCTTTGATTTGATCCCACTCGTATCCAGTCCACATCCAGATATCCTTAGTGTCGCCGAACTCTTTGCGGACACGCTCACAGATATAGCCAACGATAAGCCGGTTCTGAACGAACAGAGGGTCTCCCCCGCTGAATGTCAAGCCTTGAATATAATCGGGGCGAATCAGATCAAGCAACTCTTGCATGGTGTCTTCGATGAATGGATTACCGGCGGCCGCATCCCACGTTTGAGGATTGTGGCAGCCAGGACAACGATGGGAACAACCCGCTGTCTAAAGTGTGACCCTGCATCCTATTCCGTTCGCAATATCTGATGTTGTTATCTTAATATAGTTCACTTGTTTCACATCCTCTCATGCCACCACACCCACCCTGCTCATTTTATTTACTGCTTCTTACTGTTCGCAGATCTGCCAAAGATAAGCAGCACCAGCCAAATACCAGTTGCTGCCCATAGATTAAAATCTGGCCCAAGCAGCTTCCAACCGCCATATAACACAACAGTCGTAATGAACCACGACAGAATAAAACCAAGAAAATCCGAAATGAATTTTGCAATATCATTCATGCGATATCACCTGCCTTTCTGTTTTTTACTTTTAAACAGTGATTTGCTTTATCAATTTTTACAAATGGCTCCATACAATCAGTGCAAGTAACACGCACCTCTTTAGTGCTACGAATAATAGTCTTACACTTTGGACATATCCAACGTCTGGTACTTGATTTTTTATTTACAGATTCATCTGCAAATTCAATTCCAGTCAGATTCATTGTTTTCCATCCTTGTTGATCAATAAATCTGATTAAATCTTGACTAGGTCTTGTAATAGACCAACCATATTTTTCACTGCGAATTACAATCAGACCATGAGCTTCGGCCTGCTCCCTGAAGCGTCTATTATGGTACACATCATTATTGGAAGTATCTTTGATGCTGTTCTCCAAGCAATATTCATGGACCATCTCGTGCAATATTTTCCCAACAGTCTCTTCAATCGGCTTATTTAACTGATTTGCGTTAAGCTCTATTCCGAACGAAGTTGTGTTCCCAGAAATCGATCTATTTACGAATTTTTGTGCTACTTGAATGCGACTATTTGTGCCAACCGTAATAATTGCCTTTTTAAGTTCTCCATTGAAATATTTGATGTTCAACGCTGTAAATATTTCTTCAAATTGAGAAATCACTTGGCTACTCGATTTCAAAATTCTGCTCCTTTCATAAATCCATCCCACCCACCACATCTATTTACAAGTTAATTGTCGCTAAGATGAACGACTCTATCTCTGATTTCCTGAGTACGTCCCTGATTCCAGAAATTGCTTCCAATGTAGCCACAGGTACGGCGGGCGACATTCATTTTACTCTGGTCACGGTTTCCGCAATTTGGGCACTCCCACACCAGCTTGCCGTTATCCTCAACGATCTTGATCTCGCCGTCGTAGCCGCAGCACTGGCAGTAATCGGACTTGGTGTTCAGCTCGGCATACATAATATTGTCGTAGATAAACTTCATTACACTGAGAACTGCCGGAATGTTGTGCTGCATATTGGGCACTTCCACATAGCTGATAGCACCACCAGGAGATAGCTTCTGGAACTCGCTCTCAAACTTGAGCTTAGTAAAAGCATCAATATGCTCACGAACATTTACGTGATAGCTGTTGGTGATATAGTCGTGGTCTGTGACATCAGGAATAATGCCGAACCGCTTTTGCAGGCACTTGGCGAACTTATATGTAGTAGACTCCAACGGAGTGCCGTACAGAGAGTAATCGATGTTTTCTGCTTCTTTCCATTCTGTGCACTTATCATTCATATACTGCATGATAGACAGCGCGAACGGTTTTGCTTCAGGATCGGTGTGACTCTTGCCGGTCATATACTTCACACACTCATACAGACCAGCGTAGCCCAGGCTGATGGTGGAGTAGCCGCCAAAGAGCAGCTTGTCGATCTTCTCGCCCTTCTTCAGGCGGGCTAGTGCGCCGTACTGCCAATGAATGGGGCTCATATCAGAAATGGTGCCGAGCAACCGCTTATGACGAGCCTGTAATGCACGATGGCAAAGATCAAGACGTTCATCAAAGATCTTCCAGAATGCGTTCACATCCCTACCAGAGCTACATGCTACATCCACCAGATTGATGGTGACGACACCCTGATTGAAGCGGCCGTAGTATTTCTGACCCTTGACCCAGTTCCCTGCATTTGCCACATTTTCGGTGGTTCGATCAGCAGTAAGGAACGAGCGGCAGCCCATACTAGGCCACACGCCACCCTTGAGTTCCTTCATAACCTTTGCAGAGATATAATCAGGGACCATACGCTTTGCAGTACACTGTGCAGCCAGTTCAGTCAGCCCATAGTATGTGGTTCCGGGGCGGATATTGTCTTCATCCAGCACATAAATCAGCTTCGGGAATGCCGGAGTAACATACGCACCAACTTCATTTTTGACACCTTTGATGCGCTGCTTCAACGTCTCTTCGATAATAACAGCCAAGTCATCACGAGTCTGACCGGCAGGAACCTCGTCCAGATACATAAACACAGTGATAAAAGGAGCTTGACCATTGGTTGTCATCAGGGTAATAACCTGATACTGAATCGTCTGAACACCACGAGAAATCTCAGCTCTTAGACGGCGATTCACAATACGATCGATAGCTTCCTGTGATGGCATCTTTTCAATGTCCTCGTTCTGAAGCATCTCGTAGAACTCGTTATGTACTTCAGCGGCGATTTTCTTGCGGGAAACATCCACGAAAGGAGCCAGATGAGATAGTGTAATACTCTGACCGCCGTACTGATTCGATGCAACCTGAGCGATAATTTGAGTGGCAATGTTGCAGGCGGTAGAAAAGCTGTGGGGCTTATCGATACCTGTACCAGAAATGACAGTGCCATTTTGTAACATATCATCGAGATTTATTAGCGCACAGTTATGCATGTGTTGAGCGAAGTAGTCAGAATCATGGAAGTGAATCAAACCTTCTTCATGTGCCTTGACGATTTCTGGGTCCAGCAGAAGACGAGCAGTCAAATCCTTTGATACCTCACCAGCCATATAGTCGCGCTGAACGCTGTTCACGGTGGGGTTCTTATTACTGTTCTCCTGATTGATCGCATCATTTTTAGCGTCGATGATTTCAAGGATACTGGCATTCGTCTTTTCCTTGTCGCGAATTTCCTGACGGAGCTTTCGCCAGTGGCTATAAGATTCAGCTACATCAGCAAAAGGACTTGCTTTTAACTGCTCAATGACGATATCCTGAATCTGCTCGACAGAAAGAGTGTCTGGCATTTCAGCGATATGATCCGCAATTGCATTCGATACACGAGAGTCAATACCGCCGGGAGTGGTGGTCATCGCCTTTTCGATTGCATTCACGATCTTAGACTTGTTGAACGGAGCTTTTGCGCCATTGCGTTTGATTACATACTCCATATTCCATCACCTCCAAATCAATAGTAGCGCTGTTCGTTCATCATTTTCACGGCATAATCTTCGTACCAACGAGCCTTCTTCTCGTCCTGCTCTGCGGTTACACCGGGCTTAGAACCATCACGGAAGCGATACTTGTAGGCATTGCAAATACAGAACCAGCGGACAGCCTCGTCGCCAAACAGCTTACGCATATTCTCGATGCACTCGGTGCCATGATAGTGAGCGGGACCATTCACATACTCATACGGCTGCTCATCGGGCTGTGCTGTATTTTCGTTTTCAACTGGATCACAAGAACAGTCGCTATCGGTATTAGGTGCATCGCTCTTGCAGTGGTCACAATCGCCATCACATATGTCTTCTTCGTCATCCTCTTCTTCATCGTCATCTTCATCGAGGTGGCAGATAACATCACCATCAGAGATTTTTTCGGCCCAATCGCAATTCTCACAGTCGTAATCGCAATCGTCCATATCAATATCTTGCTGGCTCATAGCATCGATCAGTTCATCACGGAACATATACTCACCATCTTTGATGCCGCAAGCTTCGGCCAGAACGTGAAGAATGCCGTTGTCCAAAGCCGCCAGATCGGCAGTGTTGAAATGAGCGATACGGTGGCCGGTTTTCTCGTCGATGTCTCCAGTGGCCTCCAGAGTCAGGTAACCAAGAACCTTGTCGTTGTCATCAACATCATCGTCATACTCATCGTCTTCCGGAGTAACCATAATAGAAGAATACAGATCGTGATGATTCTTATAGATGTCGGCCAGCAGATTATGCCAGATAGGACTCTCCTTCCGAATACTCCATTCAACGACATTCCCTACCCAGTCCTCCTGACCAAAGAGATACATGCCCTTTTCGTTCAAATCATGGTAGGACTTTGTAACAGCCAGTACCATAGGCATCAGCAGTTCGTCGGTATGATAGATCAGACGCAGGTAGCCATTTTCCATGGTGACATCGCAGTTTTCGATATTAAACATCTTGCTCATATGTAATCTCCTTATCTCTCAACGGGTTTATAAACATCTGCCAGCTTCGGGTGGCGGCCACAGCAGCGACTCCCCTCGGGACAGAACGGATACTTAGGATTCGCTTCACAGGACGGAACCATCCATGCACCGAGTTCGGGGCAAACCTGAGAAACCTGGAATTTGATTGCCATAAACAGTCCCCGAATCTCACGCTGGGCACGAGTGCAGAGCCGCAGATGGCTCATTTCAATCAGTGACCGTGCGTTGATGGTGACATACAGTTCAGTGCAGCAGGCATTCGGCAGAACAGCACGGGCATCTTCATTGGCAGCACCGTGATACTCTTTTAAGATGCGATAGTCATTGGAGATATCTGCCATCATGCCATCAAATACATCCGCGTCTTCCCCACTGAATGGATTGACATACTGCATAATACTTTCATCACAATAGCGCTGGCTGCGAACACTCAGACTGATATGCCGATGGCGGCTCAACTGCGCCAGAAGTGCTCGACTGACACCGGTGACATGGAACGTAAAGCTGATGTGTTCAAGCACCGAGGTGTGTCCGGTCGCCTTGCACCCCTTTGCGATCCGATAAGTTTCAGTCGGCTCAGAATCATAACAGACACTTGCTGCCAGCTCTGCGATACTGAGCGGATTCTTGTCTGCATCCTTTTTTACCGGCTGTGAATACGAAATCAATTCGACTTTCATTTACTGCCACTCCTTGATAAAATCATCCACTGTTTTTCTGCCTGTCAAAACCTGTTTCATTTGTTCTGGCGACAATTTATATGTAATAACCTCACCACATTCATATCCGTAGCGCCGAATCTGACGCTCGCATTCTGCTGTGGCACGTTCTTTACGGCCAAGCTCTCTTTGATTGATCCCTCGCATGGGACCTCACCTCCCTCCTTATTCGGTATTTACGATCTCTGTTTCAATGTCGTATGCGTACTTGCCATACTTGGGGAATGCAATCATCGTGCCATGTGCCCAGAGAAAATAAAATTCATCCAGTTCTGCGACGATTTCGAAGCGTTCTCCATAGCGAAGCCGCCAACAGAGAGATTCATCTTGATAATTAAGTCTTAGATATCGACGTGTCCAATTTTTCATTGCGAATCTCCTTTAAGATTCGATCGAAAGCTTTCTCAGCGTGAATGAGATCATCAATTGCGCAATCGATATAATCAGGCTCGCAAAACTCAAAATGATTTTGGGCGATTGTAATTTCTCGTAATGCTTGTCGATACCTTTCAAAAAGCCACTTCTCATTGTTCATACACCGTTCCTTTCAAAGCATCGAAATATGGGTCGCCATCTCGTTTTTCTAGCTGAGTCAATTGGCCATCATCGGCCACAGAATATAGACGGAAGTTTTTATAGATCTTATCGCCTTTGATCGTAGCCAGAGACGTGATGACATAGTTGATATTATGTTCTTCTGTGCCATCGGTAAGTTGAACTTCAAGTCGTTCTTTCTTTGGGACGGCTAATTTACTGAAATCAACCATAAGACACCTCACAAATCAGCAAGCTGAGCAGGAGACCAGATATCTGGAATATCCCAATCTTCTTCCGATTTTCCATTATAAATTCCGTAGAAATATCCTTCGGACGGTATATAGACGATTCGCTGCCAGTCATTCATTCCGTGTGACTCCTTTGGCTCAAAATCACGAGTCAAAATTCTACGTCCACCGCTACTATAAGCAGATGTCTTTGTAGGGATCTCGATACATTTGTTATCCAGAATCCTAAGAATGTGCTTAATGGACTTTTTAGAAAGATTCATAACTCCTCCTTAGCCGTAACTCACTTCATTCTTATCATCACGGAATCGTACAAAGGTCGGGAATTGCAGGGACTCAAGGCCGGTCTTTTTATCCATTGTGACCTCTTTGTACTTTAATTCGATGATACGTCCGATATAATCACCCGGATTCGCCCACACGGTAGCTCTCGTAGCATCATCAAAACCGGAACCAACACGAAGCTCGTTACCCTTGTAATCAACAACCAGAGCACCCATCGTACCAGCCAGACGGTTCTGACCCTCTTCAATTGCAGTGACACGAAGATCAACAGTATAAAAACGCTTGATTTTAAGACAGCCAGTGTGACGTGCCCGCTTATAAGGAACCGATGTATTGAGCATGAGCCCTTCCCAATCATGTTTAACTGCATAATCGAGCCACTGAGGAATCACACTTTGATCAGTACCTTCGTAGACCATCGGCACGACCTGGATATTTTTGAGCCCTTTCTGCTCGATCGTAACGGCTAAATCTTCAAGCCATTTACGACGGAGTTTATATGGCGTAACAAAAGAACCATCTTCATAAGGAAGGCTGCCTTTACCGTTCTCAAACTCATCAGTAGGAATCAAATCAAACACAACGAACTTGATCTGGCTTTTATCTCCATCCGAGTTCAACATACCAGTGCCAACCCGAAATGCCTCGCCGTCTGATAGCCCTCTGCTATTACGATACACCAGCTCGCCATCGTAGACATATTCATCAATCAGCGATTCATCGCCAAGCTCTTTGATGATGTCGTCCTTAATATGGTCGAGGCCGGTAAACTCTTGTCCCTGACGGGAAATGAACTTGCCACGGTAGAAGGTGCCCCTGTTACCATTCATCTTGCGGCTGAGACTGAACCAGGTGCCCGGCTTGAGTTTGACTTTATCGATAGGATATCCTTGCTGGACTTCCCAGACCGGAATGACCACTTTGCCAAAAATCTTATTGACCGTAGCAGCTTCAACACCCAGAGGCAAATTCTTAGTGAACACTCGAATCAGAAAATCTTTATGTGAAGCATTCCAGTAGATATAACTGGCTGCCATTGACAAAGCCATGTCAGAGCCGGTGTTGCACTCCGCCAGGAATAAGCAGATATCTTGGAAAGTGTATGGAAATTCATCCACGATTCGCACCTTTTTGTTGATCTTGGCCTTAGAGATCCCTGTTGTGATCTGCGGATCGAGAATGAAATCAAGGAAGAAAAACAACGGATTCTCACCAATCTCGTTCTTGGCATCTAACAAGATTGTTGCCTTGTCGGTCTTTTTTGTGGCCTTCTGAAGCTTTTTTGTCAGTGTTTCCAGCTTGTCCAGCAGCACACCGTCCAGAATCAGCTCGCCTTCAAAATCAAGTGATGATGTCATCTTCAGTCCCCTTTCTTGTTCTCTTGGGTTTTTGCGGTAGTTCATAATGGGTCAGTGCTTCACGCATTTCGTGGAGAAGAAACGCATGGATCAGCCATGATGTGGTATCCGGCTCACAAAAGATGATCTGGCAATTATATCGAGCAAGCCATGTGGTGAGACTGCCCAGCAGTGAAGCGGGTGTCATCTTACTGCGATATGCACCGCGATTGATCTTTTCCCATGAACCGTTTTCAATGAGTATGTAAGTTTTTGCTCCGGCTGCAGCCGCCCTGTCGAACTCTTTGGCGAACCGAATTCGATTCGTTGTGAAGTTGCCGCAGATTTCATCTATGGAATTTTTTCTTTCAATGGTCACCTTATCTGCCAACGAGAATTTTTCGCCATTTGGCAGTGTCACCTCAGCACTATAATCACCAAAGTCCAGCCGCTTACGCATATAAGCACACGGGAACGATGAGAGCCGCTGATGAAGAAGTGGAGTGTCCTTTTCGCGGTCATCCACAATAATCACCATTGACTTGAGGATCTGAGTGATTTCGTTATATGTCACTTTGTCACCTCCTTTCACCGCACATGCACGTATTTACGAAGAATCGTTTCTTTATCGGTCTTAGACTGAATCCACTGGCCCTGCTCGTCCTTTGACCAGCGGCCTTCATCCCGCTCTTCATCAATGCGGAGGATGTCGCCTTTCTCGATTGGGGCAGCTTCCAGAGTGCGGCCTTTCACCTTAAGCCTGCGCTGTTGACCGGTTTTGAGGACGTATGCGCTTATAGTTTTATTGGCGAACTTACCATCAATATCCAAGACGTAGATGTAAGAATCTTTGAGCTTCGGCATTGTAAGCTGGATGTAGCCAAGGTTGTCACCTTCATACTTTATTCTGTCAGTGATAGGAGTCTTTACGGTATCTGTCTTTTCGCAGAGCAGCCGAACGATTTTCATCCAGTCTACGTTAACATATTTCTTTTCGGTCTCTTTTTCACACAGTTTGGCCATGATGTCGTGAGACAGAAGCTTGTCCATCTCGTCCTTATTGAGCTGTTTTGCATCAAGGAAGTTATTGAAGATATCAACCTGTTCCAACAACTGATTGGGATTGCCGAATTCAGAAAAGAAATCAAGCTCAATTAGAATCCCTAACTGCCGACTGTCCGCAATTTTTCTTTTCTGGTTCATCAACAACAAGTCAATGAAAGAATCGAATTTATGGTTGCGGAGCTTATAAAACTCCCGACTGAGCCGCTTGTTCAGGTACTTGATAGATTCCATTCCCTGATAGATTTTCTTATCTGTCTTATCGTAGACATATTCATCCCGGGAATGACGAAACTTGATGGGCATGATCTGGATGCCACGTTCATTCGCAAGCTTGGTCGCATTAACGATTTTTTCTTGCGTGTCCGCAGTGTTCAGAAGTGCCGTTACAAATTCGTGGGTGTAGTAATAGCGATAATACGCACAATAATATGTAAGAATCGAATACCCGGTAGCATGGTTCAAACCAAACTGATACGAGGCCGAGTTCTCGATGACCTGTAAGAATTCTTTTGCTTCTGTTTCGGCGGTTTCTCTTGATTTTGTTGAGTGATTACAATAGCCATTCAGGATACGAGGCATTGCCGCATCCAACTCCGCCTTGTTCTTGTGACCGATTGCACGGCGAACACTATCTGCATCACCGCCGCTCATATCACAGAACTGTTGGAGGAACGCGATGGTTTGTTCCTGAAAGACAAGCCAGCCCAGGCTATCTTTTAACAGCTCGTCGATTTCAGGCGACGGATTGTGATTTGCTTCATGCCGGAAGAGCTTATCTCTGTAAGAAGCACCGCCGGGTCGAATGGCTGCCGTGACCAAGCTCAGATCTGCGATGCTGTGAACATCGTATTTTTTGAGCGAATCAAAAGCGAAATCCTCAACGAACTGGAAAATGCCAACCGGAGACGTTTTCATATCTGCCCAGACTGCCTGGTCATCGAAATCCATTTCCCAAGTGTGCGGGTACGGAATATCTGCCAGCTTACAGGTTTTATCAATAACAGACACTGTATCAAGACCGAGGATATCGTACTTTGCCAGACCGACTGCGTGAGACGCTTCCATGTCAAGACACAGAATGGGCAGCCCGTCTTTATCTTGGAATACACCATACCTTTTATAGAGGTCGATTGGAGCGATGATAACGCCAGCCGGATGATGTGACAGAGATACGATCGTTCCCTGCAATCCATCAAAGTAATAGAAGATATCGGGATGATCTGCACGGCACTTTTCAGCGCTGGCATCGTATTCCTTTTTCACTTTTGCGATCCGATCAAGGGAATAAGGATTCCTAGATTCGTCTGCATCCGGATTTTCGCGCTTCCAGACCTTGGCAAGAGCTCGTCCAATCTCGTCGATTGTCGCTTTTCCTGCCAAAGTACCCATAGCCAGAACATATGCACACTTCTCACGACCGAACGATTCAAAGATGTGGTTATAAATCATGGGACGATAAGCATCCGGCACATCGATATCAATATCACCAATCTCAACACGGTTTTCATTACAAAAGCGCGAGAACACCAGATTCCAGCGAGCCGGGTCAACATCGATAATGTCTGTAACGAATGCACACCGGGAACCTGCAACAGAACCACGACTTGGTCCGAACGGAATGCCTTCGTTTTTGCCCCAAATCATCAGGTCGCTCATAGAAAGCATAAAGCCCAGCATGTTGGTTTTCTTAAATACTGTGAGCTCCTCTTCAATATCCGCCTTAAACTGTGCGACTTCAAATTCAGGAATGATACCGCGACGAATTTTGTCGTTCAGCATATCATGGGTTCGTTTGATATAAACCCCGGCATCTGATTCAGAGGTTCCTGTCAAGATGGGATATCGCGCCTTTGTGCTTAGAGTAAAATCGTTGACACTATCTGCCATCCGATTCGTATTCTCGATTGCTTCCATCCAGACTTCACGAGGGAGTGCATCTTGCACAGTGAACGCGTCGACCAGCTCATTGTAAGACTTGAAGGTTAAATCAAATTCGTCCTCACCAGTGAACTCGATTCCCTTGCCCATCATAAGGATCTTGCGGCACTCTGCTTTATATGCATTCAGACTGTGGGTGTCAGTTGCAGCAATCAGTGGCTTGTGATATTTCTTAGAAAGCTCCCAGAGATACTGGTTATATTCCTTTTGATCGTCACAATCGTGATACTGAATCTCATAATAGTCATAGGTCTTGCATAGTTTGTCATAGACTTCCTGACGAAATCCATCACATTCTGACGTGTATTTACGAAGCGGACTTGCCAGACAAGCAGAGATTTTGATGATGTTATCAGACAATCCAAAGAATTCTTCAAAAGTAATGCGCGGCTTATAATACTTGTGGTCAGCATCATAAGATGTGCCCATTATTTTGTTTAGTTCCAGAACACCACGAGCATTTTTGCAAAGAAGAATCGTATGGAAGTTGTCGCGAACTTTATAGCGTTCGGCATCCATCATTTTACCGATTTCCTCTTGTGCTTCCTGCGGGTCCCAGCCTTGATAAGATTCATAAACCTCATCAGGGATCTCTGGATAGTGGTATATCTCTGAAGTAAGATACACCTCGCAACCAACGATGAATTTCAAGCCCTTTTTCTCTGCATACTGTTTCTTTTCAGTCCAGTTAAGGTTGTAGCCATGGTTGGTAGAAGCAATCGCTTTCATTCCATAAGAAGCAGCGAGATCAACATAGTCCTCCCATTTTGTACAAGAATCAAGGAGCGAACCTTTATCGTCGTGCAAATGGTATACAACATAGTTTTGCTCCATGAATCCTCCTTAAAACAAATCGTCTATACCGACCACGCTTGGGTCTTTTGCCGCATAAAACGGCCGTTTGTTGATGCAATCCCGAAGCGGTTCACAGGTTTTGCGATGACCACAGAGATTGGTGCAGAAGAAATTTGGATCGCCATTTTTCTCTTCGATCTCTCGTGCAGGCCATTCGCCACTGCGTTTCCGCTCCTCGAACTCGTCCGCTGTTTCGTTTATGTAATCAATACATTCTTTGCGCAGTTCATCGGTGACAGGATACGGTCTGACATATGTAGTCAATTTGAACTGGCAGCGAATATCTTCCGGCAGATCATTGATATCGTTCGATTCGATAAATGCCTAGGTAACAATTTCGATCTGCTCACTGTCATACCCGGCGGCTTTCATTTTGGAACGAACTGTGGACCGCAGCGTGTAGCCCACTTTGCATCGATCGAGCACTTTTTCTTGCTGCTTGGCCAGCTTGCCTTTGCCGGTTTGGTAAACGACTTTGCAGTATTTCACCATGATCCAACAAGGAGCGGCCGTTTTAAATCCGGCCTGTTCAAGGGCCAGAGTGTACGCGACCAGCTGGCGGCCATAATGAAGCAGATCTTCGTCTTTAAACTGACTTGAAGTCTTGATATCTAACACCTGTAGCCGCCCGTCTGGCATAATACGAATCAAATCAGCATAACCTTGAAGGTAACGATCATCACGAAGCTTTAGAATGAGCAGCTTTTCGATTTCGTATTCACCCTTTGGACTGACCCAATCACGAGCCATACAACGCATGTTTGAGATCCATTTATCGCGGATGCCATTGCCGCCATCTCTCGTTTTAGGAAAATCAATTCCAAGCATATCGAGTTCATCCAGACCGTTTTCGATGGCAGGACCGATATCCGCTTCTGTGTTCTTCCCTTCAATGATTCCTTCCAGCGTATCGTGGACCACAGTACCAAGAGAGGAATACACATTGGCGCACTGATCACGCGGTCTGATATAAGTCAGATATGCATTATATGGGCAATCATGGATCGTACTCAGCTTTGAATAGCTGTACACCTGCGCCCCTTTGTCATACAGTGCCTGTAGCTCAGGGGCTATTACTCTTTGTCCCATTTACATCACTCCTCTACCCATTTCACATATTTTGTTACGCCCTCTTTGTAAACATCCTTACCAAGATCAGCGATATTCATTTTGGAGCCCTCTTGAATCAACCCGTCAGGCCAAATGTATCCAACCTTTGTTTTTAAGATCGGATTGTTCACGATAAGTTTTTTGCATTCGTTAACCAAGTGCTCTTCTTCAAGCCCTTCATCGTAAGCCAGAATGATTTTCTTTGGCAGCATTCGTTTGATGTATTTGGTTTGCGTATCTGATACATGACAGCCGCACGTTGCGAGGGCAATATTGCAGCCGAACGAATCGCACTGCTGGACTGCCTTTTCAGATTCAAACAGAACGATGTTCCCTGTTTCCTGAATTCGATGATAATTCTCAGAGTATCCAAACAGCGTTTTACTGCGCGGACAAGCGATCAATGGATACCAGCGTTTATCGTGTTCACACTCGTAATTGGCGCGGCCCATGATGCCGACCAAAGAACCATCAGTTGCACGCTCTGGGATCGTGATTCGATTTGATTCCACATCATAACCGACACCGAATTTTTGCTGAGTATCCAGGCTGATGCCATCTTTGATGAAGCGGAGATTGTATTTGTTGGCATACGGTTCCAGAGTCTCCTCCGGGTACGTTTTCAAATCTTCCATCTCTTCTTCATAGTCAGGCATCAGTTTTAGAAAAAAACCACCGAACGGCCAATGCGTTTTGATGTTGACCTCTTCTTCTGAGATGCCAGCCTTTTGTGCAGCGAATTTCAAAGAATCTGGAAACGAACATCTTTTGACATCCATAATCAGACTGAAAAGATTCCCCTTTTGGTTTGTAGAGAAAACAAAGAACCGAAGCGTGCCGCAATCGAGCATACAACTGGTTGGATTTCGCTGCTCTTCCCGAGCGAACCGCAGATTATTTTTGAGAGGATTGAACTTGATATTTTCAAAGCCAAGTGCTTCAAGGATCTGAATGATTTTGTCTGGCTGATTTTCAAGCTTAGACGTTAATACATTGACATCCATTCATATCGAAGCCTCCCTTCTTATTTATCTGCGGTCGTATTGGCCATGGTCATTTACAATGGTACAGAAACCAATTTCGATCCAACGGTTCCAAGCTGAATCCCACTGATAAAGAAGAGTTTGACCATCTTCATCAGAACGAGTTTTATTCAGAAAAAGAACCATATATTTTTTGTCTTTATCCATGATGAATGGCTCTTTGATTTTTGGATTATCCTTATTCCGCCGATAGGGATTGCAATCAAATTTCTCACCGGTATATTCGTCCTGCCAACATGCCCTGGCAAATACAGCTTGAGCCACCACTTCTTTTATCTGTTTTGAGTTTGACAGACAAGTTGCGTCAAGCCAACGCTGATTCGTAGTATGTAATGCCAACTGGAAAGTGCAGATCATAGCGACCTGTTCTTTTGAAACGGTATTAAAAATGCGACGGCTGTTCATCAACAATGCCTGCCACATCTTATCGTCAATACCGTCATCCGATTTCATGGTGTCGTAGATGATTGCCTTTGTGCCGGATCTTGCAAGACGCTTGATGTACTGAAGCACTTTAGAAGTGTCATTTTCGAACATTTTTACAAAGCGAATATTGGAATACTTTTCTTTTGTAATGGCTGCTGCCTTACGAAGCATCTCCAATTCCTCTTCATTAAAATGGCCAAGACTGAGCTTTTTACGGGTGATTTTCCAGTAGTCCAATTCTTTCGTGAGAATGTGAACCAGTAACATATTTTTATATGCCTTGCTCTGCATCTCGTTTGAAATAATCGCAACGCCTGTACCACCTTCTGCAAACGGGAGAACCATATTTTCAAAGATAAAACTTGATTTTCCTGTGCCGCTGTGACCAGCAAACAAATACATATCCCCAACAGGAGCGCCAAGCGTCAGATAATTCAATAGAGGTGCTCCAGCTGCATAGCTGATTCCCTGATCCATGCCGGCATTGCACTGCTGGATGTATCTTTCATCAACAACAAGATTTTCGATCTTTGAATCGTTGCCGGTTGTCAGCGCCACACTGTTATTAAGCAGCTCGAAAGTGTTATACACATCTTCGTTCGTGGCATCATCAAAGCGCTCCGGGTGACTGAGTAAATCATCATACTTGGTGGCCAAGATCTTGAGCGTATTCATTTTGGCGATTTGGTTGTAATAGCTGTCCGTATTTTCCGGATCGACCAGATCCATCATCGCCTTACAAGCACGCCAGCCGTTCAGCTCTTCATAATGCCGACGGAGTGTTGGTTTATCAGCCAGATATGTATCAAGGGTGATATTGTCGATATTGGAAAAACCCTGCCGACGAATGCCACGACCGACCATGAAATAGAAAACCTGTTCTTCACAGATCAAGGTTTTGTCTGTTCCTTCGTTGATGTTTTTGTAGTCGTCGTATCGCTGGGGGTCTTTCCACAGACAAAAAACAAAGCTTGCTTCGGCCTGTACACGATTTGCTTCGATCTTTTCAATCGCCTTGGTTAAATCCATAAATCGTCACCTCCTAGCAAGCTGCTAACATCTTTTCCTTTGTGTGCAGTACCGATCATTGACAGGTCGATCATTGTATCAAGATTTGGTTCTGCATTATTTTTGACAATCTTTTCTGCCTTATCTTTTTCACGCCGGTAAACAGCGCCGATATTGTTGCGAATGATCGCCATCAGATAACTGCACTTCCCTGCGTCATCCTCGAACTTCTTATTCTGCATTGCCCACCGAATCGGCTTTTCGTTTTCATCCATGGTTTGCTGAATGATTTCATCCGAGTAGAAATCCAGTTCCTTCAGCCGGCGAAATACGATCGTAGGCATTGGCTGACCATTTTCTGGGTCGTATCCAATAAAATCCGCGATCGTACTGCACAGCTTCTTATAAGATTCCATCGTGCGGCCTGGCTTCTTTTGAGGAGCGGGCTTATTCTTTTTCGCCTTTTCCCTGCGCCGCCCGGCCAACCACGCCTGATAAACCGCTTCCGATTGAAAGTAGCGATTGTTTGGCGCTTTATAAAATTGACTTCTGGGGCCTTGCACCCCGGTAGCCATACATTTAACTGTAGGTTCCTTTGCCATATTTCCTACCTCAACATACCCACCATCCCGCCCTGCGTATTTACTTCGGAATGACCATATAAAGTGTGAATGATTATACCAAAGAATAAACGCGTTTCAATGCGTCAATAGGAAATTCCGGATCAGAGAACTTAAGACCGATTTCATCGCGGATTGCCTTGATCTGGGCCTTAACATCGGCAGAAGCGTTACCAAAACGATCCTGGATAGCGCTGATCCACTCGGCACGGTGAGGCTCGTCCTCTTCAGCCTGAGCTGCAGCACGATTTTCTGCATCCTTACGACGAGCGATTTCTGCCGTCTTTTCCTGCTGTGCGGCCTCTTCCTTCTGACGGTCAGCCATATCAGCGTCAGTCATCGGCTTCATAGTGGCAGAGTTCTTAACGCCCTCTTCAAACGCTTCGATGAAAGCCTTTGGGGTAAAAGGAACCTTTTCAGGCAGACCATGGAAACGGGAACCAGCATCCAGACTTGCAGTAGCACGCAGATACAGGACACGATTTTCTCCAGTGACTTTCTTATCCTTGATTTCACGATCAAAGACCGCCATCATAACCATCTGGGCGGTATCGGCAATAGCACCATACACCTTATCCATCAGGTTGTTGGTCCAAACCTGATATTCTTCACCAGTGACCATGTCAGTACGAGTCTTTTCCTTGACGTGAGACAAGATGAACACGGCGATACCGGCATCTTCCAGACGAGTGATCTGCTCCTGAATCAGTGCAATCACACGGTCAAGCCCCCGACCGTAGCCTCCAAATGCATCATTTATGCTCTTGCACGGCTTACCGGTCTCCTTACGAGACAACCGAATGGCCTCCTGTGCAGCGATATCATACAGACAATCCAAGGTATCGATTGCAACCAGCTTAATACCGTAGTCCTTATTGTTCTCGACGATATCATCAACAATCTGAATGAAACCACGGCTGTCCGTCTCTTCGTCGTAATCCTGATTGAAAACCTTCGCTTCTTCAACCTGCAGATCATCCAGAGCGTGGTAACCATTCTCAGCGCCACAGGAAATCAGTAGGCCCTTGGTTGCGTCACCATACTTCTCTTTGATCAGATCACGAATAAAAGTAGTTTTGCCGATCTTGCGAATTCCGAGCAGCATATAATGAGGATAGCTGCCAAGGTCTGCCTTAATACGATTGATTTTGAAACCCATTATGTATTCTCCTTTTTAATTTTCATTCCATGGTAAATCGACAAGATCAAAACATGGTGTCAATATCGTCCTCGTCATCTGCCGGGCTCTCAACTGCGGGAGCAGCCTTTGCCTTTGTCTTGGTCTTGGAGCCGCCCTTCATCATATCGTCCACGCTTTCATCAACCGCCGGAGTCCAGATCTCATCCTCGAACTCACGAGCAGTGTAACCAGAATCAGCTGCAGTCTTGCACTCCTCAAACTCGCCAGTCAGGATAGGCTTTACCAGACGCAGCTCCTTTTCCCGATCGCCGAGGATGTTCCCACGCGGCTTGAAATCTTCCATCTTAGAGATACCGAGTTCGACCTGTTCCCGCTGCTGTTCGGTCAGACTGTCCATAGTAAACGGAACCTCTTCAGCGCCATTGACGACCGCGATCTGCCAGTTCATATGAACAGGATTGCGAGACTTGGTTTCCAGATAGCGCATCTTGTAATCGTAGATTACCTTGTGCTTCGGCTTATCCATATCAAAAACAGCGGTATTGAATACGGTGTCGATCTGGAACATCTTCTGTGCGCCATCTGCCTTAGACCACATCGGGGTGTAGCAATGCATCATAATCTTGCCGTCATCCTTCAGAGTGGTTGTGTCCATGCTGTCCTTGTCATAATACAGATCCAGATTCATAGTCAGATGGGGAACTTCCTTCTCGCCAGGCATGTACACGTTCTGAATCTGATACTCGCGATAAACCTGATCCTTGTACTTACCGGTGCCGGGACGCAGAACGAATTTGCCGGTGACAACAATATCGTCCTCATAACCGGCCAGAGCGGACTCCAGATACTCGATCATATCCCACTCGGTGATGAATTCCTTGCGCTCTCCCAGGTTCACTGTGAACTTTTTGGTGCTGGCAACAGTCTTGATCACATCTTCGTCCAGACGATTACTCCACGCGACCTCGATATTGTTTCGGTCAGTATCCATGGTCTTGATTTCGTCATTCTTAAAGCCTTCCAGCTTGACATAACCGAGATTGTTCCCGGCTTTGATACCAAAGTTAATACTGATCTTCTCACCCTTGTCGTAGGTGTCGCGCTTCACGAACGGAACCTTTTTGGAAACGGTGACCTTGCCGCAAAAGCTAAAACGAGAGTAAACGTTATTTTCCTTACTTGCCATATGTACCTCCTATGTAATCAGTTATCAATAATCGAATTCTTCAGTAGTCTTATGCTCCCACTCCGGCACCCTGGGGGCAAAGGGAACAATGAGGGGCTTGTGTTTACATCTGGACATGAATTCATCTGCCAGCTTGTCATAACAGCCAGAGCAGAGAGAGAACTTCATATTATCCCCATCATGCTTGCTTCCGTAGAAGAAAGGCAGTTCCAAGTTACCAAGATTGATCTCATCGCAGGTGTCCAGAGTCTTACCACAAAAATTACAAGTCATATTGTTTTCTCCTATCTAATTTGACGAAATGCTATCGAATCAAACTAGGAGACGCTCGTCCATACAGCATCTGTACTCCCCTTTCGATTTACTATTTATAAATTCACTTCAGTTCCATGATGTCATCAAAGAGCATCACGTAATCATCTGTGTATTTATTTCCATGGAAGTGGCCAAAGTACCACATTGGCTCTTGGTATGCCGGGAATAAGGAGTAGATTTCATCAAAGAATCGTTCTGTTGACTGGTCTACTGTGCTCTGATCAATGCCAGAGATAAAAAGCTCAGTTGGCTCGAACCGCAGCGGACAGGTATGGGTCAACATAATATCGATCTGTTTTTCCGTTGCCATCAACCGTACCAGCCCCTTCGTGAGTTCATTTGGCTGTTCGTCCGGCCACCAATGCCAACCGCGCCGCAGACGATAATCCTTGTCGACCGAATAAGCACCGCCGCAAACAAGTGCAGTCAACACACGGTCGGATGTAAAAATCGTATATACGGCACCGTCGATGGCAAAATACTGGTTAGGGTGTTCTGCGTGCCACATCATCGGACCCTGAATCGCACCCTCTGTGACATCGATCTGTTTATATCCATCTGCTTCGGTAGGCCGCCGCTCGTGATTGCCATGAATACAGAACAGTTTTGCAGGGATTTCATCTGCAATATTCTTGATATACATCTCCTGCGGATGATCCTCGCCATAGTAATTCAAACCAACATCGCCCAAGCAGATAAACCATTCTGCGTCTGAATGCACCTTGCAGAAACTCTTCAGATCATAAAATCGACTTGGGTTGCCATGGATATCACCTGTCATATAAACTGCCATCTGGAAACTCCTTTTCAAATTAAGACGGAAGTGGGCTTACTTTGTCATAAATCGTCCATTCATCAGGACAATCACAATGCGGAGTATAGAATCGGGTACAAAAATTCCAGTAGATACAATCATCGCAGCCCAATTCGTTTTCGTATCTTTTTCCGCATTGATAAATAAAGTCCCGAAGTGCAATTTCAAGTTGTTCTGGAGTAGTCATCTATGAACCTCCCTATCCGATTTGTTTTTTTTGGTTGTGCTAGTGTGACTCGAACACACGATCAGGGAGTCAAAGTCCCTTGCCTTGACCGACTTGGCTATAGCACATTATATAAGGCGGCACCCAGTGCTACCTGAGCACCGCCGTGAGTTTTAAATCTTAGAAGTTGGACCACGGAAGAGATAACCAGCTGCAAAAGAAGCCAGCATCAATCCGCCCACAATCCAAATTGCTTTACTGATTTCAATCCAGATCAATCTGAATCACCTCAGTTCTCAATTCGCATAAAGCTGATGTCAGTAGACTGGTATACGCTTGCATCTGACTTCAGAGCACCAGCAGCCTTATCGGCCTGATACTTTGCATTGCCAGAGCCTGTAATAATCAGTCGATTCTGATCAATACCCTGAGAAGCCAGATAGTTGGCAACAGTCTGAGCACGATTTGCAGAGAGCTGAATACCAAAATCAGTCTGAGTGTCCGCATTGATATTGCCGTTGATAACGATCATTGTGCCATCCAGAGTCTTGGCGATATTTACGAAATCATCCAGAACAGAGGCGGCGCTGGCCTGATCGGTGAACACAGAAGAATCCGGGACAAATGTTACATTAGCGGTCTTGCTCAGCATGGAATCATAATCCAGATTGCCAGTGACCTGCTGGGTGATATTGGCACGGGTTTCGTCACTTACAGTCACCTTTGTGGTGGCATTTGCAGCGGAAGTAGACTTAAAATCACCTTTCAGAGCGTCAATATAAGTGGTATCAAAAATCGTGTCCACAAGGCCGCGATTGACAGTTTCGCCCAGAGCCTCCCAGATATCGCACATCTGGTTATAGATCATGGGAGCAGTATCGTTTAGAATGTTGTAATTGTCCTTCCAGCTGGCCATCTTTGCATTGGCGTAAGTAGCGTCGATATCTGCATCACTGGAAGTAGAATACATCGGGAACACTTCACGAGCTGCGTCGTAATTGATGGGCTGATCATAAGACATCAGAATACCCTTGACGAACTTCTTGACAGTATCTTCGTGAGCTGCTGCCCAATCGGCATCAAACACAATGCCGTCCATGACCAGAGAAGAAGAAGACTTGGTATCAAAAACAACGGTGCTGTTGGTATAGGTCTTGGCCTGAGTCAGGTACGGCTCCCATGTTGCAGCCACATCGATCTGACCAGCAAAGTATGCCTTAGCAGTATCATCTGCCGTACCAAACATGATCAGGTTATTCATAATGGTCGTCTTATCCGCATCGGACAGGTTGGAATTATTGACAAACCAAGCGACCAGGGTTTCGGCCTCAGAGAATTCAGGAACGCCGATCTTGGCATTGACCCACGAATTCACATCCGCAAACTGAGTGGAAGCGATAATACCGTCGCCGCCATAGCTGTAGTTAGTAAACACCGGCATGATGATATTCTTACCGGCATCCGTAAACTTCTGAGACAGGAACGCGACACGGTTCGTAGTATAACCAGCGGCCTGCAGATCACCAGAGATCAGTGCATTGCTGGACTCAGTAGCGTCGTTGATGACATTGATATTCACCTTGATGCCGAGCTGGTCAAATACAGAACCGGGCTGAGTGGTAAGACCCCCATTTGCCGTGATACAGCTCAACCAGCCCGCCCACTCGTCCAGAGACAGATTGATCGTGTCGTCGCCGGTTGATGCATTCGTGGTGACATTCGTGGCAGGCTTATCAGACGCAGTTGGCTTTTTCTTGTCGAACTTAATCACACCGCCCTTGATGCCGCCAACGACACCAATAGCAACAGCCACCGCAAGAACCACGCCAACAACAGCGCGGCCAGCCTTAGTCAATTTGAACTTAGACATGTTATTCTCTCCTATTTAATTTTGATTTTATTTCTTGGACTGAGTATTCAATCCAGAAGACTTTGTGAGGGTGTTCAGATCAGGAATGCTGTAAGTTGTTACGTTTGGATTGCTCTTTTTGAGACTATCCAGATACGAACTCACCTTATAATCAGCAGTGTTTGCATCCGCCTTATCCAGCTTTCCCTCTCGACTGGTCTGATATAAAACTTTTGCACCCGCTGCTTTTTCGCGACTTTCCTGAAGGCCATCACGGGTAGCGTTAAGCATTTTATCGGTGCCGGTAGATGCACGCAGACGATCCAGATTGGAATACACATCTGCGACCTGTTCGTTCGCCTTTAATTCAGCCACCACATCCTTGCTTTCACGCTTCAGAGCAGCCAACTGATTTTCAAGCTTTTCCTTGATTGCCTTGACCTCTTCCGCCGCTGGTTTCATTTTTTGGAACTGAGCAGATAGGTTCTCGGCTTTATCGAGCTCTTCCTGTAAAAGACGAGCGTAAGTGGTTGCGGACTCTTCATCACCGCGACTCATAGCAGCCTTTGCACGTTCATCGTAACCCTTCGCCTGCTTCTGACAGACAGCGTAGTTATCCTGAATCGTCTTGAGCTTACCAGTTAGGTCTCGCAGGGTATTGCAGGCATCTGTGTATTTCTCAGTCATCTCATCGATCTTCTGAGCATAGATAGCGCGTGCACCATCTGGCGTCTTGGCTGTGTCCTGCACAAAGACCTGCAAGAAACCACCGGCAAGAGCTTTGAGCTGCTGACGGAATGACGGAAACAGAATTAAACTGCCAACAAAGGCGAAACCAACACAGAGAAAAGTAAACTCAGCAATCGTGAAAGAAAACATTACTGGGCGACCTCCTTCTCGGCGGGCTCCGTCTTATCCTCTTCGATAAATTCCTCGATAGAAGAAATCATCTTGAGTTCATCCTGAACTGTATTGGTGATCTTTTCGATGGCCGCACCAGCCTCAACGTTGCGATTCGTCAAAGCTTCGATCTGTTCCTTCATAGATTCGATCTGCTGGTCGTTGCTCTTCATCTCGTCAAACAGAGCATTCATCTTGTCGTTACCAACAGCCCGCAGAAGCTCCTTGCGCTGCTTCGCATCAGAGATAATTGCGGCCGCATCATAACCAAGCGTCGTCATCAGGTTCTTGACTGTTGCTCGTTTTGTTTTGGTGGGCATCTCAGACGGGAATGTATCGATCACATCTTTGATCTTGTAGACAGTAACAGCGTCGGCAGGGTTCATACCATTGGTCTCGTAAACCGCCCGGACATCGATGGTGTCGCCCTCAGGAATCTCGGCCTGAACCGGTTCGTCTTCTGGGAAATCTCCATTGATGTAATGATCTCCGACGCCACTACAAACGCGAAGCTCATTCGTGGTATCCGGCATATCATACTCAGAAGCAGCTACACCCTCAACAAGACCGAGTTTTTCAAATAAACTTTTCTTTGCCATAATTTTCTCCTCTATATGATTTATACAATTGGGGCTCCAGGAGTTCCATCAGGCTTTACATAACGGCCATCTCGGATCTCAGAGAACCCACCACCATAATCCCAACCATGTGATTCCACAAAACCCAAAAACACATCTGTGATTTCATCAAAATTCGCATCGTCTGGAATCGTCAAACAACCACATAACTCAATTTCGTGCGACATGTTGTCCTCCTTACGAAAACTTCCACTTGAAAGCCTTCTTGATACAGATATTTGTGACCCAGTCAAACAGAATACTGAAAATCACAATAGCTAAAATACCAACAAACACCAGAGATGTACGGCCACGAGCGGACGAAGTATAGATCAGATATCCAATACCGTACTTCGCATTCACTGTCTCGGCCACTGCGATATAGGTCCAACCGATGGCATACATTGTGGCGAATGACTGACAGATGGAAGGCGCTGCGATTGGGAAGACGATTCGTGTTACTGTGTTGAACTTCCCTGCTCCATCAATGCTGGCCGCCTCGATCACATCATCACTGACATCGTCCATAGCGATCAGAACACTTGGAAGCATAAACACAAAGCTGGCTACAAATAAGAAAGCAATCTTCATTTTCTCTCCGATTCCAAACCACATAGTCAACAGTGGATAGAAGGCAGTGACTGGCAAAAATCGCATTGCTCGAATTGCTGGATAGAGCAGCTTTTGAAGCGGATGACAGATTTTCATCAGACAGCCAAGAGGAATGGAGATGCCGGCACTCAAAGCGGCTGCCACCGTAATGCGAACCAGCGAATATCGAAATGCTTTCAACATTGTTCCATTTTGGATCAACAGGAAGAATTCCCGAAACACAGCGCCTTTTTGTGGAACAAAAATTGGCGAAGTCAGAGCCGCGCCAATGTCCCAGATAATCGCCAACAGAATCAGAAGAATCACACGATAGATCCAATCTTTCTTTGTCGTTTTCATTTTGATACCTCTATTTAATTTTTGATAATGGCGCGGCAAGCAAGATTCGAACTCGCGGATGTGTTACCATCAATGGATTTCAAGTCCACCGCTTTAAACCACTCAGCCATTGCCGCATATAAAAGAGGGTTATTCGCCCTCTGTTTTTCTTTTCTTGATCTCTTTATCAACATTTTCCAGAAAGCTCATCCAGTTTTGAAGATCAAATTCGTCTCCAAAATCAAACCCTTCATCCAGACGCTGATATAGATCCCGCTGAAAGCACCATAGCGTTTTATCTGTCAACTCGCTCAGATGCGGTGTAATGAAATCGATCACAAGACCAGGCATATATGTTCTGCGCCCGACTGCGTATCGAACAGCACAATTACAAATGGCACCGAAGTCATCATCATGCGGATCGATCATTGCCATAATCGTTGAGCTCCTCTTTAATTTGTTCATTTCTGATTTGATTCGTCCTGTGCTTCGCAAGACGCTTATCGCGAAGTCTTGCCTTTGCCCAGTTATTTCGAACTCCACTACAACGTCCGTATCGATGTTCAAATTCATCAGCACCCCAACCCTGATGGCCTATGATGCCTTTATAAATTTGCTGCTGTTTCACAAGATTAGCTCCTTTCTATAAAATAAGGGATACTGTTATGTAATTTGTTTGGCACGCCCAGCTGTTTTCGAAACAACACATACAGGTTTTAGAGACCTGACTTCTACCTTTGAATTATGGGCGCTCATACTGGTGCGACCGGTGGGTTACGATCCCGCTACCCCTTGATTAAAAGTCAAGTGCTCTACCAATTGAGCTACGATCGCATATAAAAGTCGGCTTACGCACCCTCGCGAGTTGGTATCATCACCGATAATCAGGGCTGCCATTGTAATAGTAACCGCCCCTAAAAGGCTAATCCTTTGTTCTGCGCAATTTAAGAATCACTTACTTGGTGAGCCAGGTTGGAGTCGAACCAACGATGTTTCAAATGTTACAGAGTTACAGTCTGCTATCTTCGCCACTGGATATACTGACCCATATAAAACGCCTACTCATTTCAGAATGATGTGATGATGTACACTTTCAACAACATAATGAACTTTCGGACTTGTCGTGGCCGGAGTTTAACCGACATCAAGCAGTTTCCTGCCGTGCTACCTTTTGTTCTGCTACACGACCATATAAACTGTTTTAGAACTGGTGAGACTCACGCACAGTTGCGCTCGGAATGCGGATCTTACATCGTCAGCGCACGCAGTTTGACCAAGCTTGCTACATCGACCACTGACCAGCCCTGTGAAGGCTCGCTATTCCTTATGGTGGTCCCGGCTGGAATCGAACCAGCGACACGGGGATTTTCAGTCCCCTGCTCTACCGACTGAGCTACAGAACCATAAAGAGGTCCTAACCTGACTCGAACAGGTGACATAGAGATTAACAGTCTCTCGTTCTAACCAACTGAACTATAGGACCATAAGCGATTCGGATGGGAATTGAACCCACGACCCCTAGCGTGACAGGCTAGTGCTCTATCCTTCTGAGCTACCGAACCATATAAACGGCAGGTATTGTTACGCCCCTGCCAAGGCGCTCACCATCTACCAGCCATGCGGTAAACAACGGGACTTATGTAATCGATCCACAAACCATTGCCCATGGATTTTATAAACCTTTGACCTGTATGCTTTGTTCTTTGACCTTTAGCTAAGAATTTAAGCTTTGAACTTTCAACCTTTAACCTTTAATCGTAAACTTTAAGCTTTCCGTACATTCCGTAATTGAGCGATATAGCGCTCGATGTTTTTGGATATCGGATTCGAACCGATGTAACAACCTTCATAGGGTTGCGTCTTAACCTCTTGACTAATCCTAAAACCAAGTATTGTTCTTCAAAATATTAGAACACTTGCATTATGACGGCGTATCAGGCCACCTTTTATAAGTGACGATTTGCTTTTTATTATTTTGATTTCGCCAAAAACAGCGCTGTCACCAGCAAAAAGCGAACGATCACAGTTTATTATTTTCGATAGACAGTGAATATACAGTGTGCTTTCTGAGAGATCAGTATTCGATGGTGATCTCTGTGATTGCATTGGAAGCAGACAGGACTGCGTCGACCTCGGCCTTGAACTTATCGATCTTGGCGGCGAGTTCATCCTTAGCCTTCTTGATGTCAATACCATCGATCAGAACCATAGTTTCGCGCTCAATATAACTGTCGCGTGCGTCTCGAATAGCCTCAGGGTCCATGTTGCTCTTTTCAGAAGCAGATGCAAGACCCTTAGTGTAATCATCCGCGCGATCGCTCAGACGGGCATTGGTCATTTCGATTGTAGCAATGGCGCTGGAATACTGACGCTCCATCATGGCGAGCAGCTCACGCTTAAACTCGATACCATGCTGATTCATATAGATAGCCTCCGCAACAGTATAGACAACACCATCAATGGTCACATGAGTCTCTGCATTGGACTTGGAGATCGCACGCTTGATCGCATCGTGACGAGCAATCAGATCCTTAATGGAGTCCAAAGAACTCTGTGCGTCCTTCTTGTAATCCTCGATAGGCACACCGTTTAGCTTTTTCATGCTCTGCTTGGCTGCTGCACAGAACTTGGCTCCAGAAATCGTCTTAACGATTCGATTTTCCAGAACCTTCAGCTCGGCCAGACCACGATGGATTGTCATAGTTTCAGTAGTCATAATCATTCTCCTTATGTAATTTATAATCTTTGACTGCGGTTGCCCGCTGTTCTAATGGTGCTGGAGACAGGGCTTGAACCTGCAACCTGAAAATTACAAATTTCCTGCGCTACCATTGCGCCACTCCAGCATATAAAGGTGGATTCACTCCACCGATTGATCAGATCAAACAGACGTTTTTCTGCCGCCCGATCTTTTTCCTACTGTAAAGAATTCAGATAAGAAGCGAGTTCGCTCTGATATGTAAGCACCTGTTGATGCGTCTGGTTGGTATACCGACCTTTCCTCAGGTACTGTTTGTACTTCCCTGCTCCGATCTGGTAGCGAAGAAGTGCCGCCGAATCGTTGCCGGTATACTGCTTGTGATACGCCAGCAGCTGAACACCACATCTGATGCCTGTTCTATCATCCAATAGTTCAGACATAGACCGAATACCAAGCGTCTTGTTGAGATAATCAAAGTTGACCTCATTGACCTGCATCAGACCATAATCTACTGTGCCATTTGAATTCACATGAGTCAGGCCGCTCTGGAACCTGCTCTCGTTATAGATCACACCGAGCGCCAATGAATAATCGACATTGTATTCGTCACACACCGACTGCGTATACGACTTTAGTTCATCGCTCCAGCTCTGATATGTATCGACCGGACCCGCTGCCTCCACGCCGAGTAGATTTGTCAGCAGATAAACGCCGGTTACAACAATGGCTGCAATCGTCTTTCTCATTTCAATCACCTCCTATTCAACATAATGATAGTGTAAAGTGTGAATGGTAAAGGAAAAATTCAGGGGCTGGTCAGGCCCCTTCATTTTTATAATTTTCTTGCTTTCTCGCGCATTATTTGATACTTTCGGAATGTGAGCGGCGTATCATATTGGTTCTGTCTGAATTTTTCAGCGACATATTCGATACCATACTCCTGCTCTTCCGACATGATCTCATAGAATTTGCGCAGGTTTTTGATGGTGCTTGTTTTAACAAGGATGTTTTTATAGTTAGATGTTGGCGGAAGCCCCTCGACGATTTTCTTTTCTCTTCGATACAGATCCTTAAAGTATCCAATTGGCACAGGACTATCATTGGAACTGTCCCTGCTTGTACGAATAAGATAAGGACCATCGCCAAGATTCATTTCTAACTTCCCAAGTTGTCCCCTTGCGTGGTTTTTGAGATATGTGGTTGTGTTTTTGGCCTTACAAATGATCGACCATGCAATATCGTGATCGATATATTCCCCGCATACAGTTCTGGTGTCTACATCAACGTCTTTTCTTTTGACAAGACGGATCTCTTCAGACGGGAATCCGTAATACAGCAGGCACATAATTGCACCTGTCATAATCGCCCCTTCTTCCGAGAACACAGAAACGACGTAGGTGAAGAAATCATCTTCTGATGGAAATACATAGTTTTCAGCCAATTCATCGGTACTCTTGTTTGCAATGGCTTCCAGCTGGTTCTTTACACGCTCAGAGCGGAAGGTGGAACTGGTGTCTTTCTTTTTCCATCCGGACATTTCCATATCAAAGAACGGATGCTGATAGTACCGCTGCGTTGAGAGCAAACCCTCATCTCTGCACCACATAATATACTGCTTGAAAATAGACAACACAAAGATGCTGTAATTTTCATTCAGTTCGGAGATCCACCTTGAGAACAGATCATTTATAAATTCTTCGTCTTTGTCAGACTCGATCTCATAAAAGTCTTTCTCATACTTCTGTTCGAACGCGGCAAGCTTATGAAAAATGCTGCGAACCTTGTTATACCTGTTCTTACTCTTAGCAAGAATGATATATTCTCCAGCGGAATCCTTGACTGGATCTCCGTTTGAATCTTTTTCGCACATTTTATCCAGAATAAATCTGGTCTTGAGCTCTTCATTGTAATATTCCGCACTCTGTTTCATCGCTTGCTATCTCCTTACACAGTGGGTCGGTATATGAACTATTAGATTCATTGTACACTATGTAAGAAGATTTTGCAAACAGAATCGTAGATTTTATGATGCAGAGACCAGATTTGTACTGAATGCCGCCGCAAGCATCGGACACTGGATCACCATGGCGTTCGCTGCGCGCTGCCAATTCTTATCAGAGAACGTTCCGATTGGTTCGCTCAGCTGAGAGTTTAACAACGTATCGCGGCCTTCGATCACAAGAGTAGATTCATGCGGTAAGCCATCGACTTCACCTACACCAAAATCAACATGGACCGGGTTGCGGCTGTTCCAGCGTTTTGTGGTGAAGGGAATCACCTCACACTGGCCAGAGTTTTTATTGTAGATGTTGTTGCTGACGATCAGATAAGGATGAACGCCATAATATTTATGGACAGTTTTTCCTTCCTGCTTGATATCGGCAACATAACCGAGACGAATCTCACCGATTTTGGGGACACTTGAGCCAGCCTTAAACATATTATGACCTCCTTGCTGACCATCTGTTTTACTTTGTGTCCTTATTATACCATACTCATTCACACTTTACAATACCAATTCAAAGATTTTTTAAAAAAAGTGTGATTGGCTCCTCTGCATAATCGGATGAAATAATAAGGCGCTCCGACTTTTTCCCCCTCTCAATTTCACAAGAGAACACGTTACCTGTAATGTTGCAGCAGCAACAAAGGATGTCTGACCTAGGATCAAACTGGCATTCGATACTGATGTAGCTGTATCGCTTACCTTTTCTCAATGCAACGCAAGATGACTTGGCTTTGATCATGCAGACATTTTCTTCGTTCCGGCTGCCCCAGAACTCGATGATGTCATATGACCGGATATGTTCGTGCATTTCCTGGGCAGTATATGTGATCCGCATTTTGCCCTCCAAACAACTAAAAGATGTCCTGTTTTTCTAACCAAATTCAGTTCGGTTGTTATTTTACCATAAAACATGGTGCATTTCAACCCGAAATAACAACTTTTAATTGTTTAGAACCATCGTGCGTAGACTTCTTCTCACTTCCATTGCACTTTCATATTGTTCAATTGTTTCTTCCAAACTTTCTTCTAAGTCAGTTAATGCCTCCTCCTCTTCTTCCCATTTGTCATGGGATACACCGTCAGAATCAGGCTCTGATCTTAATTTTGAATGATTTTTTTCTACAGCTGCTAAAACTGACTTCAAAGCGTCATAAACTTTCATAGCTTTCTCATCCACTCCCTCGACCGCTGGTTCTGCCGCTCATAGAAAGTGACTCCTGTCACATCGTTCACGACAACATCATCATACGGAATACCTTTTTCGTTCAGATGGGCAATAAACCAACGCTTCTTACAATAACAATATGGGGTTTTGTATGGATTTCCGTACTCACTTGCAGGCTTACCACAGGCATTATATACGTCACCACACATACTCCACCACTCTTTGCGGACACGATCTCGCATCCGAAGGACATCTGGTGTACCGTGATAACCATGTGCTTCTCCAAATTCATAATCAGCTTTCTTTCGGCTCATATTCTGCCCAGCACTGACCGCGCCAGAAGCTCCCAGCCCCAGTAGACCTAAAACAAACGATACTGCTCCACTCATAATAAATCACTCCTCAAACAAAAATATCATCACGGACTTTCGGTGTATAACACCGAGTTTCCAGACGAACAATTTCAGACTGCACTCTGCCGGTTCCCCAGTCATCCAGATTAAACTTCAGCACCATTTCGATCAGACTCATCGCATCCTTGCACTCGCGGCGGATCTTACGCGCCTTCTTTAGTTCGTTCTCCAGAAAGCAGCGCTGGACTGCATTTGCCTTGACAAGCTCAATGGCGTGCTCCAGATCATCAATCTCATCTGTTGCCCGAGTCAGATCAGAATAGAGGTTTGCATACATCGGCTTTAAGCTGCTGAGAGTTTTATCGACAATTTTAAGACTTTTTTTAAAATCAGTCATCCACTCTGAATCTTCGATGGGATAAGATACAGGATCGAACCGCTTTCGTTCTGGCTGTGCGGGAGCGGCCAGCTCTTTTAACTGTGCCGATGCTTCCTTGACTTCGATTTTCTTTGGGAGATACCCGGCCTCTTTATATGTACGCGGCAGACAATTCAATACGTTCCAGGCTTTGCTTTCTGCATCATACTGCGAAGCCAGGCTTGAATCGTATGTTGTTGTGAATTTGCCATTTGGTTTTTTTGTGATATAGGTGTGTCCATTGGTAAGAACATACGCCATTTATATCATCCTTCCTACATTATTATAATAGGGGTCTGCAGATCAATGTTCTCGTAGTACCACAGACTGTCCCTTTTTCAATACCCAGCAGTTCTTACCGGTATACGCACAATCCTCGCAATGGCCACCACATTCATTTGCATCCGCTGGGGCATCACAAATCCCGTTTTTGAATGATACATAGGCAACTGGTAAATTATAGGTGTTATCCATATTATACTCCGGCCATTCTGAAAACAAAATATGTAAATTGCTGGGAATTTCCTTTTTTGCTGCCAAATACTGGTTGACGATTTTATACTGCTTTGTAAACGCTAAAAAATGAGTGCGCGGCAGCTTACAAGCGACACGACACATCATCGCGAGATAATCCTGGCTGATAATGTCTCCACTGACATGCCATCTAAAATAAAAAGACCCGTAAGCGGCTGCAGTCGCTTGGACTTCAAAGCCGTCAGGGTCTGTCAACCATAAATTTAGGTTGTTTTCGTATGCGTTTCGTACCGTGGTTCGCCAGTCGAAGTGACTGACATAGCACGTTTTTGCGCACGGAACGCCTGGAGCACAGGTTTTGATACGGGGCATCGAGATCGACTTGATACTCCCCATCTTGCTGTTTGCGTTCGACACTGACAGCTTTAACATATTCAATTTTTCATCCCCTCATCCGTGGAGGGTATACTCCTTCCCTATTATAATACTGCAAAACCAGTCCTATAAATCGGACATCAAACCACTTCTAGCGCCATTCGATTGATAGTCACAACTAACTCGTTGACACGGTTTCTATCGATGGTGTCCGGCAAAGCAGTGTTCGCCTTGTCGTACTGCAGGCGCTTTTCATATTCTTTGTGGAAATCTTTTACATCGTGCTTGATATAACCGTTTGTAGCCTGGAATTCGCCGTTTCGAGCCATCATCAACAGGTCGTGGTTTTCCGCCCGATTCGTAATGATCTCACCCTTTTCCAGAATATCAAAGACCATAAGGTAAAGACGAATCATATTCATAATGGTTTTGTTCATTCGCTTCTTTGTGATCTGATCTTCTGGGTGTTGATTACACCATTCGCCCAAAGTGACTGCTTTCTTGAACAATTTATCTGCAAAGCCACCAAACGAATACACGACCTGTCTGGACAGGAACAACTTCTTATTATCCATCAAAAGCTTTGTGGCTGGATGATAGCTGATGACAAGATCGTCAGCATTCCCAAGCTGCTCCAGCATGTTCGGATTTCCGCTACACATTAGCTTGACTGCTTTATTGAAGCTAAATACCGTTGTATCAGTAGTTTCATCGACCCAGTGATCGAATGTGTCCATACCAAGCAGCTCATGTTCTGTGTTAAGTGCGACACCCCGGATATCAACGTCTGACCCTTCCACATTCGTTCCATAGGCGTGGCTGCCGCCAATGGTCAAAAACATCACTTGCTTGCCCAAATTCGGATTGGTGCGCAGAAAATTATACGGTTCGCTGTCGATAACGTTTTGTAATTCTTCTCGTGTCATTTTTTATCACCTCACTCATCCATCAATACTTTCCCAGATTTCCCCATGATAGCGATGATAACTATAGCCATCTGTAAACGTCTCGATCATATATGTAAGATCATCGAACGAGAATTCGCCAGGATCGACCTTGAGCTCCGGAATAGTGTCAAAATCAATATCGCAATCCTCGCCAAGTTCATCCCGCAGAGATTCGTCCGAATCATACCACCAGAAAACCGAGTTACAAATCATTTCGTTATCAAAATCAATGATCAAATCGCCCTCAGACCAGCATTTTTGCTTGTCCATTACCTGCTCAGAAATTGCAACAAGACCATCGTTGCGGGAACCATCGTCCTTAAACTCAACATTAGGGAAACGCTTATTGAACTCCGGCTTGTCCTCAAAATCGATACAGCCTCCATTGGACTCCATGAAGCGAACGATACGCAGGATCAATTCGTCCTTTGACGTGGTATCTTCCCATTTGACATTTTTAAGGATTTTCTGAGCTTCGTCCAGTGCGCTGGTTGTATATGCAGACCAGTGATAATAGATCGTGGCGATATCCTCATCAAACGCATGGACCGTAATAACCAACCGCTGTCCCATTATTTCAACTCTCCTCTTTCGTACAGTCGCTTTTTATATTCTTTTGACCTTCGATGCGCTTCCCGCATTGTTTCTGCATCCGGGCGATAATACATCCAGTGTGTTCTGTTGTATTCATCGTTCTTTCGTTTTGCCCGCTGATCGACAATGAGCGAAATCGTTTTGTGCGAGACGTTATACTCCCGCGCCAGACCCCGGAGTGAGTATTCGCCGGTTTCAAACTTACGGGCGATTTCTTCCTTTTTGGCCTTGGTCAACTTCACCCGACGATCCTGAGTTTCTGATAACCGACAGGTTTGCCACTTGCTTGCCAATCAATCATCCTCCGATTCCGCGAACGCCGATTCAAACTCGTCCTCATAGCTTTCGAGCTCTCCATTATCATACTTTGCCAGAGCCTGCTGCATTGCATCGTCTGTATCTTTTGCATCCTTGATATGTACTTCGTAATAGCGATTTGCTGTAATATATACTGTGTATCCCATCTTGCCATCTCCTTTTAACAATGACAGAGCAACCACGAAACCAGATCATCATGCTTGAACCAGCCTGCAGGGAATCCGCGCCAGTTGTTTTTATCTGTCCAGCTCCTGGATTTCACCTGACCGATCTGTTCAAGTTCTACAGAAAGACGCACCATAAATCCCTTGCAGTCCGCCTTATTCTTCATTGCTGTCTGCATTACAAGATTATCCTGCAGCTTGCCATTGACGACCTCACAGATCGCACATGGACAGTTATGACAATTCTTTTCAGCGCACATCAAACAGGGCGACATTGTAATTCCTCCTTATACACCAGCAATATGACTGGCCATCATATCAGCGGTATGTGTCCATAGTACGTTCTGATACTGCCCGATGGCATTGTTGTAATACTTCCACTCGTTCGTGTCGGTTTCATACGCGCCCATGTGCCAGCGGATGCACGCGACTTCTTCCTCGGTCAATGTGATGATACTCGCCAACATGCAGATAGACTTTTCGCCGTGATGACTGAAAATAGAATCGTTTAGATACTCATACGTTCCTGTATACGGGATATAAAGATATTGATCTGTCTTACAAACATCATGTAGTAATCCAACTAAATATGGAGAGCGCGGATTTTCCCATTTTAGTCCTAACTTATCCGTCAGTGAAACAAGAGCTTTCACAACAGCAATGCTATGCTCGGCTAAACCACATGGATGAGCGCCATGATATTTTGCAGATGCAGGAGCTACCCAAAAATTATGTTCGTTCAGCCATTGGGTGAGTTTGATATAATCATCCCATGTCAGATATTTCTTCAGATCTTCATAGATCTCATTTTTAAGTTCAGTCTGCTTCTTTTCGATTTCTTCGTTCATACCCATTCTCCTTTCAATTCAGCAATGTCGACCTTTACTGGCCATAATTACACCTCTTTTATAAATGATAAATCTGCCAAATATCCTTATAGTCATAACCAACAACAAACATTGTTGTGTTGTCTTTATCTACGTGCGGTTCACGATCCTCGTCTTCGTTGTCATCTTTCCATGTTTTATAGTAATTCCAATACGCGCGTTGAACGCATTTCTGCATTTCCTTTTGTGCTGCATCGAAACTTTCAAACTGATCCACGTTGGCGACATAAGCCGAAGTTGTTTGGCTCTCATAAATATTGATAAGTAAAAACATATTGCACACCTCCAACTAAATTGTTTTGGCGGCGGTTATGTCTGCCCCAGTACCGCCAATCACCTGGCATCCGGACGTTAGCCGAAAATAATAATCTCTTCCATGATTTACTCCTCCTCGTTCACGATCTCGATCTGGCACATCTTCATGGCAGCCAGTGCGTTCTTGTGGGATTCAGGAGTAACACCGGCACAGCAGCTTGCATCCACAATGATAGGGACCTCAGGCAGAGCTGCCTTAAGCAGAAGCGCATTAGAGATGACGCAGATATCCGTGCAAAGACCAATCAGAGTGATGGAATTGATCTCAAAATCCGCCATTTCTCCAATCGTAGAAAAATGAGCGTCACATAGCTCTTCCATCAGTAATTTCGAACCGAAAGTTCTCTTTTCGTAAATTTTTGCTTGCGGATCTTTCATTTCTGGCAAAAGATCATATTCAATCTCGTCAACAAACAACCAGCCTCTCGTGTGTTCAATACAATGTTTCACAGGGAGATGCTTACCTTCCTGAGTTTCGAGATAGTTGTCAAAATGCGTATCCTGCGTATACAGAACTTCCCCTTTCCATCCTTTGATCTTCTCCACGACCTTTGGCACAATGGCCTGCGCTTCAGGAGTACCCAGCGAACCGGTGACAAAATCGTTCTGCATATCAACAACAATCAAGACATCGACTTTTTCTTTTCCCATAAGAACTCTCCCTTACCACTCAACCTCGTAAAAATTAGATTTATACACAGGCATCGGCAACAGTTTGAATGCATTTGCATCGTGCATCCGATCGATCTTGGCTGCAGTTGCAGTGTCACCGCCGAAATCACCAGTGCGAATGTACTTGTCGAGGAAGTCATAGGTAAAGCCGAAATTGTCCTCATCGGTTTTGCCAGTCAGACCATCAGCAGGTGCTTTCTCGATGAACTTTTCAGGAAGACCAAGTTCACGACCGATTGCCTTAACTTCGGTGACGGTCAGCTTACCGAGAGGACTGAACTGACCAGCGCCATCACCAAATAGCGTAGCCCAGCCGACATAGTCCTCTGAATAGTTACACGTATTAGCCACTCGCCCATTCATACTCTGAGACACCATGAACAGGGTCGCCATACGGATTCGTGCCGGCAGATTTACACGAGCCTGCTTGGAATCGCACAGACCAGCTGCCCGTCCATTGGCCAGCAGCGCATTCACAGTTTCCGCAATATTGATCTCGAACGACTTGATGCCAAGATGCTTAACCAGCTCTCGCGCCACATCGATATCGCTCTGAGCACCCTGGGGCATCAGAACTCCGATCACACGGCCATTGCCCAGCGCTTCACAGCACAGAGCAGCGACGATACTGGAATCCTTGCCACCAGAGATACCGATCACAGCGTTGCAATCAGGGCCATTCTTGCGGAAATAGTTCCGAATCCATTCGACGATTTCATCCTTGGTTTTTGCTGCGTCAAATTCATACTTGAGCATATTATTTACCCTCCAATCTCCACAGTTCTACATCGACACCCTGAAATGTAGTGTCAATGATTTTCTTAACTGTCTCCCAATCAGCCCCACCACGACAACAGCCAATCTTATATGGCATTGCAACTTTGAGACCCTTTCTTCTTGCTTTTGTTGCAACGGTAGATAAAGCGTGTTGTAATGCGGCAATATCGGTATATTGTTTTCCATCGTATCCATAATTGTCTTGTGCAAAACAATTAACGATACAACGATCATCAGACACCTTCACGAATTGAGCCGTACCCAAGAGAGTATGGTTGTGGTTCGTAATTGCGTTATAGCATCTATCCAAATATGCGTAATACACTTCTGGATAACGCTCGCGAACTTCTTTGGCAACACCTGACCCCATAACGCTTCGGCAATTCACCTGATGACAGATAATGTCGGCATCGGAATCAAATACGTTACCCTCTTTAATTACAACAGCCATGTCATAACCCCCCCAAAATCATTCATCAGAATTTTTTCTCATCAACCAGTCCTCGCATTCTTTTCGAGTTACAAAATCTTCAACCCAAGCATCATGAGTCATGTTGTCAATTCCAACATAGAAATTCCCATCTTTGTGAAGGAACAACCCCGGATCAGCTTTTAACGGGTTACAAATAATTGCATCCGCTTCTTGGTGGTTTATCTCTTTGATCTCTTCCATTAGAAATTCCCTTCCCACAGGCGATCGCGAACTTCCTTCAAACTGTATTCCTTGATCATCGCGCTATTACGGAATACGGTTTGCAGCAGATTACCATCCGAATGAGCGGCGTGATCCATCAGGCCATCTGTGCAAACCAACTTTCCAGAATCATCCTTAGTGACATAGCACATACCCTTCAGACTCTTCTTGAAGTGATCGGTATCGGTCTTGGGGTCCTTGAAGATCTGAATCTCCTTACCATTGACCACACCATAAGTTGCCTTGACTGCCATACCGAACGTATCGCGGGTGAACGGTTTCAACTGACCATTCTGCTCGATGCACTGCATAGAGAAAGAGCCAACACCAAGGCTGACATTGTTGCAGGCGAAACCGTGTGCTTTGAGTTCTGCATAAATCTTTTCGCACCGCTGCACCGTAATGGAATCACCATACAGAGCCTTCACATGGGGATCGAGCACCTTATAGCCCTTACTGTTGACTGTGCCGCCGAAGATGTCCCACAGATGATAGACCGTCTGCGTGACGATTTCGACCGGATCACCAGAGTCGCCACGGATCAGCAGCGTGCCATTGTGTGCCACGATCTCGTCTTTGAGCTGCGGCAGAATATTATCGACCAGATTCCAGTAGTCATAAGAGTCAGATACCATGCTGAAACTCATATTGGGATACAGCTCAGTCAGCGCCCGGCGGATGAAAGTGATCTCATCGCCATCGACTGCGAAGTTAGAACACATCACACTATGCTCGGTGCTAACAGCGCCAAACGCAACGGGCTCTTCTTCACAATTGCAGCGATACATTTCTTCCAGATACGGAATCGCAGGGACAGTAGCCGTATTCAGAAAACTCAGACACCAACCGGCGCTTGACTTAACTGCCGACTGCATACACTCCTGACCACGGAAACTGAAATCACCCAGAGCACGAGCATGCGGCACGCCATCCTCCACGGTTTCATCGTAATACTTGTCCACGATATCGCGATACAGCGTACCGACCGTTGCAGAAATCATCGGATGCCACAATTCAGAACTCATAAAAGATTCGAGGAACTGCGGAACCCATGCGAAATCAGGATGCGTATTGCTCATCTCAAGGAACGGCACATGGATGGGGCAACGAGTGCCTTCTGGCAGCGCCTTGATCTCGACAGGCAGATAACCCAGATCATGCAGAGCTGCAATCTTGCTCAGATCGTAAGCATCCTTACCAATGGTCGCATCCAGATATCGCTTGTACTGAGGAACGACCATTCCTTTTGGTTCGTCGAAGAAGTTGTCATTGAAATACTGCACCAGATAATCCTTGCAAAATGCCTGAACGCCAAACACGACAACTTCATCCACGCCATCCAACCGACTCATACGCGGAGTAAAATAACTGACCAGCTTGGTAGTGCCGGCCGGAAACTGCTTACTGTGAGTCGTCTTGTAGAAGTCACACAGTAGCATCGGGTTAATATTGATCATTTCAAATTCTCCTTAAATCTTAGCTCTTATTAGCTTCGGCAACCTCTCTCATGGCTAGAATGCCCATAGAGCACGCTTCATACTTTTCTACATCATTCGGATCGAAGAGATTGTACCCAGCCCGGATGTCAGAAAGTGTATGAATTGCATCCCAGATTTCCTTTTTAGTGTAGTTCTCGGCAACTTTCGTCATAATGAAAACCTCCTAAATCTTAGTTTTTATCAGGGACACACAGTTCTTTTGCCAGCTTATCCAATTGTGTTGCAAGCCCCCATTCATTAACCGTAATTGGAAATCGCTCATCACCAGCAGAAGCATTATCTTTCAAAAAGTTTGACACTGCAATCGCATAAGCAGAAAGCTCATATCTGTTCATATCCATTCCTCTTTAAATTGGCAACTTTGGAAGAAAAACATCCACGATTTTTGAAATTACAGACTCACTGCACTTCCAAGCATAAACATCGTCAGCACTGATATATTGTCCACTTTCTGTGTACCAGCACTGTTTGTTGTGGTCATAATGGCCTTTTGCGATATACTTCCCTGCCAGATTCACCTTGAACATCACAATCTGGCTATTCATAGCAGGAAGTGCTTTGTCTGTGTCAATCCAAAACACAGTTAAATCCTCCAGTCCAATTTTTGACCACATTGTCCGCAGTAGTGATCATATTGACCAATTAACGTTGTATTACACTTTGGACATCTGTAGCTTCCATACTTTGGATCGATTACGACCTTCTTGCTCTCGATTCGATTAAAGTAATCACTCAGAACATCGCTTATCATTGCTTTTTCAGACCAGTATGCATCTCCATATTTGATACTTTTCGTTAAGCGCTGATATGCACTAAGGATTTCACCTTTTGCATACTTCATTTCAAATCCTCCTCCAGAAGTTTTTCTACGATTTTATTTGAAGTGATGCCAAAGAAATCGCCGTATTTTTCTTGAATTTTTTCGTACTCTCCTCTTGTGCAGTTAACCTTGAAAGACATTTTATCTTTTGATGTATAAATACGGAACTGGACGTAAGAACCATCATAGTTGCCAGACAGTTCATGATAGAAATCTTCTTTCCACTCTTCATCAAGAGAGTCATTTAGCATTTCTTCAACGTAGTCAGAAACGTAATCTTTGTTGGTATGAAGATTTGCAATCAACTGTTCTAAAATCCAATTAAATTCGGCAATCACTTGACGTTTTTCGACATCGTTTTTAACTTCTCGAACTACACTCAGCCTGTAAAATTGATTGTTGGCATTATAGGTCATTGCAACCGGAGCAAGCCGCCAACCAAAATCTCCATCCGTATTAAAATGGATATCTAATGCCCAAATTTCCATATCAGTCCTCGTCCCACTTGTGTTCAAAAACAGTGATCTTGTCGTGATGGCCGGTAAAGATACTGTCTGTGGTATACACTTTGTGAATCAGCTCCGGGTCGTCAAACAGATGGCCACGTTCCTTATCCAGAATACTGTTCTCACAATGGCTGACATACATATCGATATCGCCTGCCCCCAGCTCCTTCAGCTTCTTAGCCGAATAGAACATCGTGCCGCCGTAAGAGCAGATATCATCGATCATCAGAACTTTGCCTCCCTTTGGAGGATATCCTGTGACATCCAAGCCAAGAATCTTACCGGTCGCCCAGTCCCGCTTTTTATCGCCATGGATGATATAAGCGCTGCACTTTGCTCGATCCAGTGCCCAGTGAACGGTTTCCTCATAACGTTTCATTGCACCGGCATCCGGGAAATAGATCACATTCGGCTTGCTCTCCTCAATTGCCTGACAGATTTCACGAATCGGAGTATGTACTTCGCACCGATCAATTAGCGCCGGAGCCACATCACTATGAGGATCAAACACAACAACGCGGCTGAATTCACACCGATTGATCTCGTCAGCGAACCACTTGAGGGTGAATACGTCCTCGTCGTGATAGGCGCGATCCATGCGGGCATTCGGGATATACGGCATGAACAGCTCGACCTCTGCCCCATTATCCTTTGCGTCCTTTGCGATCATAATGACCGTGGGCAGCTCGGCCATGGATTCAAACGTCCAGACGATGCTGATTACATTGAGATAATTGATGGTCAGATCCTTCTTGATCAGCGGAGTGCCGTCAGGGAAAGAATCGATCTTATAATGATTTGCTTTGACCATATTGATCCTCCTTAGACCATGTAGTGAATGTCTCTTTCACGAGTACGAGAGATGATGACTTTGACCACACCGTTGTCCTTTTCAAAAGCTTCATAACGATCCTTTTCATCGTCATCACTCTTGGAATACGGATTGATCACATCAACCTTCTTTCCATCAATGAACTGCTCACCGTTGGAGGGATTATACTGGATATCCTCGGTGTTGATGTAGCAATCAGGCCAGTAGCCATCTTTCAGCTTGACATCAAAACAGATACGCTGTGCACCATTGAACATATCAAAACGCTTGGTGCTGGACGCACGGTAACCATCCTTGAAGATAACAGTGAGCTTGTAGCTGGTCTCGTTCATATTGATGATATTCAGATCTTTGATGGCCTCTGCGAATGGAGTGCCCAGATTCAGTTCAAAGGCGATAGACCGCAGGCAGTCGTAGTTCAGATCGATCTTGCCAGAAAAATCGACCACGGCGGGGATCTGATCGTAATACTTCTCTTCGAGCTTATCCTTGAGATAGGTTTCGACCTCGTCAGCGCCCGGGTAATCGAAGCGGAAGTGATAGTGGAAGCGGCCGGGACGGTTGACCAGATAATCGTTCAGGCCATTGAGCTGGTTACAGGTGACAACGAACAGCTTTTTGCCCGCGCTGGTGCCATCGAACAGACTCAGCATCGTATCCTGCGGACTTTCATTGTCCCTGGCCTTGAATGTCTTATCAAACTCGTCAAACAGGATCATAACTTCCTGATCGATGGATTCGATGAAATTGGCGATACCGCCGATATAGCGGTTAGCCAGAATGACAGGATAGCCCTGCTTGACGGCCTCGATTGCAATCATCTTAGCGGTCAGAGATTTGCCGATGCCTTTGTTGCCGCTGAGGATGACACCCAGATTGCGGTTGAACACTTTGAACGAATTTAGCACTTTGGCAACCTTGCTGCTCTGGACACCATACACCTTTTCGTTGATGACCATATCGGGGCGGCGGGACAGATAGAAACCGGTCATCTCAGAACAGTGGATATCATAGGTACCCGCCGGGATCTTGTCATACGCCTTCATATCGTCGCCATACAGGAACAGATTGCTTGCGCTTTCAACAACTTTCATGTTTGATACTTCCCTTCTCAGTTCAGCTCTTCCAGCTTCTTCATCAGGTCCTCGATGCCCATGTCTTCCAGCGCCTTATCCTTTTTCTTTGCCACAATCTCCATGATCTTATCACGCTGTGCCTTCTTCTCGGCGGCAGACACACGCTCCGCTGCCTCAGCCAACTTGACAGACACGATATACCTGACGATATCGATCTTATTGGCCAGATCCTGATCCTCGGCGCTCTTAGTGGCCAACAGAGAATCCTCGTCGGCGGTCTTCTTCTGACGGTTCAGCATCTTGAAGATGGCATCCAGATCCTCGACCCGCAGACTCCACAGATCCTCTACGGTCATAACACCCTTGTAGTTAAAGCGATAGCGATTACGGGTTGCGATTTCAAACAGATTCTTTTCCATGATAATTTCCCCTTTCAGATTTATAATAGTGATTCACAAACGCATTCCTGTTCTACAAAACTTTTGGGAATCAGCATTTGTTCTGTCCAATAAGAACCACAGCATTTTAGTTTTACAGTTTTTTGAGACCTAGAGTATTCTTTAATCTCAAATTCCGACCCAGCAAGGCGAACCATATTTAACGTTGGAGTTGCACGATAACCGGCATTCTTACCTCCAAATGTTTGATAGACCGTATTGATATCCAAATCCGGACGAACCACAACATGATCGCCTTGCTTAAATCGAAGTGGAATTACATAATCCATAACAAACCTCACAGTAGAGATTCGCAGTAACATTCATTTTCGTTTACCAGACCAACGAACATATCGTCTGTCCAGAAATCACCATCAGGAGCTTCCGCGATATGATATCCACCATTTTTATACGATTTAATCGTCACAATAGCTCCTGCAAAAGAGAGGTGTCGTTTGGTGCACGAGGCCCAGCCACCAGCACGCGGTCCAGATCGCATCTTGTAACTATCACTATACGTGAGAGCTTCGTGCAGATCATTTTTTACAAGAACCTTGTCGCCGATTTTATACCTATATTCTGTAGGATAAGTTGCCATCAAATCACCACTTTCAGAACTCGCTCAGTTGCACCCTGTACCTTAACGATAAAACTGTTGTGCTGGGTCTCAGAGAAGCCAACACCGGACAGCTGGTCATCCACGGACTGAACTGCCATTTGAGAACCCAGCGCCTCAAACACACGCTTATGCTGCAGCAGGTCTGCCTTCAGGAATTCGTTGTAGAATCCGTTGGGCTTTTCAGGGTTGACGCAGTCTTTGAGCATGAAGAAATAGTGGCGATTGCCGTTGCCAGTCTGCTCATCCCAGTAGTTCGGAGAATACATCGCCACAGACACAGGTACAAACTGATTGGAATTCACACCCCAGATCTCGCGGGTACTGGTAGAACTGGGCAGCAGCTCCTTGATGGAGAACTTACCGTCCTTCAGTGTGACTTTTGCCACGGCGACATTCTGACCACCATGCAGCGGCTTATCGTAGTTAAACGAGTAGATGTTGCCATCAAACTCGATCTCAGCACGGAAACCAGTTTTACCGCCACGACTAGTGAAGCAGTTCACATAGAAACTGTACTCGCCTTCCTTCATTTTCTTAATGTCAGGCCAGGTAATGTTCTCAACAGCAGCCTTATCCCGCGAAGGATGAGTGATATCCACATCCAGGCGGCCATCAGTACGAGGGTGCCACTTGTTTCTGAAATAGATGTGATTCTTATTGGGTTCAATACAATGAGCGTCCTCATCGTTTTCATCCCATTCACCAGGCATATCGTTCCACTGAATCGAGAAACGCAGCACGCCATCCACCTTACCGCCAGCAGCCTTAACGTTTTCGCGGATATCGCTGTCTGCCATATTGCCGGTATACGCCCAGCTGAAACCATTGGACCACTTGAACATGCTTGGCGCGCTCTTATCCTGCGGCGCAATCAGAGATACCATGTTCTTCGAGAAGCGATTTTCCATGAACAGTTCCAGACCTGCCGCAGTAGGCAGAACTTCTTTGACGAACTTTTCGATGCCGATTTCTTCCGCGCGGCTGAACTTCTTAGGGTCGGCACCCAGAGACTTTACCATTGCCTCAAACGGATTCACAGCGCCCATCACCCGAGGAGCAGCATCACGGTTGCAGAACAAGATGTTGTTTGCAGTGATGTCGTCCAGAGTAGCAAACCGGCGACCCAGACTGTTCATATAACCCAACTCAGCGACGGTTTTCTGTGCGTCTTCCAGCATCTTCTTGGTAAAAATCGCCTTAGGACGCTTATAGTTGGCGGGAGCAACAATGGCCTCAAACGCAGACACAGCAGCATCCACGTCCATACCCTCGCTCAGGTTCACCAGCAGAGTACCGATTGCCGTATTGCGGATGCGAAGCCGGTTCATCGAAGCTCCGCCGGGAGCCATCCAAACATAAGCGGACTTCTTTTCATCAGGCAGACGATCATACACTCGCTTATCGATTTTGAAACCACGAACCAGAGATTCAAACTCCTTACCGCGATACAGACTATTTTGAGCAATCAGCTCAAGCACAGTGTCCACGGCATCCATGGTCAGCTCTTCCAGAGAGCGCTTAAAGACATTGGCAGAATCACGCCACTGAGCCATCTTGGTAGGTACGTCATCTGGACGCACAATGAATCGCTGAGGAATCTCAACAGCGAAATGATCCCAGGTGTGAAGTGCCTTATGATCAGCATCATACTCATAGTTCATCTCCGTGCCGAACTTGCCATCAGAGATCATATTGCGGCTGACGTAATACGGATTCACAACAGCGCAGGTTTTCACATAGGCAGCCAGCGCATCCACAACCGGCTGATAAACATCGGACTTGGTATCGAAATCCCAGACGGTAACCATCTGACCATCCATAAAGGAAACCAGCTTACCAATGTTCTTTACGAAACGACGGCAGCAGGAGCAATCATACTCACGACGCTTACGGAAGATGGAGTTCGTGCCAGCCGGGAAGCTGTCCAGATAGAGGTCATATAGCTTATCCTCATCTGCATTGGTAATAAACAGAGGTGCGTCATCCTTCACCATCTCATTGAAATGCTTCTGAATCAGAGCGCGGAATTCTTTGAAGTTTGCCATTGTTTTCATTCTCCTTTTTGATTACAGTAAACTGTCACAAATACATTCGGTCTGGTCTTCAAACATAGACTCAGTCCACCAATAAGGGATTCCCTGTAGTCTATAAAAATCATCATCATCGGCGTAATCCTCGACTTCATAGGTCTTTCCGCTATAGTTGACCATATCGTCGTTACAGAAAAGGTCTCGTTTGCCTGCTGACGGCCCATACCAGACAGGGTAATCGCGGTCTGCGGTCAAATCTGAACGAATCGTTACCAGATCACCCGGCTTGTACAATAAAGGTTTCATCACATTCACCTCACAATAAAGATTCGCAGCAGCATTCGCTACTATCTTCTTCAACAAACATATCGTCAGTCCACAGGACGGTACCTCTACATTCTTTGATGACGTATCTGCTAAGGGCATATCCTTCTATCGTAACGATTTTGCCCAAAAGACTATTTCTTATATCAATCGTTCTTTCGCTGATTGTAACAGTGTTTTCCGCCAGCCTATCTGTAAGGGGACCAGATAACATATGATATCTGTCGTCCTTATAAAAAGCATTTGCTTGTACTTGAACCTGATCGCCCGGCTTGTATTTAAAATCCATTCAATCACCTCACAATAAAGAGTCACAAATACATTCGTTTACAGACATCGGCTCAAACATTTCATCAGACCAATACAGATGATCAATGTCATTATCGATTTTGTAACAACCCCGCTCATAAGAAATGATTTTATGGACTGACCCCTTATATTTTTCGATATGATATACAGTCCCGGGTTCGCATCCAGCTCTGGGACCGGAGCGCATATAATATTTCTTGCTATGATTGATATCGTCGCGAACTTTTACGAGGTCGCCAATTTTATACAGGTATTCACCTTCCATAATTCACCTCATAGCAGCGGCGTGCAGATACATTCGTTGGGCGCTGCAAACATCTCGTCCGTCCACCGATCGCAGCCATAATCTTCGTCGATGTAATAGCGGCCATTGCGCTTGCCGGCAATATGAACCACAGTGCCAAGCCGCTGCGCCTGAGAATAAGTAAGGGTGGCACTGACATCATTTGCTCGGTAACCGGAACGCATATAATACTGAACACCGCGCTCCAAATCAGGCCGAACAAACACTTCCTCCCCGTTTTTGTACTGATAATATCTTGACATTGCTCTACTTCCTCCATTCCATTACAGCAATGAATCGCAAACGCACTCGTCCACGACAAACGGCTCAAACATCTCGTCACTCCAGATGCAGCCATCGATTCCTTGTGCTTTGTAAACACCAGAACCTGATTTGATCTTTTCAATGACGATCTCTTGTCCTGCGTATTTTTTCATCCAGTCAAGAATTATCCAAGGTTTGCCTTTGTTTTCGCCAGACAGCATTTTATAACCTTCACCTTCCGAGAGATCAGGACGAACGCGAACTCTGTCGCCCGGGTGATACATATAATCAATCATTCTGTTCCTCCATCATCGAACCAGTCCGACACACGATCAGACATTTCGTCCATCTTATCCTGGTCGGCCTTGACATAATGCATCGTGACACGCTGGCTGCTATGCTTAAACTTTTCTTGAAGCATCTCGATCGTTTGCCCAGATGTACCAGCCTTTTTCGCTGTCTGAAGTGCAGCCATTGCATAAGTTTTGCGCATAGTATGAGTGGACAGATCGATATCCAGCTCACACGCCTTCCCTGCTTCTTTCAAGATCCGATAGAATCCGCGCACTGTCAGAGGACCACCCTTGCGACTGCGAAACAGATAATCAGATTGACTGATCTCGAAATTCTGTTCATCGAAATAATCTTCCAAAATGTCGGCTGCCATCTTGGGGATCTTGCACACATTGCGCTTACGGGTCTTTTCTTCGATCAGTTCGACATGCTCTTTCACACTGCCATCCTGTTCGTAAACATCGGCCGTTTTCAGACTGAGAAGATCGCCACAACGAATACCCAGACTGCACCCGAACACGAAAATCGCCTTGTTGCGTAGACGAAATTTAGGGTCGCCGTTGGAAGCGAGATAATTCGCCAGTTTCTGGAAATCCTCTTTGGAACGAATCGGATCAGCAGGCGAAGGTTTGATGCGGCCATCCTTTGTATAAAGGCTGTTGGTTGGCTTTGTCTTGTGCTTTTTCTTGCGAGCGGCAGCCACGATGTCCCAAATCATTTCCTTCAGCTCGGCTTCACTCATGGTGATGTGAGCTTCGGAACCAGGCTGCTGTGGAAACTGAACCACACGATCCTTACGCTTACGTGCCGGTTCTGCCATTGATCTTCATCCTTTCTATGTAAATCAATATCTATGTTGATGTTTTTCTCTATAACGCAGGTTATGAGTGTATAGCTCATTATCAAAATCGTTGATCATGCGGCACTTTTCTTTGTATTGGTGTTGCTGTGTCAGCTCGATTTCAACGTACTGCTGGCGCTCCCGACAATGATCGTGACACCCGGGATAACGCTTGGGAGCCACACAATAATGGCAGGGATTCTGCATTTTCAAATCATTCCAATCATAGTAAACTTTCGCAAACACAAGCGGTATCGTATTCGTACCGTGCTTGGAACATCTGATCCGTCCAGGCATATGATTTATTGTCTTCTTCAATGAAATATTGACCATCAAGATGTCCTGAGATATGAACGGTCTTGCCTTCGAACTCCTTCATTCCGTCAGCAATATTGTTGTATGTGTATGTATTTGGGCCAGACTCCATAAAGTAGCTGCATCCCATTTTGAGATCTCTCTTTACGACCACTGCGTCGCCCTTATTGTATCTGTATTTCATTGTTTACCTCACAGAAGAGATTCACAGCAGCACTCATTGATAGAAATAAACATCTCGTCGGTCCAGCCATAATCAGACTCTTCCAGAGTGTATCCAGCTCCTCCGTGGCGAGGACCCTGAATCGTAAAAACCTTTCCAGCCTGATCTACCATTTGATCAACCACATTGTAGGCACAGTCTCCATTGTGGCGGCCTGACCTCATATAATAAATTTCACGGCAGTTCAGATCCGGACGAATCATTACTTTATCGCCTGGCTTATACATCAATTCCATATTTCTACCTCATTTTTCTTTTTTTTTATCAAAATCACTTTCTAAATCCGATGCTCTGGAAACGGGAGGACGCACGATCGGAGACTTCGTCACGCGACCTGGCGCGTGACCTCGTCTCGGATCGAAGGACGAGTGTTTCCTGATAAGGATTGGCAGAGGCCAGCTGCACGATCAAGGTCCGTATTGTGCAGCGGCCGGTTGTTGGAGTATTCTTCTTAACATCCGCCTTGGGCGTGATGCTCGCTCTTTTGGAACGATATACAAAGTGACTTTTTTGTTTACTGATTACTGATCGGGCTCATCGAATTCGATTTGTTCGCCCATGGATGCCGCCGTTTCACAGACTTCATCAAACAGGACATCTCTGCCGGCTTCCAACATTGCCTGGTGAATGCTCGGCTCTGCGGCGGCCACAATGGTATCGCAGAAATTGGTATCGTCTGTGTTGATCGATTTCAGATTCAAACTTTCCACGATCTCTTTGACATCCTCAGGACCCCAAAACACCAGGGCTCGCCGATCCTCTTCGTAGACCACCTCTGTTTCGATGCCCGTGGAATAGTAGATCATATCCGCGACCTTTTCGAGTTCTTTCGACGGAACCTTTCCATCCCGACACATAATTTCAATCATAGATCATCACTCCTTGTGTGTATCTCCATTTTTTTATGCAACAACGCCCTCTTTGGGACGAAGATCCTCTTTAAGCATCGCCACAATATCGGTGCCGAACTTTGCATTGTAACGACGGATCAGTTCGTCGATCACCTCGGGCTCGACCATGTGATAATAGTTGAGCTTGCCATTGAACTTTTGCAAATCTTCCAGCTCCCATGTTCTGCCGTGCTGCTTTGCATCGATATAATTCGTCATAGCCGAACGGAACATTTTAAGATTGCGCCAGCCAACCGTGATCTGATTGTCCTTATTCCACATCAAGCCGAGACACCAGTTCTTACTGGAGTGCCTGTTGCCGTAATGCGTTTTCGTTTCGTTCAGAGTAAACGGCGCATGGAAGAAGTTCAACGCATCAATGATGATCTGCTGAATTTCCATCGGGTCAAAGTGATGATAACAGCTAATGAGGATATCATCTGCATATCGTGTGAAAGTAAACTCACGATCGATGCCGTCCTTTGCTTTGTAGCCATAGCACAGCTTGCGAGTGATACAGTGGTCAAACGGAATCATCATCACATTGGTAAGCCACGGACTGATGGGAGTTCCTTGCGGCAGGCTGTTGCGAAGGAAGCACAGGTTGACCGCCTTTGCCAGTTCATCTCGGCCACGTGCATCCCGCATGATCAGAGCGAATGGATAGATCACACTCATCATGCCAAGCAGAAAATCCGGTGTCGTGCTAGGGAAGAAACCATGGAAGTCGAACTTGACCGCCCAATGATTCTGATAGTTGACGACCTTTTTCATGCCGGTCGCCTCATCAACGACGGTTTTATTGTGACCTGCCTGATGCTTGCGAACTGCATCGATAAAGCTGCGATTGGGAATATATGCGAAAGCATTCGTGTGATAATCTGCGATCATAAAGCTCTTCAGCAGTTCCCGCAGCTCGATCAGTGCATCAGAAAGAGTTTCATCGGGCGCATCAATGGGTCGCCAGCCGCCAGATTTCTTTGGAATCTCAAAGTGAGAATAGTGGCTCGGGATATCGCTGGATTCAAGCGCCGCATACTTCACATTGTAGGCCGCCAGCTTCTCGATCATCTCAGGAACATTGGTGATGGCGCGAAGTTTGGCGGTTAAATCGTTGCGGCACACGGTCATTGTAGATGTGTTGCTGCCGCCATAGTGCAGTGCTTCTACATTCTGGACACCGGCGAGGATCTCATCAAAAGTGATCTGCCGAGTCTTAGGAGGATTCAGATATGTAATGTACATTGTTTCTCCTTTATGATTTCATCGTGATCTAAGTGGGTTTCTTGAGGCTAAGTAGCATGCTATGGGAGGTCCCGATCATGACTGGATGCTGAGATTGACTACATAGCCGCCTTCAGGTGACCCAAAAATGGTCGTTTTTGAACTCTGTGGGAGCGCCGTCAACCGGCGGTACCTGTTTAGTTTTGCAATGTTGATGCCTCGGGGGAGGACCCTCTCTTTTTAACAATTCGATACACTTGGCTTGGCCTAAGTGCGCTGTTTATGAAAAAACAACTATTCATCACGATTATTTATTTACGATTTTATCAGAACGCCATGACGCTCTCTTCACCCAGAATGAACGGGGTTGCAACGATCTGCTTTTTCAGCTGGTAGCCTCCCACGAAATTGATAAAGTTCGTAACCGCCAGACAGCAGATGAAACGAACGGTCGGTGCAACACCCTGAACGATGCCACATGCAGACACCGGCGTACTTACCTTTGCTTCCTCGTGAGTGAAATTCATGGAGTTCTTCAGATTGTCGATCTGCTTGCGATCCTTCCAATCGGCCGACCAGCACTGTGCATCATACAGACCAGTGCGGATATCGAACACACCGAGCAGCTCAGGATTGTACTTGTTCTTCTCCAGGAACTGCTTGCGGATCTCGATGCTGTCCACGGCCAGGAACACATAACCCTTGACGGTTTCGCCCTGCCAGCCATTGGGCATCAGAACCAGATCCTCTTTGATATCAGGATTCACATTGCACAGAATGTTCCCCACAGCTTCCACCTTGGGATGGGCGATATCCTGCTGAAAGAACATCTGGTTGACGATATTCTTGGGTTCGACAAAGTCCATATCCCACAGAGTGAACTTGGTCAGACCGTATCGTGCCAGCAGTTCAGCCACAGTAGAGCCGACCGAACCACAGCCGATGATATGAATGCGACCCTTAACAGACGCAGGGTCAAACACCATTTCGATTTTGCTCAGATCCATTGTTGTTTCCTTTCTTAGTCCTGAAATGCGTCAGCGTAGGGATAGCAGCTCGAATTCCAATTGTTCATCAGGTCGTTCGGATTCTCCTGATAATACTTCATCAGATTGGATTCGCTTCCCTTGCTCTTGGCTGGATCGATCTTAGGGGCGGCTCCACCCGTGACAGTTTTCAGCGCCGGGTTCGTCGTGGCTGCCGGTTTCGTTTCTGCTTTTGTTTTCGTGGACGCGGCTGCGGTGCTTGTGTTACCAACGAACGCGCCTCCCTGATAAGCTGCTGTACCCGCGCTGTAGCTGCCGGAGTAAGCTGCACCATTGTAGTTGCCGCTGTAGCCACTGTTGTAGCCACTGTATGTAGTTGTGACCGGCTTTTGGACAAGCGCTTCCGCCTGTTCGAGAAACCCTTTCGTATCGGCCTCTCCAATCGTCACCTTGACATCATCGCCGCTGTAGATGGCATTGTCCGCCATATCCACAACACGGACGTTATACTCCCGCCGCTTGTTCCAGATCATAAAGATGTAGTAGTCCTCAGAGCTCAGGGTCTCAATGAGATCCCACTGATTCTGCATATCCACGCCGCTGGGAGAAGTGCCCATGTTCACATGACTGTGGCCCTGGAACCGCAGCGTATTAAAGGATTCATCGTCCAGCTCATACAGCCAGGTCGTATACTTTTCCTGGTCCGTATTCACTGTTGCGCCCGTGACCTGCTGCGGATAGACCAGGATCTTGGTGATCTGGAAATGAGTCTTATCAATGCGATTCACCAGACCGTGCCAGGCGACCTCGGTACTGAAGTGATCGATCAGAGCACACATCTCGTGATAAGCTTCCAGAGTGAAATTCACCTCGACTGCGTCCTTAGCAGGCTTGGAAAAATTCTTGTTAAAGGAGAACTTATCCGTCTGCAGATTACCCAACGCAGAAGCCTGTGCATAGAACTCCTGCAAAATCCCCTGGATCAGTTCGTCATTCATCTTAACCGGCTGCATACTTCAAACCTCCTTATGCCGTTTCATTGCTTTCGTTTTCCAGAATCTCAATCACCTCTCCGACGGTGTAGAGATTGCCATCCTTATCTTCCAGACACTTCCTGTTTCTATAATCACCGAACAGACGCTCCATCATCCATTCGACAACCGTAGAATCCGTCCAGTTGATATAAGAAGAAGAGGTCACCAGAGTGGACAGAATGCCGATGTAATCACGACGAAGAGCCAGATCCTGAAGCATACCGCGATAGCCGCCGTAACAGGTAAACCGGTCGATATGCGGCTGAGGAAAACGATCCTTCATCAGGTCTTCTCGATGATTCATGTTACTGCTTCTGATGGCTTCGACGCGGCAGTCATCATAGACGATCCACTCGCAGTAGACACGCAGATTGAACCGGTGCTCTTTCCAGATAGCCAGGAACAACTTCTTGGTGAGATCCATATCATACGGGCTCTCCTCGTAGATGTAGCTGGACATCTTATCCTGCTTTTCGACATACTGCTTAAAGATATCTTCGTTGTAGTCATTCAGATAGCAGTTCACGCCGACCCACAGCTGATTGCCGGACTTATCCAGAGCGATAAGAGATTTGTTCGCCTTGAAGAAATCGACCAGCTCCTTCTCATCGTCTCCAGAGTTGCAGGCTCGATTCCGGAGAACCAGAAGTTTCATCTGCTCTTCGTCCACTTGCTTCATGGCATCGCGGGCGCTGCTCATGTAATCATTGACGTTGTTCTCTGCCCGGCGGACACGTTCTTCCTGATCGTGGATCGAGCGGGTGAAGTTCTGACTGCAGAATCCCTTGAGCATGCCTTCGACTTTCTTGCCGTAGAAGTCATAAGTCGCATAGATCTTGTCGATTGCTGCATTGAACTTGTCATACTTCTGCTCGGCCAGCATCTTCAGCAGATCGAGTTCATCCCTGGTTGCCGGGTGATCCTTGAATGCCCACGGAAGCAGACGGGGCAGACAGCTCATCATCATCTGCATAACCTGGATTCTCTTGGGCGAAGGAGCGAACACCATGGTCGCCTGCTTGGTTTCGTTCTGATAGACCAGAGCGTCACCGCTGCGATCGACATACAGAGAGACATCCTCAAGACGAACCCAGCCCGCCTTCTTGTAGTCCTCGTCGAACGTTTTCACCTGCTTGATGTAATCGGCTGCTTTCTTGTTGGGGATGAAATGGAAATACAGACCGAGCTTGATCTTTGTGAACGGACCACGCTCACCAGCGTAATAGGCTGCTGTCAGCTTCTCATCGTCCGGGAGCCGGATCTCGTTCTCGACCACCAGAGACTGCATGATACCCTTGTTCTCGGGGTCAGCGGTAAAAGTCGCCAGCCGCTCCTCGTTCATCACTGCCCGGAGAACGGTCAGGACGGTGTTATCTTCGGTTTCGAATTTGTTCCTGCTCTTGATGTCAGAGAAAAATTCGTTGCATTCGTTCGAGCCGAGCTTCGTCAGCAAACCAGTGAATGCCATAGTTACTTCCTCCTTAAATTCATATCTTGCATTTAAAAAGCCCAGATACTGGACACATATAAGGCAGACTTTAACCGGCCTGCCAGCGGCTGCAATGCTACTTATCTGTTGTAACCAGAACAGATTTATATTCGGACTTTATTCGAGATTCGCTCGAACAGATTCAGGATCAAGCTCCGTTAATCCCTTAACGGGCGTTGTCCATCTTCTGAACACAGACCAGATAAGCCTTCTCGGTAACGTGCATAGCGGCGAAGGTCTTGTCCATGTCGCCAGGCTGCAGAACACAACCATCAAGAGAAGTCTGACCAGTAGCGTAGTTGATATCGTTCTCCTCCAGGCACTGACGCAGGGTAGTGTCCTCGGTAACCATGACAGTCTTACGGTTGGTGTTGGTACCCACAGTGATCTTCAGCATAATATGTACTCCTTTTTAATTTGAAAAATTTATTGTTGAAACGTCGGATTGACGAATCATCTAAAACGAATGCCGGACGTATTGCGCTGGAACATCCGGCGTGGAACCACAGTGGCGCTCTTACCAGGCGGCGCTCTTACTCAGCGGCGGCCTCGGGCTCAGCGTCGTTCTCGATGGTGATAGCAGCGTTCATAGCGGCCTCATCAGCAGCGATAGAGCCCATAGCCTCGGCGATCTGCTCCTCGATCTTGGTGCAGTTCACGATGGCCAGACCCAGCTTCTCACGAACGAACTCGTTGATCTCCTCGACGGTGGTCTTGCCGTTGGGCAGCTCGATGCTCATGGTAGCGACCTTGGGAGTAGTGACGGAATTCTTTGCGAAGGTCACACCCATCTCATTGGCAGAAGCAGAACCGCTGACACCGATAGCGCAGACAGGCTCCTTCTCCTTGCCCTCGCCCTTGTACAGAACCAGAGCCTCGGGACGGAACTTCTTGACCTTCTTCAGAGTCTCGATGTCGTAAGCGGAAGTGACGAAAACGTTGTTGTACTTAACAGTTGCCTTCATAATATTGATCTCCTTTATAATAAAAAATGTTATGTAAACGAGCCGGTTTGCTCGTTATACCGTTGTTGTTAGCAGCTCTTTCATATCGTCAAGAGCCTCGTCCCATGTGTCGGCCGACTGAATGAACTGGCCATTATCCGCCGACACGATTTCATAATGGCCGTCCACATACTTGATATGCATCCGTTTTCTCCTTTCATTTGATAGTGTAAAGTGTGTTTGGATGGCAAAAAAATTAAAGCAGAGACTCGCAGCGGCATTCATTGGTTGGCTCAACCAGCGTCCACCAATCATCATACAGGTGCTCGATCAGGCGAAATTCTGGTCTGCTCCATTGGTACCCATCGCAGAGCTGCACTTGAAGACAATCGGTATCTTCTGTATACCCAACAACGATTCCCTCTTTACCCTCATTGGGATCATCAGGACCCCAAGGAGACTCAAGCCTTACGCGATCACCGATATTGAACTTTTTGTCTTTCATCGTTTTACCTCACAATAAAGAATCGCAAACGCATTCGTTGGGATGGCCAATTAAAGTCCACCAAGACTCTTCGAACCAATCAACCTTTCTATCATCCCCATTATAAAGATAGGAATCTTCATCAAGCTGAACAACTGGATATAATCCGCCCCAGCTCTCATCATAATCAATCACGATTCCCTGTAATCCATATTCCGGGTTGCCGTGATCTCCTTTACAAGTAAGCATGATATGATCGCCAAGATGAAATTTCTTTTCCATCTTACTCCTCCGTATTCGGCTGCAACTCTTTGACCTTATCCACCGCATAATCAATCACATCAGTGACATACTCGGTGGCATTGTTGATATTGTCCTGAGTGAACATCTTGGCGGCGAGCATCTTATAGCAGGTATCTTCAGAAGGAACCACACAAACCAGAACTGCGACAACAAAAGTTGCAATTGCAACCTTGATGCAGAGTTTTGCTTCTTCGACTACATTTTTGTTTTTAAAGCCATAATCGTCTGCATCGCTCATGGTGCACATGAACATAATCGCTACCACGATCACAAGCACAATTAGAATGGCGATTAGTAGTGTTCTGATACTATCTACGATGCCGATCCAGTAGAACACCCAAGGATTGATAATGGAGTTCATACAGCTGTATCCTCCTTACTTGAGCCCTTTTAAGATATTTTCCTTTAAGACTTTGCATAAGATATCAGTGTACACTTTCTTATCTTCTTTCGACATCTTCTTGCTGTTGAGCCAATCAATGGTAGTGGCAATCATGCTGTTACCAACCACATCCATCACGTCGCTCTTGTCTTCTCCCGTATCGAGAGTAATATCAGTCAGTACGCCGTTAAGAGGAGTTGTGCTAATAATCACCTTCATAATACATCGTCCTTTCGCTTTTTATTGTTGATATTCGAACATGGTGCGGCTAGAGGGACTTGAACCCTCACCCGAAGACCAGATCCTAAATCTGGCGCGTCTGCCATTCCGCCATAGCCGCATATAAATTAGGTACACCTGCACTCCCGATTCTCCAAGCAGGACAACTTCCATTCCGGACCACAATATCCGAAACATTAGGGCGCAACAAGGAAGTCGTGGCTATTTTATTGATCGTACTTTTACCACCATGTACCTATTCCCCATTTTGTTAGAGACCTAATGGGCAAAGCTGTCTACCTGCACCGGTTGTGGACGGACTTACCCGGCTGGATTTATATGTAGGAGTCTCAAACCGTCGCACATAATGGAGCAGCGAATGGGAGTCGAACCCACATTTTCGACTTGGAAGGCCGACGTATTAGCCGTTATACGACCGCTGCATATAAACCCGGCTTACAAAGCCTTGTTGCTTTCGATACGATATAGACCGAAGCATCGTATCAAAAGAGCCGGGAATAACAAGAATGAGGTAAAAGGTTCCTGCTGAATAACATACCTAAAAAGACAGGAACCCTGGTGCGACTGGATGGACTTGAACCATCGACGTGCATTCAGCCTGCTGCTCTACCAACTGAGCTACAATCGCATAAGATACTCGGCTTACAAAGGCACGCTGCACTCTTTCGAGCGAGCCGAGAATAACGTACATGGAAAAATTTAACATTCCCCACAGGGGGGGGTGGTATCTCGCACAGGCGCGGCCGGATCTGACCGCTAAAGATCCTACCAGTACGAGATTGGTGCTACAGGTGGGATTCGAACCCAACAATCCATCGTTTCAGGCGCTCCGTCTTAAGCGGAGTGTGTCTCGCCAGTTGCACCACTGTAGCATATCAAAGCTGTCTGTCCAGCAGTCAACCGTCTTTCCGATTTGCCAAACCGTTTCACCCAATAGGCTCCCGACTCGATCGAGCCGGTGGTGTTTCGGATGGGACTTGAACCCACATGCTTGCGCAGAAGTTTTTGAGACTCCCCTGTCTGCCGATTCCAGCACCGAAACATATATGCTCGTCTTTCCGAGCCGCCACTGCTTACGCAGGTCACTCCTCTACTTCAAACACCATGTAGTACATGTGGTTATCTTCACCATCGCCGACTGCCGCACCGATAACATACTCAGCATATGGGTTCAACTCGCATCCGCAAAAATCAGCGTAGGATTCAGTGTCAACCTTCACTGCATCTTCATACCGAGCAGCCTCATCTTCAGGCATCCCATTGAGAAAGCACTGAAAACTAACAGCGGCAAAAGCAATCGCATCGTCTCTTGATTTGAATGCTTTATCAATACTTACTGACTTGTAGACATCAGCTTTCTCGTTGGTGTAATCGCTTGCAACGATGTACATCTAAATCACTCCTTATCAAAGATATCGGTATACTTGGTGTACAACTTACCGTTATGGAAGTAGGTATTGTAATCGCACTGGGTGACATACCACCAGCGCTTCTGATGACCAGCCAACAGGAAATCGTGCAGATGATAGGTTTCCTTGTAGTGATCATCCACACGCTGCCGGAAGGTAAGCTCGTCGACTTCGTTAGAATACTCTACGTACTCAGCGATTTTATTGATTTCGTCCTCGGTCATATTGTCATCCACAACGAAAACCACACGAACAATTTCACCGCCAACACGATGAATCTTGTCCAGTTCGTCCATATGATGCAGATGATAAACGACTCGATCAAACCTTTCAAATGGGAAAAGCATGATGTCAGGATCATGCTTAACATCATAATAACTGGTATGCAGTTCAGTCTGACGGCCAAGCTTTCTGCAAGTATCGAAAAAGTGTGCCCACCACTTCTGATGATGAGGCCACTGCCATAACGGATCGCCACCGCCGGATACAGATACCCAGTTGCAATCAGCGCAATCATTATAAAGGGTGCTCCATAATTCATCACGAGAGGAATACTCCCCTGTCGGCGTCATCTTGAGATTGTTGTTGCGGACGATACATTCGGGGCAACTGTAGTGGCATCCGAAATTTGTAATGATACTGAGATATTTATCTGCCATTTTGATTTACTCCTTATTAACGGTAAGCTGAATAGACCAATAGTCTCTATCGTTTCCAGTGTAAATCAAAGAGTCCAAAACTTCTGAGTGCTGATCACACTCGTGATAGATTTCTGGACCATGGCTCTGAAGCCATCCAGACTCCACTCCGAACTCTTTAACGATTTCTCCTTCATCAATAACTGCGATGCTATCGGAAGCCTTATCTTTCGCTTTTTCAATCATCCATTCAACAATTTCTTTGATATTCAGATTTGCCATGATTCATACCTTCTTTCAAAATGTTACTAAAAATGGTGGGACGTGAGGGACTCGAACCCCCGTGAAGAATTAACCTCATCACCCGGTTATGAGCCAGGAGCTTTAACCAACTAAGCTAACGTCCCAGAGAGGAGGATTTAACCATGTAACGGCATCGGCGAGGAGCAAGCGGCTTACAAAGTTTGCGCAATACTCAGTCGCGTCAGCGGATACAACACATAAGCGAATTGGTCTCTTATGGTGTCCATCCTCAAAGGCTGCCCTTTAAATCACTCTCCGCTAGTCTGGGCACCGACTAAGCTAGACCACAACTCAGGTCATCCAATAGCCTACTCATATTGTCACCAGACCATCACTCCACGAGGAGCTGCCTCGTCGCAGTCTGTTCGTATATTTTCGGATATAAGCGTTATGGGTGTGTCAGAGGGGGAGTATGATCACCCACGGTGGAATTGCGCCACCCCAGCAGCTTTGTACTACACTACGCCGCTGCATCGAACCTAGCTGGAGCCCAACAGAATCGAACTGTTGTACGACCATCAGCTCCATATCAAAGCAGGGTTATCGTACCTGCCTGGCAATTTCAGCCACGAGCGAAGAAAAAGGAAAAGTGAAAGAGAAAAACTTCGCTTTTTTTGCACAGGGAGAAAGGATAAAGCCCTATGCTATTTATATGCAAAGAGATTTTACTCTCTTGCAACTTTAGTTAGAGCTGGGAATTCGACGTATCTCCAGTAACTTCCATATACTGTTACATCTTTTCCAACAGCCTGCTTAATATATTTCATTTGGGATTCTGTAAAAGTCTCTTCAATTTCTGAATCCTTCCAAAGTTTTTCTTCTTTGGTGTCAGGATTTATCGAAATAAATCTGTTCGTTGCATAATATTTAATGGAATCAATTTTTTTATACTGTTCAACAACATTATCCAGAAGATAATCTGCCGCAATCATCATTGTGTCTTGAACTCCATTTTGCGGTTCCGATATTCTTAAATAAATACACGAATGACTGTTTACATCAGTAACTGGAATTAAAAAGTCGTATCCATTCCAATATGTGTAAAAGAAATCAATCTCGTCATCCGAATACCCACGTCTAATCGCTTCTTTTGTATTAGTGGTCGTCCTCGAAACGCCCATTTTTAAGACACCTTCATCTAAATGTTCAGAGCAAGACTTACATTGGACTCTAAATAACTCATTGTTAATATCGACAACCAAATCATAGCTACATGAACCACTAAAAGGGATACTGCAATAATATCCTCTTTTTTGAAAAGCCAAAATACATTGAAGCTCTGTTACGTCACCTACCAATAATGTTCTATCCATAAATAAGTCTCCTTATTATTCTTTATAAATCGAAAACGTAGGATTCGAACCTCTCTTCGTGGTCCCATGCCACGAGTGCTACCATTACACCACGTTCTCGTTATATGCCGGTCTTTCCCGGCTGCCAGCCTCAAAGGCTAATGGAGGAAGTAGATAGCTTAGATAGCTGCCGCCACGATCTTTGCAGCCTCCTTAAACACTTTCATGTTCTTATCAGAATGCTGGAAGATATCAGGAGTAGACTTGGGCGGCTTATTGTGAGAACGAACATACGCTTTACGCATTCGGTCCATCTTTGCAGTGCCGATCGCGTCATAGATCTTTGCATAGGTAACCCAATACCCAAGCGTCTTATCGCCCAGCTTTTTTGCAATGGGTTCAACGATCGGAAGTGTGATGCTCGGCTTGTAGTAACAATATTTCTTTTTCGGCTTTTCAACCGCAGGAGCTTCGACCGCCAGTGTTTCAGCCGCCGGTGTTTCAATCTCGACTGCGTGAGCCTCGGCCACAACGACCGGTGCGGGTTCTTCAGCAACGACCTCAGGAGCAGGTTCTACCCTGTGGCGAGTAGGAATCATATCAGCAGGGATCATAGGCGGTTTCTTGGTGAGTGCCGACTTAATCCCCTTTCGGACCTCAGCGTCGTGCTTTTCGTTCTCATACCGATCCTTCATAATCGACATAAAGATCGAGTTCCACGTTTCGCTATCCTCGATAATGTCCAAGCCGCTGAGGTTTTTGATGTCACCCATGTAGCCGACTCGCTCAACATACGCCTTGCGTTCGTCTTTGAAATACCAGCCATAGTTGCGGCCGATATAATCATAAGCCTGTTTAAGAACCGCATTCAGCGTCAGACCAGTCATGCGAGCGATGGAGTTGCCGAGCTTGTAGATCTCAGTCCGCCATTCGCTGCGTCCTTTGTATGTAGTGGTTTGGGTTTCCTTTGCGGCAGTTGTGGCGGTCTGCTCAGGCTGCTTCTGCGGCTGACCCATCGAAATAAGCTTTCGTTCCAGCTGCTTACAGACGAACAACACATTGTCGAGAGCGTTGCGGTCCTGCTGGCGTGCGGCTTCGAGAGCGTCCATCTTAGAATGAATCTCCGTCAGCGCCTGAGTCATCTTGTCGAATCGCTCCTGCCGCTTGAGCTCAGTCTGATTGGCATTCAGCGATACGGTTTCACCCCGCATCAGAGCGGCGATCACATCCCAGCAGAAATCAATGAAAGCATTCGCTTTTGGTTGAGTGCTGTAACGGCAGATCTCCATTACACCTCGCATATTATATACGTAGGTTTGCTGTTTTCCACCGGGGGTAATCAAATTGATTAACCCTGAAAGCGGGTCGAGACGAGCCGCATTGCGCTTGTGAATCGTTCCAATCGAAATTGAAGGATTCTTATATCCAAGCGCCGTGCCGACCTGCTCACGGGTCATCCAGAAATCATCCTGAGCTCTGGTATGATCGACCGCCGGATTCTCATAGACCTGAATCTCCATGTTACCGAACTGCTTGGTGGTAGCTACTTGCATTACTACATTCGCATTCATTTTTTACCTCATCCTTTTCGTTTGGTATTGTAAAGTGTGTTTCGCTTGAAACAAGTATTACACAAAAATGTATCGTTGTCAATTGGAAAATATTCACAAATGACAGCATTACATTTTGTTTGTATTTGTTGTTCTTATCACAACCTTCATTATTATAATATAGGCGATTTGTGATCTAAATCTGTCTGAAGCTCCTGATTGGAGGCTGAAGTATGGTCCTGTACCAGGGGTTATGGCCCAATTGCGGTTGTTAGATGCGCCTTTTGGGGGAAAATCGGCTCGTCTGACCCTTGGTTTCTGGCCAAACTGGGTTGAGCGATCTATCATGATGTCGTCGACGCGTCTTCCGCCTTCCTCGGAGGGTGTCCCCTCACTCTAACAATTTGTTCCGTTCGGCTTGGCCTGAACGTGTTATCATAGTAAAACCAGATAACAATTCATCACAAATCTGCTCGTAAAATACGGGGTTCCTCACATGGGAGGACCGGTTTTCAACATAGTTTTCAACTCGCTTTCTTATTTGATTATGTACTTTTGTTTCAAATTGAGATCTAAATATCTGTGGAGTCCTGTGCCTCACATGCGATCGCTGCAGCAGGCAGCGTTGATGAGCTGCGGATGAGCTGCGGGCGTGGTTCGGGGTTTCGGAGTGACGCATTATCGCTGTATTCTATTTGGGCTTCTACCGCGAGTACCGTGAGTTCCTCCATGTAGGGTCACCCCGGTGAGCTCGGGACCTCCGCCGGCAGCCACGGGTGGGGGTATCTCGCCTTAACAATTCGTTCCGTTCGGCTTGGCCTAAACGTGCAAACCTTTCGACTTGCTATTCATCTCAATCTGTTTGACGGCTGCACAGCGCTCTCTATGCGGAATCGTCAAAGGGCTTCATATTTACTCACATCCTTTCGTTAATTATCCCATGATACCAAGTCGGATTCATTGATATCGAACGTCATATCGTGGTCATTGGATTCGCCAACGATAAGAACGAAATTGCACTCGTTGTCATCGCACACGGCAATCTCGCTGTTGATGAAAGCCGGACTGCCGACCAAAGCCTCGCAGAACTTGTCACGCCACTCATTGGTGACTTCCTCGTGTGGGCAGTGGATCTTGAATACAATCATCTCATTCACCTCCTGATTCAAACCTTGCTGTTTTCTCTAATAGAATTACAGAGCAAAAACACCTAACACATCTCAGTAGAGTAATTTCATTACCGAACCATGATGTATGTTTAGAATACAGTCGAACTCTTTATGAATTCGGCTGAGAATCGATGTTGGCCTTATTCTGTCGAGCCGCTTGTACCTTTTTCATTCGCTCACGAAGTTCTGCACGCTGTTCATCGGTCAGTTCGCGAGGCGCTGTCGGCGTTCCGAACCGAACCAGCTTACGCGGCACCGAATACCACTTGCACAGGATCAACCCGTCTTTCGTGCGGTGGATCTTGGTGAGCTTGTACTCGTCGGGATGCTTCTCACACATGGCATCAAGCTTGCGCCAATAAACAGGATCGTTGGTGCACACATCGGCCGTCTTATCCAGGGCTCCAATAGTGATGATGGTCTCCTGCTCAGCCCGGGACATCGAAACACCGCCATGCTCAGGAATGGCTTTCATTATGATTTCTTCCACGATTTATCGCTCCTTTTTCTGCCGGGCTCATTCATACCAACACATCGTAACAACGTTGGCGTAGCCAGTTTGGTATTTAACGCCGTCAATTCTGACCGTAACCGTGCCATAAGACACCCAGCAAGAATCGTACTCGCCCTCAGCAAGCAGCGTGCCGTCAGGGTTATAGACCTTGGCATAGTTCACCTTGCGTCCATCTTCATCTTTCGAATTGCCGCCGCATCCAGTCAGCATCAGAACAGCTGCCAGTACAGTCGCCGCGATGAGTTTTCGGAATCGCATAAAGTTTTCTCCTTTCCTCCTCCTTGATGGTTCTTCTTCCTTCCTCTCACACTCTCTATCTATTATCTCCTATAATCCTCTTCTTTTTCTCTTTCAAATTTATTCTCGCCGCATCTCGCTTATCGCTCGTCTCGGCTTCGAATCAGTTTGTTTGCTGGTGATTGCGTAATTGAGTTTGAGTTCGAAATAGAAATGAATTATTGTTGCAAGTGAAAGAATGAATCAGTGATTAAGTTTTCAACATTTTGAACAAGTGAGTTTTCAACAATTCGGAATCTCAGCAACGACCTGAATCATCTTGATTGAAGTCGGAATGAAGATTCGTCCTTGCAGCATGTTCATAAAAGTAAGCGTCTGAAGCAGATCGAACCAGTGCGAACTCTGTTCAGCAGGTGCCGCATTCAAATCAGCGATCAGGCTCTCCACAACCTTATCGTCAAGGAAATCGAGCTGCGTACATGCTTCGCCGCGCTCATAGCTGGTTCCGATCTTAACTTTTGCATCGTATGTAATCTGTACTGACTTCATACTGTTACGCTCCTTTTCATTATACAACCATTTGGGGTTTTGCTCAACAACTAACAGGCGTTGATTAGTCGCCATTTTCTTCTGCGCCAATGATCTCAACGCTCTCGATGGAGTTCGGCACGTACATGCACTTTCTGAATCGCTCCATGGTCTCAAGCGCCGTCTCAAGGTGAATCATCACAACATGCTGTTCTTTTGATCGCTTCTTATACTCTGTATCAACGGCAGCACACAGCGTATCGACCACATCATTCGGCACAGATTCGAACTGGTAAGTAGCCTTCTTATAATCGAGCCGCATGCTTGTTGCGATTGCTGCACGATATGTTACTTTGATCGTATACAAATTAACACTCCTCTTATTGCGCCGCTCGTTCACACAGAATCGCGGCCGCTTCTTTCAAGACGCAGACTCGTTCAGCTTGGCTTGTACATGTAATATGGTGTTGATAGCAAAGATCTTTAATCTCATTCGCAGCATCATCCCAGATTCTTAAAGAGGTGTTGTTAAGATGACGATCTTGTTGATATTTCAGAATTAAGTAGTCGAGTTCGAACGGGATGTACTTTTTAATCACATCTAGTCCTCCAAGATGATTGATATAACGAATGTTGAGTTCGCGGAACGTAAGCCGCTCATCGGTTTCGTTGTCAATATCACAAAAATGAACACCGACTGCTTCATTGAATGTCATCTGGCAAAACCTCCTCTCCTGTTATTCTTCCAGTGTGATATCATCGTGACCAGCGTCTTCAAGCGATTCATCCGTTGCCAGCGCAATGATTTCGTCAATGTTGTTTTCGATCAGATACTTCCAATCTTCCAGACGCTGATTGACGATCTCCGTCGCCTGAACAATGACCGCATCCGGCGTAATGTGCTCACAGTTGCATTTCAAAGCCAGGATCAAGTCATCGAATGTGACAGGATCAAGAATCGTATCGCTTGGAATCATGTCCTTACCGAGTTTCCAGTCAGACATCCTACGACATCTCCTTTCTTTTTGCACCAGAAACGGTTATACTTGTGGTGTGTTTCCACTAAAAACGACGACATCATTCGAATATTTCCAAACTGCAGCTCCCAATGCTACGTAATAGTCCGGACCAAGTTTTTCTACCTGACTCATGTCAATGTGCTCTGCAAAATAGTTGCTCTTTGACGTAAGCAGCCATTCGTTTTTGCTCTTCCATAAAACATGGTTGTTTAATTTGAAGTTACATTTTTGGCACATAATCAAAACCTTCTGAACTGTACGAACTTGCCGTCGTCGTAGCAGGGCGAGTAACACTGAAGCCTCTGACCATACCGTTCGAGGAATGCATTCACAAAAACAGGTTCTCCCTGAATGATAATTGCTTCAGGATCTGACCATTTGATTTCATCAGCGGCATTCCATGCAATAAAACGAACCCGGATTGACGAGTCGCTTGGAAGAATTGTGGGCATCTCATAGCCACGAATGATACCATCCGTACAGAGCTTACGGGCTGCTTCGAGCTGCTCCGGTGACCAGTTCATAATGGGAAGTTCAGTCATGTTGAGAACCATTGCTACGTCTGCCCCCTTATTCTTTTACTGATAGTTCTTTTGCCATGATTCTTTCGCGCATCTCGGCTCCAGTTGAGGAAATGTAATCGCGAGTAAGAACCCATGCATCTTCTTCACCGCAGATTTCGGCAGGCTCTTTGAACAAGCGAATAGATTCGTCTGGCTTTTTACCACCAAAGATTTCCTTCTTAGCCGCATCTGTGATACAGGGATCATTGTAGATGGAATGCCACCATTTTTCTTGTTCTTTAAGATACTCAAGTGCTCGTTCTTCAGTAGCAAAAAGACTGTAATGAAACTTATCGTCATGAATCGTTTCGTCGCGGGCTTCGTGAGACATGAAAATTCCCCAGACAAACATACTGTGTAGCTCCTTTCATTCCATCTCGATCGTGACACTGTTATATTCAGGGGTTCGATACATCACATTGGCTTCCCACATCTTGGCGCAATCGTAACTGGCGAATGCACGGCGGACCACTTTGAGCGGGATTTTGCCATTGTTATCGGCATAGAATGTGATCTTGTAATGCTGGAGCTGATAGCCAGCGTCTGCATAGTCAGTCATAGCACGGAACCTCTTTTCATTTCACTTCTTTTGATTCGATCTGGATATTGTGTTCGAACTCATCACCGTCCAAATTCTTCCAACGATAATGAAGATTGCCGCCATCAGCATCAAATACGACGTCATAACACTCCGGATCTGCGCTCACCGATTTTGCCATCTCACTCAGCATCTTCATTGCACGCTTGCGACTGCTATAAACATCACCATTGTAATAATTGAAAATCGCCCACGGCTTGCCCTTGGTTCGCTTGGAATAGGAATTATCCAAAATATGCACCATCATGGTTACAACTTCCTCCTATTTGTTTTACTACGTATGTAGTGGATGTGGTTACGTCTGCCTCGGTACCACCAGTCGCCCGACATGTGCAGGCTTTGCAGTTTGTTGCCCCGATTTTTACCAGAGCGCCCCTGTAAAGCGTTTATTATATATCACACCAAAAACTTCGTAGAGATTATATCATCTACGGAGTATCCTATAGTGCAATTGGAAATCATTGTATGTAAGTAAATTTTTACCAGTGGTGCGTCGCCAGGTTAGCCCTGTGCTGCCTGTTCGCCAGGGTTGCTACGCTTCTTGCCAGACTTCTTCGGAGTGGGCACCTTGAATCGAACCAAGACAGTAGTCGGGCGAGTGCTGGAATCGACAGAGAGATGGGGTTTGTATACTCGCCGGTCTTTCAAACGACGAATGACTTCCTTCTCAGCTTCCTTGGAAAGCGGTTCGGGTTTTGATTCGACTGCTGCCTTGGAGATATTGGCATCAAAATTCGCCACACGATAGCAGCCCTGGCGGTGAGTCTGATTCTTCTGGATTTCGACCGGCTCCAGGTAATCCATATTCAGATTCAACTTGGCGACTTCCTTCTCGGTGAACAGCTCGTCGGCGATATAGATAGACCAGGCTTCCTCGTTCGCCTTGCGGCCTTTGCCACGGTACATAGGTTTGTTGTTGGCTTCTTTCTTGGTACGATAGTACAGCATAAATTTTACCTCTTTCACTTTTTGCGTTTATGTATTACTGCGTGCCGCTTAAACGACCACAGCAATCAACAGAGTCAGGGCGATCGAAATGAGGAAGAAATTGCGAATCGTTTCCGTCATTTCGATCGGATCTACGGTATCAAACCAGCGTGCCAAGGTGTCGATCACCTGATTGTAGCGGCGGAAACACCCCAGATAATACAGGCCGGTTCCGATTTGCTGGAGTGCGCCCACCAGAAGTAACATAGCGGCGAACACCCAGACAATAGGATGCTCAGACAATCAAATCACCCTCCTTTACTGTGAATGGCAGAGTCAGAATGTGAAACTGCAATTCGATTTGAACACGCGGCCGGAGTCTGCTATAGGGCAGGAAGTACGGGTCAGCCAATTCGATGTGGCGCTTATGACGGCGCTCTTGCATCCAGGTGGAATCCGTGTCACTAAGGTATGTTGCGAACATGGTTCATATTGCTCCTTTCGATTGCTGCGTTGCGGCGCTTCTTACGGCGGCTGCGGCGTTTATACTCTTGTGAATTCGTCCAGATAATAACGAGAGCCATGCATAATGAAATACGCACGGCCCTGATTCGTCTGATAGATTTTGTGGCGGCCAGCCTGTTTACGGCGCTCGCCATTGTTGGTTGCGACTTCGACACACGCCTCTTCAATCGCTGTGATCTCAAGCCCGCCCCAGTTGTTGAGGGGGTAAACGGCGATTGCGTGTTTCTCTGGGGGAAAAACGTCTCTCATAATTCAACCTCGCTTTCTTGCTGAATAGAGATTTTGTTAGCGGAATCATATCAGGACTTTCAAACACGATAAACCCGCCCAGATTATTGATAGATGCAACCAGCAGACCATATTTTTCAATGATGAGCCAATTCAGGCTGTTCGGATTATACGGTCGGAATGGTTTCGCATCAGGAAATCCCGCCCTCGCATCACTGAAAAACTGCGGGGTCAGCTCTTTCGTATCCAAATTTACGACACGAATCGGCGTGATGGTTCCGCTTTCCGGGTCCAGCACAACGGCGCACAATCTGTCATGCATCTGATAGATCTCTGACAAAATCATTAGAAAGTGTCCTCCTCTTCAGTTTCGCCAATGCTGACCAAAGTTTCTTTCATGCCGACACTGGGAATTACCCTGACGATTTTTGCCCCACGGATTCGCCCGACTTTCAGTTCATATTTGAGCAGTTCGAAAGTAGCTTGAGCTGCGGCCAGAATCGGAAATCGCAACACCTGTTCGTCGTTGTTCAGATGGATGATGCGGACTTGATATAACTTCTGCGACTTAGGCTCTGTCGTGTAATCTTTAGGAAGAGATCGTGCTAGGACTTTGTATTTGCCGTCGCCAGTCTTTTCGCAAAGGCGCACCGAGTAGCAATTCATATTTTCATTGGCTGTTTTCCAACCAAGAAACTCCTTATTCGCTTCTTCAAGTGTAGAATAGAATTTCTTACTGATTCTAGGACCTCTTTTAGGGCATTCTACAAGTTCGAGCTGAACCATATACTCAGGCGGGAATTTTTTGGCTTGTTGCTGTGTTGCCCTGAGTTCTTGTACTTCGCCATCTTTTAGATTCAGAGCAAAGAGCACAGCGGTTTCAGTGCCTGGATTCGAGCTGGCGATATAGTTCTCTTCCTTGTCGAGGTTTTCAATAATACTCTGGATCTCTGTGGTGGTTTGAATGGCTTTTTTTACTCCAGAAAGATCCCCACATTTGATACAAAGATTTTGTTCCCGAAGCAAACCATCACGAGCGAGTTCAAAGACCTGTTTCACTGTCAGCACTTGGCGAATGCCTCCTTTCACCAGGCGGCTTACAGCTTGCCGCTCATAATGCCCATCACAGGGATACGCTGACCTTCGCCCTGTTCGTACACATGGGCTTCGGTTGCGTGGCGATTGTGAACTTCTCGCTTAGCGACCTCAAAGTTCTTCTCAACCTCGGCGTAACTCTTGAAGGGGTATTCCATTTCGCCCATGATGGGATCGTTCCATTTGATTACGAGGACGTAAGGAGCTTCTTTGATGGCCTGTTTATAGCGCTGTTCCTCGGCGGGCTGCTGTGTCTCGGCGGACTGCTCCTTGGCGACGATTTTCTCGGCCAGATTCTTCAGCTCTGCAATCACATCAGCATTCAGACGCCGCTTTGCTTCTTCAGCGTGAATCATCTCGGCGATTGCATTCACATCCGCCTTTGCTTCATCAGCCAACTTACGAGCCAGACTTTCAGCGCGGTGACCTGCATACTGATTGGCAATCTTGTCATAGTGCCACCACTTGTCGACGGCGGCGGCGCGGGCGTATCTGAGCAGTTTCATGTTATCCATTTTGTTTTACCTCTCTTTTTTTGTTTTATTAAATGGCAGCAAATGCCATTTCAATCTTCCTCAGCGACACAGTCGCACCACAAAATATCTTCGATGATATCATCGAAATTGTCATCCGGCGTGCCATTGCAATTCATAATCAGAATCACACTCTGATACATGGGCGGAACATCGTTAAGGTTGTCCATTTCATAGGCATATCCCCACACTTCGCCATTGCAATCTTCGATCATGCAGTACAGGAGCTGGATATTATTCCCGTCAAGATCCTCGCATTCAATAACGGGTTCCTGGACGACGGTTCCGCTCAAAATGTAGCGCCCAGCAGCATTGGGGTTCACAACGGCGGCGTTACCAGCGGTGCTCGCACTTGCCGCCGGAACTGGAATCATAAAGATTGTTGCGAATAGAATCACGGCCATAATCATAACGGCCAGACCACGATTGCTCTTAGTCATGCTTGAACATCTCCTTCCATGCCTGCTGCATCGAAATCGTCAGGGCGACACCAATAATGATGCCGCAGAAGAGAATGAACTCCGTGCTGAAATAATCCATATTACTACGCTCCTTTCGTTTGATACTCAAATCTGGTCTACGGTTTCGATGACATAATCATCGTAATTATTGCCGAACGTAACGTATGCGTCCGGGCTGCACTTGGATAGAGCTTCCATCAGCTCTGCAACAGTCATGCTCGTGGTTTTGTGCTCGACGATATCAAGCAGAGCGTAACCGGCGTGGTTTTCACCGTTGATTCTGACGAATTTCATATTGTTGAGCTCCTTTCATTTTTTTGTTTGGTTGTGGTTACGGTTGCGTCTGCCCTGGTACCGTAAATCGCCCAGTATCGCTCCTTGTGGAGCAGAGAAAAGAGGTAAAAAAGAAAACGCCACATTTTTGGTGTGACGAGTACGCTAATTGATTATAGAATTGTTTTCGTTTATAATACTAATAGGAGGCGATAACTTTGAAGCCAAAATTAACTTGTTCTAAGCCAAAATGTAATGAACCTGTTTTTCAGGATGGACTTTGTTATAAACATTTGTGCCGAAAAAGACGTGCCCTAAACAAGCGTGAAGGTATCTTTATCAAAACAAAATTTTCAAAGAAAGAACTTAAAAATTCAGACAAAATAGCTTGTTTGAATTCAAATCTTGGCTTAGATTCTGATTCTAAAATTGGCCCAGATGGACAATGGAATCATGGGAACAACAAATAATTACTTTCGTTTACCAGATTTAACTGGAAATTGCGGTTCAAGTGGTCTACGGTCACTATTATCGAAACGTGAACCCATTCCGGTGCCGTCCATATATGTCTGCATAGAGCGGTTCAATTTTTTCTGCTTTCCGTTCATCTCAATGGATTCACCATAAAGAGTACAGCTAAGTTCAGAATACCCATGACCACTCATGGACGATTGACGGTATTTCATTTTGAATTTTTTACGACGAATGCAGTCAGGATTGGATGCTTCTTTGTGCCAAATCTCGGAATCTTTTTTCATTTCATCACGGTCTGGGTTTACCATTTTGGTTTCCCACTTGTAAAGTTTGACACACTTGACTCGTGCTGCATCGATGATATGCGAAACGATTTCCTTGCTGGGCATATCGTCCCATCTGGTTTTCGTTTTCATATCACGATGCTTGAGTCGCATTTCTTTCGTCTGAGGGTTAAAACGCGGCTCTGCGACAAATTCATAGTGGCCAAAAGTGCCATACAATCCCATGTACGGCACTTTACACCCGTTGTACGTCATACCATTGCGGTTGACACACTGAATGACTATTCCGTTTTTGTCCTTGTACATCAAAGATAGCTCCTTTCTCTTCTTTCGGACTCTTAGTTCAAAGCCCCTGCGCCACGTCAAGGCGTTCCGATTGTAGGGGTGAGCGGGCATTTTCGGTTGCCATACCTATCTATCATACATGCAAGGCTACGCTCATAAACTTGCATGTAATCAGGGCCATTTATCATATTTTGCACTTGCCTTTTCAGCCCTTTGGTAGTGCAGGACTTAGGTGGAATGCTATGGTTTGTCCCTGCGTATACCCGCATATAATGGTATTTCCCATTATTTCATAGCATTGTGCGGACACAAGCAGTTTTACGTCATGCTCGGGACACTAGTTATTATTTTTGATTTCATACCCGGTGGGGCTCCTTTCTTACAGGCACTCTCCGTCAATCTGTTTTCTGATAGCGACATCATGGTGCCAAACGGTCGCCATTACAAACCACGGCTTAAGAGCGCATTCAAAACATCTTAACACCTCAGCTTCTTCAGTTTCATCATACCACGACAAGCCGACGTTCCCATACTGGTCGATAACACTAACAACGTATGGATATGTACTATTGCAAACAGGGACAATGACAGGTGTGTCGTACTGAGCAGTCTTGACGGCTTTACAAGGGGTTGCATGTGCTCTGGTGATACCGCCGACTCTCTTGACCTTGACAGCGGGCTTGTTCTCAGGACGAGAATACATGATGTACCCGTCTCTTGCTTTCTCGACGTACCGAATAGGCAGACCGGCACTCAACATCTTGAACACCGTGTCGTCATCCAGTTGGGAAAGCTCTTCGCCGCTCTCCATAGTGACGTTGTACAGAGTGCGAGTGATGACCTCAACATCTGCGTCTGCAAAGTTGTGGGTCAGGTCATAGGCCATCTCATCGAGCTGATAGTAACCATGCTCACGAACACGGCCGAAGCCGATGTTCTCACGAATGATGTAAGGACAATCCATAGTGAACCTCTTTTCTGAGTGTCTACAATGCGCCACACTCTAAGGCGCTACGCCCCTATTGCGGAGCTGGAAAGGGGCCGCTTTGAACGGTGCGACCCCGAAAGGGTATCCGGCTATTGCGTGTTACTGCTCGGCCTTGGCAAAGAACTTGCTCTTGCTTGCAAAGTCGTACTTGGAAGAACGTGCCTTGCCATCGAAAGAGAGACCCTTGGAGATAGTGACAACAATCTCGTCAATCATGGCCTTGTCACCAAGACCTTTGACAGAGCCCTGTTTTGCTCGATTGGCCGCAATCTTGAGATACTTAATATCGCAGGACAGCGCAGTGCAGGCCGCTGCCAGCTCTTCGGGAAGCATGGCGTTCCAGATAGCCTGGAGCTGAGCAAGGCGCTTGCCCTTATTGACAGGGCCGATAAAGCAATCCAGTCCCATATCTTTGAGGGTTTCTTCCACCTTGGTGCTACGAGTCAGCTTGTCAGCGCCAAGCTCGCTTGCGGTCTCTTCAGAAAGCATACCATTGAACAGCATAACCAGTTTCTCATAGTGACCATCACGGCAGAGAGTTACGCTCTTGTTGGGCATAGGCTCCCCCTTGTCGTTGGTCTCGACAGCGTTCAGGGTCTGGTAATACTTCTCCAGTGCCTTGAACTTGATGAGCATCTTGGCATCTTGGGTGGACAGAGCGCCGCTCTTGGGGTCAGTGGTGATCTTGATACCCATGTAGTAGGGGTTAGGAGCGTAGGAACGCCACATTTCAGAACGTTCCATGGCGCAGAACTCAGCGCACTTGTTGTCGCAAGCGGCCTTGTTGCTGTTCTCAACAGCCTTGTTGAGCGTGGTGGTGACGTTCTGAGACTGCTCAGCGGTCAGAACAGTTTTCTGCTCGTTCAGGAACTTCACCAGCTCGGGGATGGTCAGCTCGTTCAGCTTGCCAGCCTTGGCGATTGCATCGTAGTCAGCATAAACTTTCAGCATAATTATTACCTCTTGTTTTCTCAGTTGGTGTATATCGGACACGGCGTTTTGCCGTTGGTGGTAGTTGCGTCTCCCCCGGTACTACCAAGCGCCCGGCTTTATGTAAAATGGCTACAATTGTAACCAAGTAAGGTTTCTTTCTCCTCTAGGGTTCCAAACCCATCAAACACTTATTTCTCTGGAGCTTGTTAATTGTCGCCAGCTCTGACCTTGGCGTTTTCCATGCTCTACAACAGTAGCTCTGACCTTGTTGTAACAGTTCCTATTGTGTTATTCTCGGAACCGCCTGTATTCTGTTGTCAAGGTACACCATCCCCGCAACTTCTCCCACGTTCTTGGGAATTATGCCAGTAATGTTTGGCCATCGGGGGTTTGGGCGCACTAATTGCTCAGATAGGAGACCCATGTTTTGGAATGGCAAGGGATAACCACTTGACCGGAAAACCGGCACGGCATAAACCGCCCACATGGGAAAATCCAAACTTTGCAATTTTCAAGGTGCGACTACTCCCCGGGGCCTTGTTTCCGTAGCCCCTTGGAGTGACTACATAATAGCACATTAAATTTTTTGCACGAAACATCCATACAAGGATCTCCCCTATATATAGATAAGGTATAAAAGAAAATTCCAGATTTCCAACACCCGAATACCACCTAATAACGGAAGGTAACATTCGTTGAAAACCCGCATGAATCCTAGACTTTTCAGGCCATACCGGGGGATGTTAAAAATTGGAAAAGGGGTCAAGTTTGGGTCGTGCGTACCAGTTATCCCATCTCCCCAGCCCGTACCAAATCACCCGGTTTTCGCACCTCACTTGCCTCCCACTTGCCTCCTACACGCAACAATCATCCATCCGCATTCGCTCCTAATTCGCAGTCACCAGCATCCAAAATCACCTGTTGATCACCCCTAAATCACCCGTCATCTCACCTATCTGCGCACCAACAAAACGCCCATTTTTACCCCCGATCTCGTCTCCGGTAAACAACGTATTATCGTTATAAAATGCTTCGCACCAATCGTGATTTTCATCCCAATTTTCACGCAGTTGTGTCTCGATCGCCGCATAATAGTGCCCCAGAAACGCCACAGAAACGCTCAAAATGCATTATTTTTGCTCATTTTTATTTAATTTTAATAATTTTTCTGCTATTTTTACTATATTTTATTTACTTTTACAACAGATTATTTTATTCCGGTATTTTGCACAAAACTATTGCTTTTACCACGCCATGGGTGTATAATAAGGTATAAAGAAAAAGCCCGCAGTTCTCTCCACAGCTGCGAGCTTATATTTTCAGTAGTCAATCGCACTTTACAATATCATTATTAAAGGAGGATCACCCGTTAATGAAGTTTTATGACACCTCCGCGCTTCTTGATTTGGGAGCTGCCGCCTTCGAAACTGCAAGTGCAACAGCCTCTAGTGCAACCGCTTCTAGTGCAACAGAGCCGTTTCTGATTGCCGATATGACCCTGCACGAGCTGGAAGAGATTAAAACAAGCGGAAAGAAGAGCGAAGAGATCCGCTATAAAGCCCGTACTGTAACTCGCCTGCTGGCCGAGCATCACGACGACAACACCTTTATGGTAGTGGCAGTCCCCATGTCTTCCCTGTTCTATATCCTAGATGGCAAACCGATCAGCGACAACAACGACGCGACGATTATGGCAACCGCCCGCTGGTACCTGGACGAGATGAAGCGCAATCTGGACGATGCGATCGAAGCCGGTCTCACAGAAGCGCAGAAACAGATTCAGGCCAACATTGATTCATTTAAATTTGTGACCAGCGACCTTAGTTGCGCCAATATTGCAAGCGGCATTCTTTATCTGCCGATTGAGTTTACCTATCCCGATGCAGCAGCAAACGCCAACAATAACTACACTGGCTAGACCGAAGTCACTCTTAATGAGGGCGGCGAGGAAGCCATGGCGATGGCATATCAAACCCACGATGAAGGCTATACATATCAGAATCTGTTTGGCACTCCAGTGAATGGCTATCTGATTGTTCGTGGTCCAGATACAGTAGACGATGATACGTCGACAGGCAATGCGGTAGGCTGGCTACGATGGAATGGCAAGAAATATGTACCACTCAAATACAAAAAGATCAGTAATCGCTTCACTGGCGACGTAAAACCGCTCAATGACCAACAGAAGCTCGCATTTGATATGCTGCAGAACGATGATATCACCGTTAAGATGCTGGCTGGAACATTCGGCAGCGGCAAGACCATGCTTATGGTGTCCTCTGCTATTGATATGATCGAGAAGCACAAAGTTGAAAAGCTGATCTGGATTCGCAACAATATCGAGGTCAAAAACACTAAGGAGCTGGGCGCACTACCCGGCACTCTACTAGAGAAGCTCGGCGCTGCTTCTTTTGCTGGCCCTCTGGCTGATCACTTGGGCGGCGAGGCTGGTTTGGAGTACTGGATCAATAATGGGCAGGTAGAAGTAGCTCACCTTGGATTTATTCGTGGCCGCGACTACAAGAACGCAATTATTATGGTTTCAGAGGCTGAGAATCTGACCAAAGAGCATGTACAACTGCTACTCGGCCGTGTTGGTGAGGGGTCTATGCTGTGGCTTGATGGCGACCTGAAGCAGACTGACGAGGCCGTGTTTGAAAATAACAGCGGTATGCGTAAGGCAATTCAGTGTCTGGCTGGCAACCCTCACTTTGGATATGTCTACCTGAACAAGACAGAACGCAGCGAGACTGCACAACTGGCTGACCTGTTAGACTAAGGGGCACAGCAGAATGATAGAAGTAAGAATAGACGGCTTACGACCAATGGATTACATCTCTCCTACTGGCGACTAGGACTATGAAGCGATTGACGGTTTAGCGAAATAGTTGTGTGACCGACTTCGAGAAGCTGAGACAGAACAGATACTGAAAGAATTCAAAAAATACATAGAAAACCAACATTCTGACAAAATGGTCATATTAAACAAATTGCGAGCTCAATTGAATGATATAGCTACACACCGATATCTGATTACACCATTTAACGGAGGCATAGTAGCATGGGACAGATGAGCAAAGCCAGTGAAGAAAGTATCGAATTTGTTCCGTTTTCTGTTTTTACTGACGATTAAGGAGTCAGCAGTATATGACAATCGATAAAGTGATGAACAATCTCTATGATGCTCTAAGCAAAAATCAAGATACTATCTGGTTCGATTATCAAGGATTCCGCTGGGAGCTTGGTCATGACCTATCTTTTCACCCACGACATATACTTCACCAAGGAAATTGCCCTGAAGATCGACGTGCAGCTCAATACAGTAGTCCAATCCCATACTATCCAAAATCAGAAAACGAATGTATATGCGAGAGCTTATTATGACAGACAGAATAAATAATTTGATTAACACATATAGAGCCTTAGCAAATGCAGTTAGCGCTAGACTCCACAAGAAAAAGGATCAAGTCAGGACGTTGATATATGGAGCGCAATATCATAACTCAAAAACAATTTTAGAAGGAGAAGAAATAATGCGTGTTTTATTTGTAAGGCCATCGATCTATGATACGGTGTGCGACTGGTATGAACGCATGGATACTGTGCAAAAGCATCGCAAGGAGACTGCAATCTGTAAATCACCCGAAGATTTTTGGGATATATTCAATAAAGATAAATTCGGCGCACAATACACGACATTCTATTTTGACGATAGGTTGGCGCTGACCGATACTTTTGAATTTTTCAAGGAGATCGCGCGGCTGTATGGTGAAGAGGATGCGAAGTATATTTCAGAGAATAAAATGCGGCGGATCACCATGAACTATTTGATGAACAACAATCAGTTTAACCTGTTCCAGCAGTTCTCTATCACACCCGAATGTCTGGACGATGTAATACATGATGCTCTTGCTGATCAACAATGCGAATGTGTGTGCAGACCGCTATTGTAAGGAGGGTGAAATATGGAAAGAATATTAGCGCCACGATACGGTGGACGTACATATGCGATATGTGAATACGCTGTCAAGAACAATTGCAATATCTTGGTGCCGATGGGCGGGACAGCTATATTATGTGCACAGGACTATATCAAGGAAATCGCAAGGAATCTTGATATTCAATATTAGGGGTATAGGGTTGATCATCAATGTCTTATAGTGGATTTACAAAGCAGAGAGCGTGGAGAATATGCTATCCATATACTGACGGCGACTCGCCCTCCTGACAACTACAATGGATTACGTTTTGAATACAAACCACTTGTTGTTGATGATATCGACCGATGTTTTAAACTCATGTGTTTTCCGAATGTACAAATCGATGCCTGTTCTCTGATGACATATGATCCGAGCGAGGTTGCGTTTACACCACCAACTGCGCCTCAAGAAGTGCAGCGGGATGAATGCGTGTGTAACAGCTTGGTATAACAGAGGTACCCGCAATGAACAAATTTGATGCGCTACATGATGATCGCACGCTGCGATGGTGTAAGTACAGATATCCCGATGATATCAACAGTGGCGAGTTTACTTTTGACTGCACGAAAGATGGATTCACATGGACTCTGCCAAGTGATAAACCACTGCGAACCACAAATGAAATCGTATCTTACATTGACGCAAATGGTAACCAGTGTAAAGTTCAAGCTGAAGTAAAATACTATGGAATGGGACACGATCCGCTGTGGACGATTGCAATTCCTAATGTTGTCGAGGCAGAAAACGAATGCGTTTGTGAATCACTATTATGAGGCACGATATGAACAATCAATTATTGATACCTGACGATAAGATATACATATATCCATCGGATTGGAAGCAACCTGTGCGAATTCATTTTGAAAATGGATCGACTATCGACACTGTAAATTATAGTGATTCACATCATACTATTCAATTCGATAAATAGGTTGATTATAACACCATAGTTACTGATGAAACTTTACAAAGGTTTATCAAAGACTATGTATCGAAAAATTTCCCAAAAGAAGAATACAGTGTATCTATTCACCATGAGTGTTACTGTGAGAGTCTATTATGAAAAAATATATCAGTGAAGAAGTACAACAACAAGCAGCCCTACAATTACATATCGAAATTGAAAATGATTGTAAAATAGAATTTGATAATTTTAGATTTCAAATAGACGAAGATGATATGACGGTTTGCCGCTATGGAGAACCAGATGAAACGTTTGTAGTTAAAAGGAAAGTAAGACTTTTCTTATTAAATAATGGATTTGAATTCGAAATTGCTGGGCCTTATGCTGAACAGATGTACAGACGATATCTTAAACTGATAAATGGAGATATCAATACAAATAGTGAATATTATTGTGAAAGTCTATTGTAAAGGAGATGAAAATATTGGATGAACAAGAGCTAACTGTAAGAGTTGAAGAAATAGATAATCATTTATTTTCTATGCACGATACAGTAAACCATGCGATTATCAAAGTCGATGAAGCAAATGCTCTGTCACACTTTGCAGTAGAACGTATAGATACTATAAGAGCAACAACAACTTCGTATCAAACTGCGATTGATCAATTACAAGCTCGAATCGTAGAACTTGAACATAAAATCGATTTACTGACAGGGCCATGTATTTGTGAGCCGCTGCTATAAGGAGGAACTATATGAAAGAAAACGACCTTTCAAAACAGGATATTTATAATATTGGATTTGCCGTAGCTGATGCTGTGCGCGATTATGATGTAACTTACGAGGATATCCTTGACGCGATTCAGGTATATGCAGAATAGCAGGAACTGATCGGCAATGCATCGCTTTATGATACGTTGTGGATGGAAGATGGTACGCCTATGTCCCCTTCTTTGACACGATATTTATTCCATGAGATGTACTGCCCAGATGATTATGGTTATGATGAGGAGGACGGCGACGATGAGTGATCGCAAGCGTGATAAGGTATCTAAGAGCAGCTATATGCGTAACGCCCGCAAGCAGCGTATGATCGAGAATCAGTTTTTGCAGGAAGTTGAAAAGGCTCAAGAAAGCGGCGAACGCCAGCGGCAATCAGAGCGGCGGAAGCGGCGCACAATGTGGGACGACGACGAAGACTAAGGAGGTACGCAGTAGTATGGACAAAGAGCCTAAGAAGCCGGGCGGAGAGAATGATACAGAGCGAGACGATATTCAGGAGATCCGCGTTAACTCTATTCCGCTGATGGTACTTATCGCTGGCGTTTTAAGTTCCGTTGACTTTGTTGATTGGATGTTTACTATCGCAGAAATGCTTGTTGTATTCGTGCTTACATATCAGATTCTAGGGCGTGTGCTCTTTACTGCCCTGGTAGTTACGCCCATTTTGGTTGTGTTTATCAGTAAGTGTCTGGCGGCATACGATGAGATCATGTATGGCGACGATGATATGGGCGGCGATGGTGAAGATGACGGCGATGACCACTTTAACGACCACTGGAATAATTTGATTCATTGATTGGAGTTGCATAAGATGGCTTTTGAAGATTTAACTGGCCAAAAATTCAATCGATTAACTGCGATTGAAAGAGCTGAAGATTATATTATTTCATCAGGAAGACACTACCCCACTTGGCGTTGCAAGTGCGACTGCGGAAACGAGACTGTTGTAACTGCGAATGCGCTAAAGACCGGAAAGACAAAAAGCTGTGGATGTCTTGCTAAGGAATTACAAGAAGAACGCACTAATAAAATACTAGATTCTTTTATAGGGAAAAAATTTAACCATTTAACTGTCGTTGATAAAGCTCCTGCGCGAATCGGCCATGATGGTCGCACCATTCAACAGGTAATCTGTCGATGTGATTGCGGCAATGAACGAGAAGTGTCAGTAAGCTCACTTCGATCAAACTCTGTAAAGACTTGTGGAGAATGCTATTTAACTGGTAGTCGCTTGATTGATTTAACTGGACAACGATTTGGCAGATTAACTGTAGAGAAACGCGTCGAGAACTATGTATCTCCAAAGGGATTAAAATTCAGCCAATGGTTATGCAAGTGTGACTGTGGCAATGAATGCACTGTTCGCTCTATTCATCTTCGGACAGGATACGTACAAAGCTGTGGATGCCTTAAGCTAAAACAAAACGGTAATACCGCAAAGCGTTTATGGAAAGTATGGGATGCTATGATTCATAGATGTGAAAATGAAAGAGACAAACATTATCGTGATTATGGCGGGCGAGGAATTAAAGTTTGCGACGAGTGGCATTCATATGATGCATTTGAAGAATGGGCTCTGAATGCAGGTTACGATCCTGATGCTCCCTTTAGTAAATGCACCTTAGACCGTATTGAAGTGAATGGCAATTACGAACCAGACAATTGCCGTTAGGTTGATCAACAAACGCAGACAAACAATACAAGAAGAAATCGTTATCTGACATATCGTGGAGTTAAACATACCTTTGCAGAGTGGACGAGAATTTACAATTTGAGCAATGGTTATATTGCCTCAAAAGTAAACAAAGGAATGACCGCAGAAGAGATATTTGACCAATTAGAGGAGTGTGGGAATATTGTTCAGCCCGAAGCATTACACAGTGCGTAAATTTCCATTAAGTGTTTTCATTAAATAGAATTTTAATATTCCAGAAGATGTAGCCAATGATCCACAGTATCAGGTACTTCAGTCCGATACAATGCTACTTCGCCAAATTCGATTGGTATCTCATGACGATTCGGATTTTAATCCATTTTTGATTTATATTGATGCTACCGGAGCTCAAAACAAACCAGAAGCCGTAAAGCATCTGCTTCAACATGGCGCAAAAATCGGCAAGAGAAAATTCAGTTTCGGTGAGCGAAGTGCTAGTATGGTTCGTCAATGTATTTTTTCAATGGTAGAGTCACATATTTGGCCTGAACTTGATAAACGAATCAGTATGGAAGTATCATTTGCCGAAAAACCGGTTGTGCTATCAAAGTGGATGGCGTATCGTGGTTTGATGATGTCAAGTTGCCATTGTATTCCGTTGAATGAATGGTTTCCAAAAATTATTGTTGTACCAGATCATATGTTGACTATCCCTGATCAAAAAATCAAATGTCTCTGTGATAAGAAGATGGAATTCATTGATAAAAAGACTGGCAAAAAACGAGAATGGGTGCAAAAGGATATCAAAGAAGACACTATAAATTACGAAATCAATGCCTTCGATGGTTGTGGAATAGCTCATCCTTCTTTAATGCGACAGATCGAAGGTAGATTAAATACATCCGAACATATTAGCAGTATGATTTTTCGTATGCCTTATTTCAAAGGTGTTTTTAATGAAATGGATTATGTATCATTTTATGAAGAACGTGGTGTAACGGAAATCACTGATATCTGGGGTGTTAAACACTCTGTCGATCGCGATGCAGAGCCTATGTTTATTGCAAGCGAAAGTATGTATAAAGGTGTAAAATATTTTAAGCAAGATGGTACAGTTGCTGACTGGGAGCGATACAAACAGCTGCTTTTAAAATATAATCATGCAATGGGTGTCGCAAAATGGAATTACCAATACGCAAATGAGCCATTAGAAACAAGAAGTAACTATCAGATCCTTGTCACTCTTGACCTTCTGTATGATGATTTCAAACATCTTGCAGATAACAGTGTTGATTGGTATCAGAAAATCACATCTGGTGCGTCTGAAGGCGCTTTTTATACCGAATGCTTTCTTGGCCTTATGGCAGATGACGTAAACCCGTTAACTCACTATGCAGCTGCTCTTGCTAGAAATCCTGAGATGATCCATGAATCAAGTGTAAAGGCATATCTTCATTCGTTACTTGATAAATATAGGAACGATTTTAAATGTGGTAAATTGTTTCTTGATGCTACATATAAGTTTTTAGCTCCAGATTTAATTGCATTTATGGAAGGCGCTGCGGGATTACCTATTAGAGGGTGTCTTGAATCGGACGAGCTTTATAGCTTTGATAGGCGCGGACCTATGATTGGAGAACGAGTCGTGGACAGAAACCCACATCTCGCATCTGCCGAGCATGCAATATTAAAAGGCATCGATAACGAACTAACACAGAAATATTGCAGCCATCTTGAAAATGTTGCAATGATAAATGTCAAATCTATTACTCCACAGAGACTAAACGGCGCGGATTTCGATGGGGATCTCGTGTTAGTAATAAATAATGATATTATGCTTAGTGGCATTGATAAGAACGCAAGGATTGTCTGTGATATACAAGATAAGATTACAGCTCTTGCTCAACTAGATAATTTACAGAACCGATTTGAATGTATTCTGCGTGGATTAAAAAGTCAAATTGGTGAATATGCAAATTATGGATGTGCATTTCATAACAAAGTTCCGACATCTGACAAGATGAAAAAAGAATATGAGAATTATATTGATATCCTAAGTATTTGCATGGGCAAGGAGATTGACTTTAGTAAAACTGGCGTGAAATTTTCTGTTCCCAGAAATATAGCCTCGTATGGCCGTCCGTTGCCGAGATTTATGAAGTATGCTGGTCCTTACTATGCAAGGCAGCACAATTTGAGTAATGCTCATAGTAACATGAACTTGCTTTGTATGGACCTGGAGCGTTGGGAGCGCGGTGTGCGGTGGCGTAAAGAGCCCGCAGGCAGCTTTGATTGGCATATTATGTACGATCCAGAGGTCTCCTATGACCAAGCAGTCTTTGATGAGATCGAAGCCATTTTCTTGGACTTCAACAAATGCCGCAAGGAACAGCTTGAGTTCGAAAAGAAATGTCGCAACTGGCAATTATATCATAAGGACATCGAGTCGCGTATTACCAAAGAAGAGGCCAAGACATATGAAACGAACTGGCAGGCGATCTACAATGTCTACCGTAACAAGTGCAAGCTGGTGTGTCCTGATGTGAGAGAGCTGGCGAATATTCTTGTAGTGCTTTGCTATGAGAAGTATCCCAATAAATTCAAAAAGTTCTTGTGGCACATGGCCGGCGCTGGTGTGGTCGAAAATATCAAGCCGGTTCCTGTTCAGCTGCCAGTTCACGACCCAAACGGCGAGTATGAATATCTTGGCCAGCGATATAGTCTGGCTGAGCCGAAAATCTATGAAGCAAGAGTAAAATAACAAAGGAGTTTATCATGCTTAATCTATTCAAAAAGAAGAAAACGCAACAGGAAGAACCACCACAGCAAATGGAGTGCCCCAAGTGTGGAGGGACAATGACGCTGACAAATGGGCTGACATATAAATTCCACTGCAGGGGGCAGGAACTCGAAGCTTCAAATGTTACCGCCATGAAATGCGCGAATTGTGACGAGATGATGTTCAGCTGGGACGAGGCTCAACGTATTCAAAGATTCGCTCATAAATCTGTAGGCTGGGAGGATAAATCAGAATGAAGAGGGTTTTTGTCATATTGATTTCCATCTGTTTGATAGGATGTTTGTTGACTGGCTGCGGTACAAAAGAAGACCAATATGGTAATTGGGCTGACAATCATAGTGATGATTTTTATCATATTTTGAACACTTCTATCGTGTACGCCAAGGATACAAAAGTTATATATTATTACATTAGTGGTGGTGCAGGAGCGAGCTATATGGCTCCATACTATAACGAACATGGACAGCTTTGTCGTTATGTTGATGGCGAAATTACGCCAATTGAATAAGTAGGTGTTACAATGAATATAGCTTAGCAGATCCTTTATTGGAAATCAAAACCTTATTCTTTTATTGATACATATTTTGGCTCTTCACTATATTGGTACCAGAAAATTTATCTATGGATGTTTTGTAATAGGAGGTTAAATGGCATATACAACTTTCTACTGCAATGAAAATATGCTGCTTGATCATTGGCAGGACTATCACGAGTCAAATCTGATGTTGCGAAACCTGCTAAAGCGAACTTCACTCTCTCCTATTGAATGCGCCACGATTTATTATGAACGAATGAAAAATCCTGAGTCTGTCAGCTATGACCGCAGCCACTTGATTCAGACGTTCAGCAGAGGCCGTAAAAATAACGCGCCAATACTTGACGTACATCAAGTTGTGCTTTATCAGAAAGATCTGGACTATATTACAGAGGCGCGCCGAAAGTATCATATCAATTACGCACAATTACGTGTTCTGTTTGGGGTGATATTCTTCTGCCGACTGTACGGAAGTGACACCTTTGCCTTGGACACCGAGTTTAAGATGAAACGTTTTGGTGGCTGTTTTGAAGAACAGACAGAGATCATGTATTGCACTGGGAAGAACTAGGACGACGGCTATAATACAGTGCGGGGTATGAAAGAGATCTCTGATGACTATCACCTGCTGAACAGGACCGGCACCGACGACATTGGATGCTTATATCAGTACCCAAATTTTGCTCTTGATAAGAATGATACGATTGCGTACACGTTCAATGTAACGTTTGAAAACAATCGGCTGAATCTAAGCGCCATAGTGCGAGAGTTATTTGACCCGAAGGAATGCTATTGCATCGTGTGTGGCGAACAGTATCACTCAGAAAAACCAAATGCCAGCAGATATTGCAAAGGATGTGCGGCAAAGAAAGAACAAGCACGTCTGGCGAAAATCAAGCGAAAACGCAGCGAATGCACGAAATGAACTTTAGATTCTTAATATATGAAAGGGTGTTGTATATTTCCCTTTCGATTATAAATTACAAAGGAGATTTATTATAATGGTTGAAATTACTAAGCGTGAGGCAGAGTATCTGCGTAAGGTTATCCCCGGTGTCCATATCACCCGTACTGTTCACCACTGGTATGCGGAGGAAATCAAATCTGTGCTGACTCAGCTGCCTGGCAATCCCGAGGCAGAAGAGGCGCTGCGCGAACTGAATCGCACCCAGCGTACCAACACCAATTTTGAGATCTGAGGTGGCGCATGGACGAATTTAAGAAAGCGGACGGCGAGACCTTTGATGAATATATGATGCGGATTGGTGAGGCATGTAGTGAACGTAAGCTGACCTAGGATCAGGCAGCAGAACTGCTGAATGAAGCGACCGGCTCAGACTATGGCGAATGCAGATACCGCAAGACCTATAAGTCGTGGAAAGCTGGTTATGACTACGCTATTGATCACGCCAACGAAGAAACGATCCAGGACGAACTGCAGCGACTGAAGATTGAAAAGATCAAATTACAAGATGAACGCAATGCAGCAAACAAGGTGTATCGCGATGTTGCCCGTGCCGAATCCATCAAAGAATTGATTCTGAAGAACGTTGCTCCGTATAACCCTGATAATTTTCTGAATGTTGTGCAGTACGAAGACAGCGGTCACGATGTGATTGTGTGTTTGTCTGATTTACATGCTGGCGCTGGTATTGATTCTGCGTGGAATAAGTTCAACAAGGATATCCTAAAGGCTCGGCTTGAGAGTTATGCTGCACAGGTGTTCAATATCGTAGCGCGACATGCAGCCGAAAAGATTCATGTGTTGCTGTTGGGTGACCTGATCAATGGGCATATCCATGTTAATACCCGCGTGCAGAACAATGAAAACAGTATTGAGCAGGTTATGACGGCTGCAGAGCTGGTAAGTAATTTTGTTGCTACACTGTACGAGGTATGCCAGCATATTGACGTATATTCTGTGAGCGGCAATCATTCACGGGTGTTCCCCAGTAAAGAGGAACAGGTGGCAGGCGATGAACTTGAGGCACTGATCCCGTTCTATATGAAGGCACGGTTACAAAATCTGGCTGGCATTGATGTCAAGACAGAAAAACTCGATCCGACTTTTGGTGGCTTTAAGGCCAGAAATAGTCTTGTGATGTACGCACATGGAGATAAAGACTCCCCTGCTAATGTCGTTGAGCACCTGACATTGATGGTGAAGCAGCCAATCGACATGGTGTTCCTTGGTCACCGTCACACAAACGGCATGACAACGGTGCATGGTACAAAGGTTATTGAGAGCGGCTGCGTTTGTGGCAGCGATTCCTACGCAATTGGACTGCGCAAGAATGATGTGCCGCAGCAGGCAGTGGCTGTAATCGATGATAGCGGCCTTGAATGTCTGTATGATGTCAAGCTGGAGAAGCCAGCGAAGATAGTAATTTAATAGAGATTTTGATGCCCTGGGCTACGGCCTGGGGCATTTTTATATGTCGCAGGTGACAGCGCCGGTGTGCTGACCAGCCTCATAAGCTGTGTTCGGATGCGTTCGACTCGCATACCTGTACCCACAAAAATAAATTAAAAAGGAGGATTTCAAATTAGAGATGGAAGAAAAATATCACAAAGATTTAGGAGGCGATTACTTCTACTGCTATTCCAGACGGACAGCGCTGTTTGTTCGCGCTATGGGAATTTTTTACGAAGAGATTGGAGAGCACCCGGTAACTGGCTCTGTATATACAAAATTCCGCAAGACGAAAAAACTAAATGAAGTTTTAAAACTATAGGATCAGATCAAATATCGCTTCGATGATATGATGGACGATGGAACGGTGGTGATTGGCTATGGCCAGAGTTGCCGCAGATAAGAAACCGCCTCGTATCAAGGTTCCGCCCTCCTGGAGCGGTGGCAAGTGTATGTGTTGCGGAAAGATCTATGACGTGCGTAAGGGAAATTTCTCAAAAACACAGAGCCAATGGTTTATGGGTAACGATGGGTATCTTCCATGGTGCAATGACTGCCGCGAAAAGATGTTTGAATTCTATGCCAAAAAGTACAACGACGAGGATGAAGCTATCGATCGTCTGGCTATGATGTTTGATACCTATGTCGATGATAAGCTGCTGGAGGCTGCGGAATATTCAAGTACATCTGCACCGAAGATCAACACCTATATGGGTCGTATCAATATGCGTCAGTTTGCAAGTAAATCCTATGATGATGTGATCGATCAGAAGAAAAAGGACGCACTTGCTGCCGGTGATACCAAGGGAACGAAAGTTACTCAGAAAATGATCAAGAACTGGGGGCGTGGTTTGGATGATCAGGATTATCTATTCCTTGAAGATCACTACCAAAACCTTATTACACGCCATGAATGCAAGACAGCCGCACAGGAGATTCTGTTTAAGCGCATCGCAAAGGCAGAGCTTAACTGCGAAAAGGCTGATGCAACTGGTGATACCAAAAAGATTAAGGAGGCCAACGACAACCTACAGAACCTGATGGGGTCTGCCCAGATCAAGCCGAACCAGACGAACGATAACGCACTGGCCGAGACGAATACTTTTGGCACGCTGATTCAGAAATAGGAAGAGGAAGAGCCGATTCCAGAACCGTCGCCAGAGTGGCAGGACGTTGATGGTATCGGTAAGTATTTTAGAGTGTGGGTGCTGGGTACATTGCTTAAGATGTTCAACTTGAAGAACCCATATCAAGACGAATTTGACGAAGAGTTTGAACGATATACTGCTCATAAACCAGAGACAAATGAGGACGATGCCACAGATACTAGCCTCCGCGAAACTATTTTCGGTATTGGCGAAGGCGGTGGTTCCGCATGAGTAAAGAGAAATTAACAGATAAGGAAGTAGCGAATACAAAATCAGAAAAAATAATGAACGCAGTTGCCCTGAGGGCGTCATTTTATAGGGCGAATCCTCAGCGGTTTGCAAAAGACTATTTAAACCTGACATTGAAGCCATTTCAAGAGCTACTATTGTTTTTAATGGTGAGATGTACCGGCTTCTGTTTCATTGCCGCTCGCGGCCTTGGTAAGTCATTTCTAACCGCAGTTTTCTGTGTGATTACATGTATTTTGTGGCCTGGTTCCAAGGTTTGTATCGCCTGTAAAGTAAGAAGCCAATCTATTAGTATTTTGGATGAAAAGATAATGAAGGAGATCTACCCCAATAGTCCCCTTCTACGATCTGAAATCAAAAAGGTCGATATCAACAATCAAAAAGCAGAGATTATATTTAGGAATGGCAGCTATATCAAAGTTGTCACTGCAACAGATAGCAGCCGTGGTAGTCGAGCTACGCTTCTTATCTGTGATGAATATAGATTACTTTCTAAAGATGTTATCGATTTGATCTTGAAGAAGTTCCTGAATATTGTTCGTCATCCTGGATATTTGGACAAGCCACAATATGCACATCTTGCAGAGCGAAACAAAGAATTCTACCTAAGTTCTGCTTGGTTCCAAAACCATTGGAGCTATGAAAAATGTCAGGACTACTTCGTAAATATGATCGACTTTAATAAAAAATATTTCTGCGTATCCTTCCCGTATCAAATGTCAATCAAGAGCGGCTTGCTGTTGAAAGAAGCTGTAGAGGACGAAATGAGTGAATCCAGTTTTTCTGATTTGACGTTTGCAATGGAGAATGAATGCAAGTGGCTTGGTGCTACTGAGGGTGGATTATTCCAATTTGATGACATCAACAAAACGCGCGTCATTGAAAAGGCGTTCTACGCACCGAATCTTTTACTTAATCAGACTGCTATGGACGTGCCGAAAAAGAAAAATGGCGAAGTTCGAATTCTCACCGCCGATATTGCATTGATGAGCAGCCGCAAAAACGACAACGACGCAACTAGTATCTTTTTGAACTGTATGCTGCCAAATAAATCAGGGCGCTATACTAGCAACTTTGTCTATTCAGAGAACGTTGAAGGTATGAGTGCGCAAGACCAAGCACTAAAACTGCGACGGTATTTCGATTACTTCAACTGTGATTATATCGGGGTTGACTGTAGAGGCGTTGGATTACCTCTGGTTGACCTGTTGATGCGCGATATGTATGACCCAGAAACAGGCGAAACGTATCCTGCGATTAGCTGCTGTAACAATCAAGAAATCGCATCTCGCTGTTCTGACAAAAATGCCAAAAAGGTCATCTGGGCCATTATGGGCAGCTCCCAGTTTAATAGTGATGTGGCCATTGGATTACGCAGCGGTTTCCAGCAAGGACGTATCCATCTGCTTCAGAGTGAGTACGGATGTGAAGACCAGCTGCGCAAACTCTATAAAGGCTATGATAAAATGTCGCCTACTGAACGAGCCGCACTGCAGATGCCATATATCAATACCGGGCTTGCTGTAAACGAGCTTGTAAATCTGGGTTACGAAACCGTGAATAACGTTATCAAAGTCAAGGAGAAATCCGGCTGCCGTAAAGACCGCTACTCTTCCCTGTCTTACAACTATTACATTGCGCAGCAAGTTGAACGAAGCATGGAGAAGAAGAATAAAAAACCAACTTCGCTCACGTTTAACTTTAGAGCGCCTGTATTAAAGAAGGGAGGACTGTAATGGCTGAAGATAAAATGCAGAAAAAGGTCCGCGTAACAAATGCCAAAGATGGCAAGACTTCTTATGTAACATATCAGGATCTTGTCAATGGTGTTTATGCGAACCTGTCACATATCGGTATCCGCAATCTGGCATCGAGTACCGACACAAATCCGACGTATACAAAATATACTAAGAATCAGATCGTCACCTATCTTGGCAACCCAGCTAACTATGAGAAGCAGCTACGAAATATGAGTAAATATCTATTCAATATTTCAAACTACTATCGCCGACTGATTCAATATTTTGCGAATATGTCTACATATTCTTACACGATCTCTCCGTATGGACTTGATCGCTCTAAGACAATTAACGCCAATAAATTTAAAAAGGCATATTATTCTGCTGTAACAGCAGTTGAGCTGATGAATATCCCGCACGAAGCCACGAAGATACTGACAATTGCATTCCGCGATGATGTTTACTATGGCTATGCGTGGGAGACGAATGACAGTTTTGCCTTTCAAAATCTTGATGCTGACTATTGCAAAATAAGCAGCATTGAGGACGGCGTTTATAATTTTGCTTTTGATTTTTCTTACTTTGATTCCAACAAAGACAAACTACCCAACTATCCGCCGGAGTTTGAGACGATGTATAACCAATATAAGGCTGACTCGCAGAACTACAAGTGGCAGGAGCTGGACAGTTCTAAGTCCATCTGCATCAAAGTAAACGAGCATGATTATATCCCCATTCCCCCATTTGTGAGTTTGTTTAGTGCGCTTGCCGATATTGAAGACTACCGTGCCATCAGTAAAAATGCAAGTGAGACCAATAACTATAAAGCGCTGGCAATGGAGATCCCAGTGAATGATGCTGACGGCTCTTTCCTGATCGACTATGATACAGCAAAAGAGTTCTATGACATGATGAGTAATGTACTGCCACCGAATATTGGCGCAATTCTTACTCCCATGAAGATCAGTAGCTGGAACTTTGAAAAGAGCGGCGTGAACAGTGACTCTAAAGAGGTCGCAAATGCTGAGGCCACATTCTTTACAGGCGCTGGCGTGAATAAGAATCTGTTCGGCGGTGGCGAAGATCCTTCTGCTACTACCCTGCAGCTGTGTACTGTGAATGACCAGGAGATCGTGTTTGCAGTGATGCGACAGTTGGAACGCTGGATCAATCGCAAGCTTAAGAGCGTTTCCAGTTCTTATAGGTTCCGCCTAAACTTCCTACCAGTCACTCATTATAACGTGACCGAGATGCATGAAAGATATCTCAAGGATGCCACCTATGGTATGCCGACTCGAACCGCCGCTCTTGCAACTACTGGTTATGCGGGCAGCGATTATGAAAATATGACTTATCTTGAAAATGAGATTCTGGGACTTAGTGCTGGTGAAACACCGCTCAAGAGCTCCAATACTCAGTCTGGTTCCGCCGGGGATGAAGGCGGCCGCCCAACAAACGCAAGTAAGGGCGAGGGCCTGTCTGATGCTGGCAATGTAAGCGCTGATAGACAGGAGGCATAAGATGAGTCAGGAGATTTATGAAGTTATCGTACACGGAGCGCACTCTGCCGGGATGGCAAAGTTCCTGACCGACCGTGGTGCTCTGATGCTGCGAATAGACCCAACAAACAAGTATGTTTTTGTATACGATTCTATGTTTGAAAATGCTCTGGCTGAGTTGCAGGTTGCGATTCGCCAGGGCTTTTATTTTGCTGACGAGGAGGTGAAAACAGAATGAATCAACGATATCCGGTTTCTTTTATTAAGAAGGGCGAATACGAATCTTCTGATTTTCGCTTCATTGATGTCAGCATTGATGTAATGCACACTGGAGCAAGCCTCAATAAGACAAGTTTCACAAAAGACGCGATCAACAAAGCAGTACCGACAATCCGTAATACGCCGATCTTGGGCTATGTTGTAGATGAACTTGACGAGGAAGACAAGGACTTTAAAGGACATGAACATGAACTGCGAATCACCGACAAAGACGTGAAGTACGTCTATGCTGGTCAAGCTTATGGTGTTATCCCTGAATCTTGTAATCCTCGCTGGATCGTTAAGGATGACGGCACCGGTATTGAACGGGAGTATTTGCGTGTTGATGGTTTGATTTGGACAAAGTTTAGTGATCCTGTAGATATTTTTACCCGCGATGGTACGAAGAATCACAGTGTTGAGCTGACCGATATGGCTTGTGGCCCCGCAGATAAGAACGGCAACGTTCCTGTGGGGTCTTTTAAATTTGACGGTTGCTGCATTCTGTCTACGACTGATCCGAGTATCAAGCCCGCTATGACAGGCAGCTGCGTTACTGCCAATTTTTCTGTTGAAGATATTACCGCTCAGATCCGCGACCGGCTCTATGAGTATCAAGCAATTCAACAGAACTATACTGCGCAAAATGATAATCCATCCGATGAGGAGAAAGGAGATACAACGCCAATGAATGAAAATGAAAAGAATCCTGCTATGACTGAAAATGCCGTGGCAGAAGGCGCTGTGGAGAATCCTGAGATTGAGACTCCCGCCGCAGAGAATACTGCGACAAAGACCGAATCTGAGGCTGCTCCTGCCGAAAACGCCGCACCTGAAGAAGGTGCAGAAAATGCAACAACTGAGGTTCCCGCTGAGAATACTGCGCCGGCCGAAGAGGGAGAGCCCGTTGCATCAAGCGAATTTACTCTGACCACTGAGCAGCTGCTGAATGAAATCAGCGGCGCTCTGGGCGCATACAAGATCCCGTCTTCTTGGGACCCTGAGAATATGGTTCCCCGCTACTGGATGAATGATGTCCAGGGCGATGAGGTGATCGTGATCGATTGCACCACTTACAACCTGATGGGTATTCCCTACTCTATGAACGGCGACAATGTTGTTCTGGATGTGGAGAACGCCAAGCGTAAGAAGGTGACTTTTGAAGACTGGGACGAGGGCGAGGTCCTGCCCGGCATGAGTGCAGCCTTTACTGAAATCACCAATACAGTCGCTGAGATGAATGCTAAAATCTCTGACCTGACAAAAGAGTTTACTGAAGCATCTGAGACTATTGCCGAGATGAAGCCGAAGCTGGAGGCATACGAAAAGGCCGAAGCTGACGCAAAAGCAGCTGAGATGGAAGCAAAGCGCAACGCTCTGTTTGCCACCTTTGACGAGAAGCTTGGCGCAGATGCTGAGTATATCGCACTGAAGGAGAACAAGGAGATCAGCTACTCCGATCTGGAAACCAAGTGCTATGCGCTGGTTGGCCGCAAGAGTGCTGAGTTTTCTTATGTTCCCAATAAAAACAACAAAGGAACTGTCCGCTTTGGCGTGGGTGGCACCCAGAACGGTTCAGATGTCGCGTATGGTGGTCTGATCGAACACTATCTCGGCAATAAGTAATTTACCAAAAATTAGGAGGTACATAATTATGGCTAATAATAAGCATGCTGTTGTGCGCATTGACAAGCTGGGTGGCACCCTGGATGGTGCTCAGCTGGAGAGTGCTATTTTCTACAAGGAGTCCGATGCTGCTGAGATCGATAATGCTCAGCTGGTTGTTCTGGGCGAGAAGCTGGGTCGCGAGGTCTACAAGGCTACCGCTCCTACCGCAACTTCTACCATTGCTGACCTGTATCTGACCGCTGGCGTTGAGCTGTTCTATGATCAGACCGTGGCACACTATCTGCCCGAGTGGGTCAACGAGGCTGGCAAGCCTGTGCGCGTTTACGCTCTAAATGTTTCCAAGGGTGGCTTCTCTGCTACTGCCGAGGCATTTAACGGCACTCCTGCAAAGGGCAAGTATGTCGGTTTTGCTGCCGATGACACCAAGATCCAGATTCAGGAGGCTGCCGATGATAAGACCTTTGGCTGCATTGACTTTGTTGAGACTGTTGGTTTTGGCGATGGTCGCTATACCTACTACATGATCACCCTGAAGTGATTCCGAAGTTTTAAGAAATCAACATAAAGCCGTCCGTTTAAAGCGGGCGGCCATTTTTTATTATAGGAGGTTTATACCATGGCTATTGATTCTAATCTGGTCAAGCTGGCTCTCGATGGCTACAAGGGCCACGTTGCTGGTGATTATTCTGTGAACGACACCCAGGAGGCTCTGCGTAAGGCTCTGGTTGAGGCAAATGGCGGTTCCACTAAGCTGGACATTAAGGCTCTGCGTGACGGCAGCTGCTCCAAGGTGTTTGCCATTGTTGAAGAGCTGGTCAATGTTATTTCTGAGGAAGGTCTGAAGGGCGACGAGTTCTTTATGAGCATGGTCGAGGATCGCAACCTGGCTTTGGGCGACACTCCAAAGTTCCACATCGAGAAGGAGTGCCTGTTTGCTGTTGCCGATATTGCCGAGGGTACTCAGGGCGTGCGCCGTCAGCGTCTGGAAGCCGGTACTGACATTACCGTCAATACTCAGCTGCACGCTATCAAGATCTATGAGGAACTGAATCGTGTTCTGGCTGGCCGTATCGATTTTAACAAGTTTGTTGATATCGTCTCTAAGTCCTTTACTAAGGATGAGCTGGATTCTGCATACGCCGCATTCGTTGGCATGTTCAGTAAGCTGAATGCTCCCTACATCGAGACTGGCTCTTTTGACGAGGACAAGCTGCTGGATCTGATCGAGCACGTTGAGGCATCCACCGGCGAGACTGCCGTTATTGTTGGCACCCGCAAGGCTCTGCGTCAGATCAAGACTGCCGTTGTGTCTGATTCCGCCAAGGAAGATATGTATGCAATGGGTCACTTTGGCCGCTTCAATGGTACTGAGCTGATTGCTGTGAAGCAGCGTCACGCTACCGGCACTACCGATTTCATCCTGGATGACAAGACCCTGTACGTGTTTGCTGGCGACACCAAGCCCATTAAGCGCGTTACCGAGGGCGATGTTACCATGCTGATGGGCACCCCGATGAACAACGCCGATATGAGCCAGGAGTTCCTGATGATGAAGCGCACCGGCATTGCCATTGTGTTTGACCGTGACTTCGGCGCATACAAGATGGCCTGATCGATAATTTGAGTTGAATGGCGGTGGGGCAATAGCCCTGCCGCTTCTTTTATTAAATAGGAGGAACGAATGGCAAGACGTACAACTAAGACTACCGCCGCAAAAGCCACTGCACCTGTAGTGACTGAGCCCGTAGTCGAAATCACAAACGAGACCATGGTGGAGTGCCGCAATGGCACAGCTGGCAATCTGATCTATAAATCCACCTTGAATCCCGGCTATACCGTTGAGTGGGAGGCTTTTGGCGATGTTCAGGAAATGGAGTATCGCGAGCTGGTTTCTATGCGCGGTAATCAGCGCCGGTTCTTTGAGGAGAATTGGATTTTGATCGATGATCCCGCCATTATCAAGAAGCTTGGCGTTGAGCGCTATTACAAAAATAGTCTGGCCACCGACAACTTCAATGACGTGTTTACAATGCCCGCCGATGAGATTAAGAAGATCGTCCCGACACTGCCGGGCGGCACCAAGGATGCGATTGCATCTGAGGCTAAGAAAAAGATCGAAACCGGTGAGCTGGACAGCCGCAGTGCGATTAAGGCACTGGAGGACACCCTGTCTGTTGAGTTGGAAGACACAATTTGATGTAAAGGAGGCGGGTCATGGCAACCACTTTTGAAAGTATCTATGCCCGCTGTCGTGGGCGCATTCGAGATTATGATAAGGAAGGATATACTGACGAGATGTTTGCAGACGCAGAAAACGACCTGCTTCAGGCCGCCATTGATGATTTTGCGGACATTTGTGTGCAAGACCTGACTGACTATGATGATGAGCTGCAGCAGTTCAATGTTACTCTGACCCGCAAGGAACAGAGTATTCTGGCGTTAAGCATGATTGTGCATTGGCTGGAGCCGTATGTTTATAACTCTGACGCTTTGAAGAACGCTATGAGCACCAAGGACTTTTCTTTCTTCTCCCCTGCTAAGCTCCTGGAGCAGATGAAAGACCTTTTGGCGCAGTCGCAGCGTAAATTGACTGCTGAGATGAACTTGTATTCCTTTAAGTCAAACAGTGTTTCTGAATGGACACAGTAAGGCGGTGGGATATGACAAGATCTCAATATAGAGCTATGCTGAAACAGGATGGAGAGACGCAGCGCGACAGGGTGATCAATAAGGCACTCCACGATACGCGCTTTTTAGCACCAGTCAATCCTTCTTATAAAGAAGTGACGATAGACGACGTACCCCGCTGGGTGAATATTATATCGTCTACTGTTACAAACCAGAAAATATTCCGCACCAGACCTGGTGAGGATTTTGAGATCGGCAGCATTATGTACTGGGGTAAGAGCCACTGGCTGATTACTGAACGTGATGCAGACGATGAAATCACCGTGCGCGGCCGCATTCAGATCTGCCAGAAACAGATCGTGTGGCAGGACGACCAGACAAAAAAGATCGTATCTCTATGGGCAACTGTGGAAAAACCGTATTACTCCAACCTGAGTGAGAACAAGGTGATGAGTTATTCAACTCGTGAATTCCGTATTCAAACTCCGTTCGACGAGTATTCTGCCCGTCTGAACATTGGAAAGCGGCTGATGTTGGAGATCGTCAATGGAGAACCAAAGACCTATCGAATCACGTCGATTGACCAGATGACTGGCCGAATTGACTATGATAATGACCAGATCGGGTTCCTCTCGTTTAACGTTGAACAGGATCTTTACAACGCAGAAACAGACAATGTAGAGAAAATGATCTGCAATTATGTGCCTGAAGATGCTTCCGATAACGTGGAAATCACCTATCCTGACGATAACATCGTAGACGACAGAGTGCTTTCGATAGAGTTTACAGGTGAACCATCCATCCCAACTGGTGGTTTTGGAAAACTGTTTACTGCAAAAATCGATGGTGAAGTATATGACAATGCAGAATGGACGCTTACCGGCGATTGTACTCCTGCGGGAGTATGTTTCAAAGGCGGTAATACGATTACGACCGGTGCAAAATGCAAGATCACTTGTGTGGATGATTCTAAGTTGATTGGACAAGTCGTGGTACTGACGGTTAAAGCAGCCGGCCTTACCGAAAAGATCGAATTGGAGGTGATCTGATATGAATCTCGATGAGATCGGAGTATTCAAAAATCGGGTCGTTTCCAAGTTGATCAATGACGAAAATGTCCTTGATGTCCTATTGGGCAACACAGATGATATCGACGATCCCGAAACTCTTCTGCTTGGTAAGAATGGGTCGGGTGAAGGTGGATGCGTGTTTAAGTATGAATATGTTCCAGATACACAGGAAAACTCAAAAACATTTTTGTGTGTTGAGGTTGTGCCAGAACAAACCAGCGGTGATTCTATTACGATGATGACTATTTACGTGTTTGCATATTGCAGTAAAAACCTTATGCAGACATATCACCGGAAAGGACAAGCTGGGACACGCATTGATATTTTGGTCAGTGACATTGATAAGCTTCTGAATGGAAACAAAGAATTTGGAATTGGACCGCTTGAATGGGCTGGAAGCAGCATCTATAAGCCGGCGCAGTGCTATTACGGACGAATGCTTGTTTATCAGGTTGGCTCTTTTAGGAGGGCTCGCTGATGAGAAAAATTTCGTATCTTGATCATCTGAGCCCATATGGCGTGCAGCTAAAAAATGTTGGGCGAATCCACTCCCCTTTTTTGAAAGATATTTTGAAGATAGGTTATACCCAGTATCAATACGCGCTGACCTTATTTTTATATACCCCAGAAAAATACTACCATGATGCGGCAACTATGATGAAAATGCCAGACATCTGGGAGCAAATGACAAGCGAACAAAAAGCAAATATTACGATGTTTGATATTCTTACATCGACAGACGAATCCAGAGCCGAACTGATCTCGGCCCTGGGTCTTTTTGTTTCTGGGGAATTGGAGTGGGACGAGCAGTATCGAGCAATTTTTATCAACAAAGAAAATAGCGGCAAAAAAGGATTCTCCGTTGGTGGCTATATCGACAGAAACAACTATTCGACCGTAACAAAGATTTGCTTACAGATGGTTGATATCGATGAAAGCGACATCCCTGAAGAAGCTCCAAAATTCAAGACTGAAAAAGATCGCTTGTTTTATGAGAAGTTCCAAAAGAAGAAGAAAAAGTTCAAACAAACAAAAAAGGCAGACCCGAATTTCGAGCTGCCGAACATGATTTCTCTCTTATGTACTTTTCATCCAAGTTTGAATTATTCAAACATCTTTGAGCTGACAGTTGGACAGATACGAGATACGTTCTCCCAGCTATTACGCGCAAAACAACTAAATATCGCTGAAATGAATTACTCCGTTTGGGGCGGTAAATATGACCCCTCGAAATGGATAGAGCGAATTGACAAAGAAAACGAAACTATAGGAGGATAACAATTATGGCTAACAAGAATGCAAATTTCGCCAACCGCGAGGTCGCCGATCTGATGCTGGTCGACTACTCCACCAAGAAGCTGTTCCTGAATGTTGACTGGGCTAACGTCACTTCTACCTCTTTTGAGGGTGACCGCGTGTTCGCAACCGGCGGCCAGGGCGCACCTAACCGCGTGCAGTTTGACGGCTCTCGTACCGGCACTCTGACCATTGAGGCACAGGTCTACCCTGTCAAGGTCTTCCAGATGCTGTCCGGTAATGATCTGGGCACTACCGCAAACTTCCTGAAGCGCGAGAAGGTCACCTGCACTGAGGCCGGTAAGCTGACCATTTCTACTGCTGCTGGCACCACCGCTATTCAGGTCTTTAAGGCTGATGACGATCTGGGCACCGAGGTCACCGCTACTGTTACTGAGGGCGGCACTGAGGTTACCGTTGCTGAAGCAACCGAGAAGACTGCTTACATTGTTTATTACTACGCAAAGCAGGCAGCAGCTCAGGTTGTGCACCTGGATAGCCGTCACTTCCCCAAGGCTTATCGCGTCGAGGGTTCTATTCCCTACAAGACCGAGAGCGACGACATCATCGAGGCACATCCCATCTGGTACAAGGCTGCTCCTCAGGCCGGCTTCGAGCTGTCTTGGCAGAACACTGGCGATCCCGTCTCTCTGACCATGACCTTCGACGTTTTGGCCGACGAGAATGGCGACATGTTCTCTTTGATCTTCCCTAACGAGGGCTGATACATAGCATTTACACGAGGCAGAGTCTTTCGGGGCTCTGCCCCTTTTATGAGCGCACCAACAGCATGGCAACTACTGTACTGCTGGCGCGTTGATATGAGGAAACTCACAAATAAAAAGAACACCCACACAGCGGACCAGCTCTCTAATTTGCATAGAGGCTTCAGTAAAAACTCGGACAGATGGCACCGCTTACGCCCGGCGCTGGCTTACTTTCATAGCAAACAAGACAATGGCTGTCAAATCAGCTACAAAACCAACGATTTCTCGCAGAGTCGCAAAGTTAATCTCCATAGGGTCCTCCTTTCTACCAGCAGCCGAACTACTGGATTTTCGGGAAGCCCCTATGATAATGTCCACATGTTTAAATAAGCCCCAAAAGGGGTGTGCAGGTGTTCTTCAAGTTTGAATTTTACCACATCCAGAGAGAAAAAGGAAGTGTTACATATAAAAATCTTAGCTTTTGACCAGGCGCTTGGTAAAACAGGCGTTTGTACTTTAGATGGCAACGCTGTCTACCATTCGTTGATTGACCTGAGCAAAACCAAAGATGTTTTGGAACGCTCGGCAATGATGCGCCAGATGATCCAGAGTCGTATCAAGAACAATCACCCGGATCTTGTAGTGATTGAAGATGTTGCGCTGCAAAGCTCGCCCAAAACATTGATCCAATTGGCGCAGTTGCAAGGAGCGATCATTGGCGTATGTGAGTTAAATAATATTCCTTATGAAATTATCAAGCCATCTGAGTGGCGAAAGATATTGGGATTTAAACAGGGTCGAGTAAAGCGTGCGGAATTAAAACAGCGGGCCATCGACTATGTGAAAACCTGTTATGGAGAAGATGTTTCGTCTGATGAAGCTGACGCGATGTGCATTGCGACAGCTGTAAAGATGGAACTTGAAAACAATAAATTAAATCAGGAGGACTAATACTTATGGATGCAAAGAATAATCTGACTTTGGCTGAACGAATTTTGTTTGTTGACAGCGTGGTAAGCCTGTCTGAGCGCAATGGACGTTACGAGCCGGCGCTGTATGACTACGCTTTCCGAATTACAACACTGATCATGTTTACTGGTCTTGAAACTGAAGAGCTATCACAGGACCAGATGAGTGAGCTGGCTTTCTCTGATGAAACGACCAAGTTGATGAATGAGGCTCCGCGCAAGTATATTCTGACTACACTGAACAAGGCTTGCCGCGAAAAAATCGAGATTGCCCGCCAGCAGTATATGGCCGCATTTGAAGCCGCAGCAAAGAACCAGCCGTTTGAGCAGTTGATGCAGTTGGCCGCCGAGGTACTGAGCGGCATTGGTGATCAGTTCGACATGAACAAAATGATTGAAAAAATCGCTGAAGAAAATCTGAAGAAACCGGTAGAGAAAGATAACTATAGCGTCAAAACTCCTGAAGGTATTATGCTCGATGGTGCTCCGTCAATTGATATGGCAGAGCTTATTTCTGCGGCCGCTGAAGGCAAGGAGTAAACTATGGGGAAGAAATCATTCAATACCGTTGAGGGGCTTCAGCGAGAAATTATGAAACGGGCAAATAAAGCTCTGAAAAATGAGGTTAAAGATTATGTGGAAGATAAGATGAAATCTCATGTAGAGCAAGATGTTTATGCAACCTATTCCCCTGTTGAATATGAACGTCGTGAAACCAATGGCGGATTATTGGATGATTCAAATATCAGAGATGTTGTACATGGTCGCGTTTTGACCGTGTATAATGAAACTCAAGTTGAAGGTCCTCGCCTTGCAAACCATAAAGAATATCATAATCCAGATGGACTCCCCCGCTTGCTTGAAAGTGACAACATACGAAATCCATGGACACACAAGCGCTATAGGTGGATGAAACCACGTCCGTTTATGACGAACACTCAAAAAGATATCAATAAACACAATAAAGATATCGTAGATATGGTTGAGCAGCGGATCAATCACGACAATACAAAATAATCAAAAAGATGAGCAGACTTATTAAAAGCCTGCTTTTTTTAGATTCGGAGATTGGTTGCTCCAGAAGGAGGAATAAAACATGGCGAGAGAACCAGAATTGAGCATCAAAGTTAAGGTTGACCCGCAAATCAATAAGGCGAAACTTGAAGAAGATGTACGGGCGCAAGTCAGCAATATAAAAAAATTACCTGCTGTCCCTATTACGCCTGATGTATCTAACTTACAGGACGAAATTGAAAAAGGATTAGGTGGACCTTATAGTGTTGATATCGAACCAAATCTTGAGAAAAACTTAACGCAACAGATTAACGACGAGATTACTGCCGCACAAAATGGCGCTCAACAAATTAAGGTCAAACTAGACGTTAAAGAATTTGGCAATGACCTTTCAAAGCAACTAAAAGAGCAGCTTCGTGGTGTAAATCGCACTCTTTCTAATTATCTAAAGGAGATGCAAACTAATCTTGCACTTGCTAATAAAGCCACGTATGGACTTTTTGGTGGTGGAAATCGAGATGTAACGGTTGATAGTATTTTCAATGAAATCTCAAAAAAGGATATTAAAAAAGCGCAAACACTAAATCGACAGTTGAATGATATTTATTCCGAAATGCCGAAATTAAAAGAAGCGGGCAAGATTTCAGCAGATAGTGATATAACTTCAATTGATCAAATGAGTAAGGCGCTGATCAATCTTAGCAACTCTCTTTCTTTGATGTCCAAAGCATGGGACGAAGCGGATGAATCTGTTTATAATAGCACATTCAAAGATTTTGAAAAGACATATGATTCTATAAAAAATGCAATTGTTCAATTGGAAGAGTTGTATAATGCTCCTGGTGCATTAAAAAATCTTAACATCAAAGGTTCTATCTTGAAAAATTTTATTGATAATGCAAAAGGCGGCCTTGAAGATATCTCTAATCTCAGAGGTCAAGGTGGAGATTATTCTGTTTTTTCCAAGTCAGTAGAAGATTATCAAGACTTATTAGATTATGCTTCGACATTCACTCATCTTAATGATTTAATCGGGCAATCAATCGATCGTTCTAAAAAGGAAATAGATGGGCTAAAAAAATCCGAGCAAGAATCTATTGGTGCTGGCATCCCTATTGATTCATCTGTTCTCGATGAGAATACAAAGAAAATCATTCAATCTATTGGCGAAGTTAGTGCCGCAATGGATGATTTAGAGAGTAAGTCTAAAAATTTTTCAAACAATCTTACTGTTGAAGTTGATAAACATGTTGACAATATTGAAGAGAAGGTAAAACAGCTAAAGACTCTAATTGATGTCTTACCGAATGGTCAAAAAAATACTCCCGGTGATTCCAAAGGGCAAGAAGATCCTACAGATGGTACAGCCGGGACCAAAGACGGCTCATCTTCTGTTTCTATTCGTGGTAAGGTTGTTATAACTAATGCCGATGTATCTGTTGATGTCAAAGATCCGGTTCAAATTCCTGGTGTTGTCGTAGTTGATTCTGATGGCGTTCAATTTGGCAATACAGAAGAATTGCAAAAAAATGTCGATTCAATTACATCTGCAAAAAAAGCATTACAAAGTGTCGTTAATAAAACTGAGAGCTATGTATCGGAAATAGCTGAACTCGGTCCAGCATTTCAGTATGTAGCGCAGGAAGTCGATAATTTAAGTCATTCACTAGAGAATCAAATTGCTGATTTTACTCGCATTTCTGAACTGACAAACAATTATATCGATAAATCTAATTCTATTAAAATCGATACCTCCACTATCGCGGTCACTGGTGAGCCGGCCGCAATTGATGGTAAGGTTATTTTGAGTGCTGATGATGTTGTTGCACCCGAAACACCAGTAGATATCAAAGGCCATGTTACTCTTGAGGCCACAGATATAACTCCTCCGAAGACTCCGGTTGAAGTTAAAGGTAAAATTGTCACAACGACTACTGATACCGAGACGAAAGACAAAAATAAGAAATCGCAAGACGACACTGGAAAGTCAGAGCTTATTGAGTTGAAAGGTAACCTCAAACTTGAAGACAAAGATATTGAGCGACCTGATCCAATAGTGATGAATGGCAAAGTAACTGTCACAAAAGACAACATCAAGTTACCAGAAGGCGGTATTGATGTTAAGGGTAATCTGATTCTAAAAAACGCTGAAATTGCTAATGCCATTCGAGATGCATCCGAAAAAGCTTCTAACCCTAAAGATACTACTAAAACAGCTTCTACTAATAGAAAATCTTCTACATCTCGCCGTGGTTTGATTAGTGACTTAATAACAGTCAATAAAAAAATCGCTGAGACAATGAACATGCTCAACGATGTTTCTGAGGATGAAGTCGGCACCATTAAAAAGCGTCTTGAAAATTTAAGAGCAAATCGTGATGAAATCGTAAAGCTGTTAAACGACACAAATACAGATAACGACAAATGGTATGTTGATCGAAAATTCCGATATGCTAATAAAGAAGTAGACTATACTCGACTGCGTCATGCAGATTCTAAGAGTGTAAAAGAAAGTCAAGAAAATATTCAAGCGGCTCAGAATGAAAGAGACAAATATAATAACGAAAAACTTTCTGCTTATCGCGCATATAGAAATGAACAAAATACATATAAGTTAAAGAAAGCACGTCTTGGAGAAGATGAAAATTCTGATGAAGCAATAGCTGTAAAAAATGCGATTGATGAATTAGATGAGAAAAAAAATGCAACTTTAAATTCGATGAAATTAACGATCCAAGAATATACTGATTTAATGGATCAAATGGGAAAAGAAGATGCTGAAGTCGAAGAAAAAGTCGATCGCCAGATCTCCATTATAAAGGCCCATGAAAGTAATAAAAACAAAGTTGCACAAACTACTCGTGGCAAAAAGATCACTGATCAGTTGACAGAAGCACAAAAGACTTACGGTACTGTTGAAGAAGCTAATGCAGCCAATAAAACCCCTACCGCCATCCAAGAAGCTCTTCATGTACAACAACAGCTCGTTGATGAAATTGCAAAAGCTACTGCTGGCACAGAAGAATATAATAATGCGGTTAAAGCAGCAGAAGATAATTGGAAGAATGTTATGATTGCTATAAATTCTTCTAAAAAAGTAGAAAACGATCTTGTTTCAGCAGTTGATGTTATTCGTAAGAGATTTGCTTTACTTAAAGAAGAGGTCTCCCAGAGTTCCAATAACGAGTTAAAAGACGAGATCGCAAAAATCGAAAAACAAGCTGCAGAACTTGCATCTAAGAACCCAGCCGAATATGATAGCTATGCAAGTGATCTTTTGGCTTTGAAGCAAAACACTTATTCTGTTCAAGCAAAACATACCCTGTGGCGCAAAGGCTATAAGGGGCTTGAGAAGAAGGGTAATAAAATTGCTCAAGGTGTTGAAATTGCACGACAGATGCAGCAAGATGGCACTCTTAAGGATGTTGATTTTAAAAACATTGATGAACTGATTGCAAAACTCAATAAGCTTCCTGCTCAAACCGGTGAATACGCTAAGACTCTGGAAGAAATCATCCCCATTTGGGAAGAGATAAAGATAAAGGTTGATGCTGTAAACGATGCTGAAAATAAAGCTATAAAACAAGCTAGTGCTCGAATTGCAGGAGCATCCGCAGTGAACAAAGCTATGGACTCCAATCAGTCTTTGATTGGGAAAGTAAAAAGCAATAACGGAACAGATAAAAACTTTTATTCTCAATTAAAAGAAAAACAAGACAAGTTAAGCAACTTACTTACCAGTGTCGAGGGAGAAACCGATCCTGTACAAGCTGCAAAAACATAGGCCACAAGTAATTTAACAAAAACAGCAGCTAGTGACATCAATTCTATCACTGATGCACTAAACGCGCTTAATAATGAATACAGTGAAGCAACACAAGAAGCCAAAAAATTTAATGCAGCCACTTCGCAGGAGCGTTCGTTTAATAAAGCGTCTACTGAAGTTGCAAATTTGAAATCAATGATCCATGATTACCTTGATGCAAATAAAAAACTTCAAGGTACAGACACAGGAAAAGGATTTTATGAGCTATTAAACGCTTTAAATAGCAGTGATGCACCTGCACGAATTGGCGAACTAAAAAAGAGGTATGCTGAACTTCGTGCTGAGTCAAAACAACTTGGACTTGAAACAGAAACCTTAGTTGATAAGTTTGAAAAGCTTTTTGGCCAGCATCTGAGCACCATGATCACCATGGCCGCTTTGCACAAGATGCAAGACGCTCTGCGGATCGTATATCAGAATGTAGTTGAAATCGATACAGCTGTTACAGAATTGCGCAAAGTCAGTGAATACGCCGGCAAATCTCTTGAAGAGTATATGGGTCGCGCGTCTGAGCAAGCACAAAAGCTTGGTGTTTCGATTAGTGATTACATCAATTCGACTGCTGATTGGAAGCGCCTCGGTTATTCTGATGAAGATGCCGAGAATATGGCTACCTACTCTACCCTGCTCAAAAACGTGGGAGACGGAATTGATGACGTTAACACCTCGTCTTCGTATCTAATTTCGACATTGCAAGGCTTTGGTTTACTTGCTGACCAGGCAGAGGACGTTGTTAATAAAATTGACGCTGTAGCAAATACACAACCTGTTACCGCAAAAGACCTTGGTGAAATCTTAACTCGTAGTTCTGCTGCAATGGCGGCCGCAAACAACACGCTGGAAGAGACGCTTGCATTGGGCACAGCCGCAAACTCTGTTATTCAGGACGCTGACTCTGTCGGCACCATGCTGAAGACTCTGAGTATGTACCTGCGTGCAGCCAAGACTGATGCTGAAAATGCCGGCATTGAAGTCGATGGTATGGCAAACTCTGTATCTGAGCTTCGTAGCGAACTGAAGTCTCTAACCGGCGTTGACATCATGCTGGATAGTAAGAACTTTAAGTCTACTTATCAGATTATGAAGGAGTTATCCCAGGTTTGGGGCAGCCTTTCTGATATTACTCAGGCCAATGTCACAGAAATGATTGGCGGCAAACGCAATTCTAACGCTGTCAGTGCTATTTTGAACAATTTTAGTGTAGCAGAATCCACAATGGAATCCGCTGCAAATAGCGCAAACGTCGCATGGGCTGAGAATGAAAAATACCTTGATTCTATCCAGGGTCGTCTTGCTCAGCTTGACGCATCTTTCCAAGCTCTTTCTACCGATGTACTTGATTCCGATCTGGTCAAGACTGTCGTATCTCTCGCAACTGGGCTCACAAAAGCCGCAGATGCAATGATCAAATTTACTGGCGCTATTCCAATGGGCGCTGGTATCGCAACCTTTATCACTCAGCTGGGTAAACCCAAAATGACGGGTTTCACGATTGTGCCCAGCAATACTCCGGGTGGTGACACGGAACAAGCCTGTTGCTCTTATTATATTAAGTGCTGCAGTACGAGGGAGTATTTAGTAAAACCGACGAACATGGCAGCGTAAGCTGTGGCGAGTTTGGGTAATTCTCGTCCGGGAACCGAAAGGAATCCGCAGGCAAGCTCTGCATGTGCCTACATTATTATAACAGGCACTGCCAGAGACGCTTCAGAGAGCATAATGTCGGAGTGGAACTACGTGCATAACAGCGCCGCAGGTTCACTATGGGGTGCTCCAAATCACTACTGCGTATGGCATTGCTATAACGCTGTAGACAAAATTACAGGTGGCCTCTCCCCTGCCGTCAAAAGTGGAGAATAAAATTTGACAGAAGAGTTATTATATGATAGTATCAGGAGGCAAATATGGACGAAGAGATGCGACAGCTCTGCGAAAGAGTTTGCATTGAATACTGTGAAAACGGAATTGTTTCGGAGGATCTCTACAAAACATTTATGAAGGCGCATAGCAACCTTCGTTATCCAGATATGGAGAAAGCCGACACCTTTATGCGTAATTTCATTGATCAGTATATCAAAGAACATGATCTTCCTTGGCGATGTAATCGCTATCTTTATGGAGAAGCTTATGGATTTAAGATTTTTACTGAGATTGATGAGTTACCAAAAAAAGTACAAATTCTTTCTGTATTTTAAAGTCATTTAATCGGAGGAGCAAAAATGTCTGACGTTATAGCTTTTACAATCAAATATGATAAAGTTGTAGATCAATTGATTTTTCCATGTGTTCTTGCACATAATGGGATTATATTGAAAGCTAACGCGTTAATCGACACTGGTGCTATGGCGAGTTATATTTCGAGTGACTTATCTATGATTTTAAATCCAGTGAAGACAGGACAAGAGACTAAAGTTGTTACCACTCAGTTCGATGGTATTTATCCTATTGTAATGGTGGAATATCTTGGTGTACCTAAAAAAACTATTTTCGACAAATGCAAATTTATAGTCAAACCTTTTGCTTCCAACAATTTCAATCTTATTCTTGGTATGGATTTTCTTAATAAGGGAGATTTTGCAATTAGTCGAATTGACAATCGTACAACAGTTACAATTCGTCGTCCATCTATATCTGCTATAGAATGTCAAAATATAGTTGATGAGAAAGATATTCCGCAATTGATAAAAACGATGCGCAATCTTCCAATTAACACCATTCGCATTGACAACTAGAATGGTTCTGGCTATAATAAAAGTACAATCGCGTATCAAAAATATACGGAGGTATTATATTATGCCAAGACCAAAAGGAAGCAAGAATAAAGCAAAGGTTCTCGATGGCGTTGATTACGCAGCGCAGATCGCTGAGAAAAATACTGCCGCAGAATCTCTTGCTGAAGAAATCGCAGCACTCGGCACGAATATCGCCGCGCTGAATGCTGACCGCAAGGCCAAGGAAGTGGAACTGAAGAAACTCAATAAAGAGATTGCAAAACTCGAAAAGAAAAAGGCTGATGCTGACGCAAAGATTACGGCAGAGCTGAACCGCAAAAAGGCAGAGGATATTGTTGCCAACGCACTGGCCAGCGGTATGACTGCTGAAGAAATCACCGAACTTCTGAAATAACTGCTGTGCAGCCATCATAATGAACAAGCCCGACTTCCCTACTACTGGGAGGCCGGGCTTTTGCTATTTTTATAAAGGAGAATTATTATGAAGATTGAAATTGAAGCAAAAGAACTCACTGCCCTTCTTGATTACATTAAAGAACAGAGAAAACCTATTGGAAACGCTGATGATTTGGCGAAAGTAATCAAAGAAAAATTACCTGAAAAGACAAAGAAGCTAATGGAATCAAGTGAACGATTTGTAAAAACTTCTTCGATCAATTCAGGCAATTCAATCAACTGGAGGTGTTAATTTTCGTAGGTTAACACTCCAGCCTTTTCCAAGACAGATAAGATGATGTTATTGGATGCAGCAATTGCGATAGCCACAGATTCTGTCAGAATTTCATCTTGATCCTTATTGCTAAAATCAATAGATTCAATAACATGCTTTATTTCTTTATCTGTTTCCTCAGAAAGAATCTTATTAAACTCTTCTCTAGTCATTGTAACCTCCTCCTTTCTCCTAGTCTCTATTTAAGTCTACCATAAAAAGACAAAAAGTAAAGAGCACCGCAAGCTTAAAAATCACTCTTACAGTTATTACAATGCCACTGTTTGCCGAGCTTTGGAGACGCAACACCAAGCGCGTAGATTGACACACCACGAGCGACACCAGAGATTTTTTCTGTATTCATGGAGTGACAATAGGGGCATTCGACGCGGGGGTGTTTTGCGGCATAGTACGCATCGATCTGACGGTGGAGTTCGATGGACTCTTGGAGCTCTTTGTCTTTTTGAGCTTGTTCACGAGCGAGGCAGCCTGGGTCTGCTTGTTCTCGGAGGTAGTCTCTGTACCAAAGAAGGAAGTAATAGTTTAAATCTCTATAATTTGTGGTTGTTCCCTTTTCGGTTTTTGTCCAAAATCTTCCTTTGCTGAATTTTTTATAACTTTCAGCTATAGACAAATCTTCTTGCAAAATTTGATCAATCATATATGCATATACAACTGATTCATAAAATTGTTTTTCATCTTTTAATTTTTGATCTTCATTTAGATAAGTATACTGAGGATTTTCTCTGTAAATTCTTTTCCCTTCGTTCACAATTTGGAATTTTTCCCAAAAAGTAAAATTCAGATGCCCAGAATCTATTTTTTCAAAAGGAACATCATACTTCATCTTACCAAATTTCATGATTCTACCTCACTGATAAGTGATTTTGGCTGACCACCGATTTCATTATACGATACGACAATAAATAAGTCAATGAAGGAACTTGGAAATGGATTTGATGGGACGCTTTCTAAAGCTATTGAAAGTTCAAAATTGGCATCCGGGAAACCAAAATGGCTACAAGACTATATGCTTGCAGGCGATTTTAAAATTGGGACAATAAAAAAGGTAGACGAGAAAAATCTTATTGATGATGAAGCTGATGCTAATCTTCAAAATTTTGCAGCACAACTTGCTACTCTTGATAAATCTGCTCAGAGAGTGATGTTTAAAGTCACCGACTTAAATGAAAATGTTGCTACAACAACAAAACGCCTTCTTGAAGCAACCGCTGCCGGAAAGCAGATGAACTCTGTTCTTTTTGAGCAGACTGCAACATCGTATCAGGCCAAAGATGAAGACGTTGCGAAGCTGATGGATGTTGGTTTTATGAAAAAGGGTGGTAAATACGCTCTACCTGATTTTGATGCAGCTGTTCAACAAATCAACGGTTGGGCCGCTGCGAATAAAGACGCAGATAGAGTGCAACGTTTGCTTAGTGCAGGAGTTCTTGAACTTGGACAGAATGGATTGCCGCAGCTTAGTGCCGCGTTTATGAAAGATGTTGCTGCGAGAAACAAAGAAATTGCAGCTACCAAAGAACAAATAACAAACCAAGTTTTCTTGAATGATGTTCTGCAAATGGGCAAGCAGATCCTTGCTAGTTTAGCAATTAGTGCACTTATCTGGGGAGTTCAAGCTGTTTATAAGCATTTTACGGAGATCGATGAAAAGATAGCAGAGATTGCGAGTGATTCTAAAGAGCAGGCAGAATCGCTGACCAAGGCACGGACTTCCCTTGCAGATATCGTCAAGCGATACGAAGAAATTGGAAACAAAACAACCCATACCGCAGAAGATACTGCAGAACTTAAATCACTACAGGAAGAGTTAACTGAGACCTTAAAGGATCAGCCTGGTATTGGCGAGGATATGCTAAAACAGGTTAATCTTCAGAATGCCAGTTACGAAACACAGCTTCAGTTGTTGAAAGATATTGAGAAGCAGCAACGCGAGAACGCACGGCCTGATCTTGAAAATAATGTTGAAGATCAGGGGAACCTGCTTGTTGATGCTTACAAGAAAAAGGGCGAAGGTGTCATTATTGGCGCAAATGCTGAGGAGACTGAAGTTGCTCAGAAATTAGCAAACGATGGTTTTGGTGAATTTAATCAGGATACTAGTTATTTCAAATTTAATATCGATCCTGATGATCCAAAGGCGATTGCTGAACTATATGACGATTTAACCAAGGAAATAGAGAACTTGTCTGATACGTATAGTTCGGAAAACCTTTCCATGTTGAAAAAATGGCGTACAACATTAAAACAGTATGTTACAAATTATAATGATGCTGTTGATCAACTCCATGATAATAACCTCCCAGACATTGTGAGTGAAAACCTGGAAAAGTTGACAAATCAAAAAAATGCTCGTAACAACACCTTTACTCCTGTTGAAGAGATGTCTTTTGATGACGAGATCAAGAGCACAAAAGAATATACGGAAGCCTACAAGAAATTGCAAGAAGCGAAAAAAGCCGCATATGAAGAAGGCGCTGGAAAGTACGGCAATGTTAATAATCTGACACGAGATCGCATTGAATGGACAGACGAAAATAAGAAGACTTATTCCGCTTTCGCTGAGGAACATCCAGATGATGTAGCTGGAGAATACTCTACTGTTTTAGGCACATCAGAGGATATCGATGGACATGAAGTCGCTTTTACCCCGATGCTGCAAACTGAGAGTGGACTTATTCCATTAACAGAAGACCAGCTATGGGACTACCTTGATGACATTATTGCTCAATGTGAAAATGAAGATGGCGAAATTGACTTCAACAAACTCCTGAAGCTTGATGCAACAGGACTTGAAAAAGAAGTCAATGGTGAGATGGTTCGTATTAAGGGCATAATTGCCGGTATTGAAGGTACTGAGCAGAATGGCAAAATTCTTTCAAAGGCAGATGTTATGGCAATGGCCGGTGCTGGCGCACAAGAGTTGGCGCTGGCGTCTTATAACCGCAGTCACGGAAATGTTGATGGTTATACTTACAATGTTGCACACGACCCATTGCATCAGTCTAAACCTTTGTCCCATGATTTCGACGCAGAAAATATTGCAAGCTCTTATGTCGGCAAATCGATGCATGATGTTCAGGGCGCGGTTTCTGACGCACAGATCGAAGTTGACCGTGTTTATAATGAGCTTGAAGCGAAAGCAAAAGAGGCATATCAGACACAGGTCGATGAATCAAAGAAGGCAGCTGATGAGCAGACTTCAGATTATGACGAAATCAAAGACGCGGTTGACACTTTAAGAGCCGGTATCAGTGGTTTTGATACAACAAATCTTACTTCCTTACTAAACAGCGACGGTTCAAATTTAGGCCGCATAGACACCGAAGCCCTTGAAAAACTTAAAACAACTATGAAAGACATAGGCTTTGACCCTGAGAATACTGAAGATGTGGCCGCTTTTGTTGACATTTTGAAACAGCTGGAAATCGTTGCTCCGTCTGCTGACGAAAAACAGCAAGAACTTGCTCAATCGGTAAAAGACGCTAAGACTCAGATGAGTGAAGCTGCTCAGGCTGTTGATGATATGCAAAAAGCTTATCAGACGTGTCAAACAGCAGTTGAAGAATACAACAAATCAGGCTATTTAAGCATTGATACGTTGCAAACCCTTACAAGCCTTGACCCGCAGTATCTTGCGATGCTTCAGAATGAAAATGGACAGCTTGAAATCAATACCGAAACCGCTAAGAAACTGACTACTGCGACCATTCAGACTCAAAGAGCTGCTTTGCTTGCAAATGCCGTTACGCAAATTCAACAAACAAACACTCTTGCTGCTGCACAGAAAGTCCTTGGGCAAGCCGCTGCTGTTATTGGAGACGCAAGTATCCTTCTTCAGGGAGCATTAAATGAATCTGCAGAATATGCTCTTGAAAATGAGGGCTTTGATGCAATGTTCCAAGTTCTGGATGCAGGCCATCAGATTATAGACAACTATAAGATGGTGGATCAGCTTTGGGCTGATATGCTCAATCAAGATCCAAGTAAGATTTGGAGTAAAGCTGATAAATCTACCAAAAAATCAACTAAAACCGCAAAAACAGCACTCGATGCCTGGTCTACTTTATCCTCCGCTATGAAGGAATATAACGAGCAAGGGTATATTACTATTCAGACATTAAAAAGCTTGACTGACTTAGAAAGTCGTTATACCGCACTGTTGACCAAAAACGATGTCACTGGCCAGCTTGAAATTCAGACAAACGCTTTTAAAAATCTGATGATGGAAGAGCTCAAGGCAGCGCAGTTGAAGAATGATGCAACTAGTGAAACTCAGTATAATAAAATCCTTGCATGGACTACCAAAAATATTGACACACAAACCATGTCCTATTGGCAGTTAGTGGCTGCCATCGAAGGTTACTCTGCTGCCCTCTCTCAGGCCAAAGAAATCACCGACGGTTTCAAAGATGCTTGGGACAATGGCAAAACTGTTAAGGAGAAAACAGAAAAGAGCCGCACCGGTGCTCTGGATTATGAAGGCACTGAAGCCCAGAGTGCCGCACTGCAATCCATCAAAAAGTATAGTAAATACGACCCGAATCTGATCAATAAAGCCTACAATAAAGATACTGGCAAGATCGATCTAAGCGGTGATATACTGAAAGATGCCGTTGTCAACTCTCTTGAAGAGCAAGCAGAAGCTGCCAGTAGTGAAGGCGGCGCGGCATCTGAAGCAATCGCTAAGAGTTATAAAGCTGCTGCTAATAATATCAAGAACGACGTTATCTCCGTTCAGGACTATTTCGACGGACTGGGTTCTACGGTTGAAGAGTTTAGTTCCAAGATCGATGAGATGCAGAGTGCCTGGACTGATCTGAGTGATGTCACAAACGAATACAACACTTATGGCGGTTTGAGCATTGACAGTATTCAGAAACTGCTTACAATGTCTCCAGAGTATCTGCAGTTCCTCAAATTGGAGGGTAACCAGCTCGTCTTTAATAAGGAAGCGATGCTGGCAAAAACCAAGGCCGACATTCTGGCAAAGGCTGCAGAGCTCGAACTAAAAGAAGAAACCAAAGATCAGGCAGAGATTCTGCGTGCGTTGGCGGACTCTCTTGACAAGGGCGCAGATTCGATGGAGGGCATGGGCAAATCTGCTGACAAGCTGAAGACTCTGATGTCCCAATTGAATACTGTTTTGAATTCTTTTATCGGCGTTTTCGATGACTTGAACGACAAACAGTCCAACGACCTCAAGATTCAGGGTGAAGCTTGGATCGATGTTATTGACAAACGTATCGACGCGCTCAATGAAGAAAATGATGCACAGGAGCGATCAATCGAACTGGCAAAGCTTCAGGATGAGTACGAGCGAGCAAAGGCCAATAAGACTGTTCATGTATATGGCGGCAGAGGTCAAGGCTTCGTATGGAAAGCAGATGAAAATGCAGTTCGTGAAGCTGGGCAAAACCTATCTGACAAACAGCGTGAGTATAAGAAGAAAGATGAAATTGACAAGCTGGAAAAGCTCAAAGATAAAGTTCAGGAAACCAATAATCTTATTGGCACCAGCTGGGATGATTATCAGAAGAAGTTAAAATACACCGCCGAGTTCGAGGCCATGACCTTTGAGCAAATGGAAGGTCACTATGACGGTTTCAAGGGTAGTGTCCTTAACAATATGCAGGCTATTCAGGGCGCGACAAACGTCAAGAATGTTATCACTGATATTTCCAATTTGATCTCTACATTGGAGACACTGGCGAATATTTTGAACCTTCTTAATGGCGGAAGTGGTGACGGCGGCGGAGTCTTTGGCTTTATCAATCAAATCAAGAACATGTTCACTGGCGAAAACGGTGACTTTGATCTGGGTGGCGGTTTCAAGAAGATGTTCGATGGAGCTGCTAAGGTGGTTTCTGACGGTTGGAACTGGATTACTGGTAAGAACAGGGCTGGTTCTGCCGCACTAAAATCAGACACCACTGCGACATTGGATATCCTTGGCAACACAATAAATGTGAATACCGGCGATATTCAGCGTATATCTGGTGGATTCTTTGAGAGACTGGTTGGTGTTGCGAAAGACAACCTTGGTAGTATCGGCAAGTTCTTCTCAGGTGCATAGACATCTATCTCTGAGAAAACCGGGTTGATGTTTACTGACATTGGCTCGTTCTTCACAGAAGGATTTGGTCTGCTGAACAGTCAGACAGGACTTGGTCTTGGTGGCATTGTTTATACCATCGGAAGTATGTTTGGCCCAATTGCGGCTGGCGCACAGTCTATCGGTAGTGCCATCTCGTCTGGCGTTGTAAGCTTCTTCCCTTCTATCTTCGCCGGACTTGGTACTCTGGTAACGAGCGTTGGTAGTGCTATGGCCGCTATGATGCAAGCGATTGCCGCTGCTCTTTCTTCCATTCCTATTGCTGGTTGGATTGCTGCCGCTGCAGCTGTTGCAGGTGCAGTTGCTCTGATTGCTACGATTGCTTCAATTGCAAGTAATGTTTCCAGTACACAGATTGATGAACCTACTCCCGCATTCCAAGCAAAGAAATATGCAAAGGGTACTCGTGGCGTTAAGAAGGGCCAGATTGCAAACGTTGATGAAAAGGGCGAAGAGCTGATTGTTCGTAACCCAGATCAGGGACGCATGACCTATCTTGAAAAGGGTGACGGTGTTATTCCTGCAAAGGAAACCGACAACCTGATGGCGATTGGTGCTAACCCAGAGGGCTGGCTGGCAAAGGGCTTGGCCGAAGTGACTGGTAGTGCCGCTGCCGGTGCTGGTATGAGTGCCCAAGGTCCGAATGCTCAATTGAGTGGTGCCGCAGCTGCCGCAGCCGCTGGCGTTGGCTCAATTTTCGAGAGCGAGTATGATGAGATCCTTGGTGATACAAACGAGTTCATGTCTGGACTCTCTGATATTTTCAAGAAGAGTGATAATCCGATCATTGCTGCCGTTCAAAGCATGATTTATATGGCCACTAAGACTGTATATCGTATGTCTACGGTCGGTAAGATTAACTCTTCTAAGACAGTGACAGAATCCACCAGCAACACAAAGAAGGCGACCCAGAGCCAAATTTCGTCTATGACGAGCAACTTTGAGTCTAGCTGGAAATCTGTGGCTGGCGAGCTCGGTCTGGACACAAAGGATATTGAAGAAACCAGCAAAAAGATGTCTGAGAAGATGAATGAGCTGGTAAACAATACCTTTGATGCGCTGAACGAAAACACCGGCCTTAGCGCCGAGCAGGTTGAAGATGTCACCAACACGATGTTCGATTCGCTGCAAAAGATTTATACCAGCGGATGGAACAGCCTTGCTTCCACTTCTGGCGATATGTCTGAAGAGATTGCCAAAAAGCTGAATGCGTCTTATAAGTCTTCTGTTGACAGCACAAATAAGGCCATGAACGAGATCTCAAAGGCATTCGGTCACAGCTGGAGTAAGGTTGGTGGCGGTGTAAAAACCCTGAGCACCAATGTTCAAAAGACAATGGAGCAAGCATGGGCTGACACCAGCCAAGACACCCAGAAGCTGATGTACGATATGCGTGCGTGCTTTGACAATAGTTGGAGCATGAACGAGGCTGGCGTAACCCATCTGGCAGACATGACTGAGCAGACCATTGGCGGTGCTTATAACGAGATCACCTCTGATGCCGCAAATACGTTTGGCGATGGCGGTTCTCTATCCACTGAGACGGATAACGCATGGGCAAATGTTGAACCTGGCGCAAAGGACATTAACACCAATCTGACTTGGATGATGGACCAGTCTTATAACGCCATCAAAGCTGGATGCGAAGCTGCCGTTACATCGATTAAAAACGATTTGGCGACCACAGGCGACGCATTTGAAGCTGTTGGTAAGAAGGCTGCTGATACTTCTGCCGCAATCAGTGAAGCAAGCCAGAAAGCACAACAGAGCACACAGCAGAATACCGGTCCAAGCAAGGGCGTGACAGCCGCTGCTGGTGCTGGTATCGGTGCTGCCGTTGGTTCATTCCTTGGGCCTCTGGGTGCAATTGGTGGTGCTGCAATCGGCGGTTTCTTTGGCAGTCTGTTTGGCCATGCAAATGGTCTGAAGTCTGCTAAGTTCCCTCACATGGCTAACGTTGACGAGCAGGGTCCTGAGATGCTGGTTCGTAAGCCGGATTCCGGTCGGTACACTTATCTTGAGACTGGCGATGGTGTTGTTCCTGCCGATATCACCTCTCGCCTGTTCGAGATGGGCGGCAACCCGGATGCATGGTTCCAGAAGCAGATGGCAAAGTACGGTTCTCAGCCGATTGTTCAGGGCGGCGGCGGAGATGTTACAACTTCGATTGGCGATATTATTATCACGAATCCTGTTGGCAGCTCTGATGCTCTGGCAAATGAAATCAAACAGAAGTTACCGACTAAGGTTGCTCAAATGCAAAGCAAGCGGTAAGTAATAGTTTTTACAGCCGATACCACTAGGATAGCCTAGCAGGTCGGCTTTTATTTTTGATTAGGAGGAATAGGATGGCAGATAAATCAGTAACCGATGTGCTGGCCGAAGTGGTGACTTCTGCCGCCGAACACGCCGTAAAGAATGCAAAATTTGACGTGTCCGCCTATGGAGTGATTACAGAAAAAGAAGACCAGCACTATAAAATCGCTGTATTCGGTGGCGAGTACGGCATTGTAACAAATCACGACTACATTGTGGGCCAGAAGGTTGTTGTGACTGCATTGCAGGGCAACTTCCGTAACCTGATCGTATCGGAGAGTAATACCAGCGTTGAGATTTTGACAGTGAAATCTCTGGTGACCGGTGTTGATAGCTTGAACGCCGAGTTTGAGTCGATGAAAGACAAATCCCAGCAGACAGAAGATACTGTTCAGGATCAGCTGAAAAATACCATCAATACTTGGTACAGAAATGGTCATCCGCATACATACAACTATCCTGCTTCAGATTGGAAGACAGATGAAGAGAAACAAGCGCACGTCAACGACATCTACTATGATAAAAGGACTGGCATTTGCTATCGTTGGGTATATGACCAGGATAAACAGCAGTATTTCTGGATGGAAATTGTTGATGCCGGTGTTATCAATGCACTGTCGATGGCAACATCCGCACGAGATCTTGCGACAGAAAAAGTCCGTGTTTTTACTGACACACCGACTGCTCCATACGATGTGAATGATCTATGGATTTATGGCGGTGTCGGTGGTGCATTGTATATCTGTATTACTGCAAGAGGTGAAACCGAAAAATGGACATTCAGCGACTGGGCTGTTGCGACAAAGTACACGGATGACACAACTGCAAACGCAGCGGTTGAACGTGTTGGCGCTCTTGAGACAAAAGAAGCCAACGATGTAGCTAGTCTGTGGCGCTCGATGAATGACTTCAATGATAATTTTAGTGGTTTTACAAACAAAGACTATACCGCCACAAAGAAACAGGTATACGACAATAAAAGCAACATTGAGAAAAATGCTTCTGATATTACTTCGTTGAGGACAGACCTTGATTACGCAAAAACGGCTGAATCCAATCACTATCAAGATATGACACGCAAGATTTCGGCTGCAAATACCAACATCTCGACCCTGAAAACGAACGTATCAGATATCAATAAAACGATTTCAGAAATCACTGTTGACAATTTTCTGGCTGCATTGAATCTGGCTGTGAATACCAATGGTGAGCTTTGCTATATATCGAAGGATAATTCGGAGGTGATAACTTGAAACCAATTCTATCTAAAATCGGCGCATTTGATGCCACAAAGGATCATACATTTCAGTTTGCCGCATACGCAGACATTGATATCATTGCTCTTATCGTCTTCGATACTCCGACGGGCAGTATTTTGCAGGGTGATACGCTTTCAAAAGGCGTGTATAAGTTTGGTACATTCCCTGCCGGTGGCACTGGTCTGGCACGATATTTTACAATTCCGGCAGGCACGTTTGAGAACCGCAAAGATCCGTATTATATGATCATTCGCTGCCGACTGAAAGGCACGAATCTGTTTTCAGAATACTCTGACAAACTGTTGTTTTATTGTCACGAGGAACCAACAATCAAACTGAACGACCTGAGTTCCTCTGGCGTGACTACTATTCCATACCCTTCTTATTCCTTTGAGTTCTCTTACAAGTATAAGGTATCGGAGGGTGAATCTGTAAACCGTTATGAATTTTGGCTTTATGATGCGAATCGCGAGCTGTTGAAAAAGTCAGTGAGCTACTATTACCGTGATTCTTTGAAGGGATTCCAAATCGATGGACTGGATAATCATACCCTGTACTATCTGAGAGCGACGGCAGAATCTGTTGGCGGCTATCAGCTGGACACTGGCTTGCAGGCGTTCCGAACTGACTATCCAGAGTATGTGGATGACGTAGAATTCACCGTGCAGAATAATTATCGCATGGCTAATATCAGTATGCACGCACAGTATTTCCTGACAAGAAGCAGTGGTGCAAATGCCTTGCGAATCAAACGGCGTAAGAAAGGCGCAGCAATCTGGACTTCGCTTTATCAGGAAGAGATTGACTTGAACCATGTCATTATGAAGATGGGCTGGTCAAACCTCCACATCAATAAAACGACTGGTCAGCCGATGGGCAACTATAAGGCAGTGACCTCGGATTATATTGACAAGAATCGAGTTCTTTCTTTCCAGTTCAAATCTGAGGATAAGGCGTTTTGTTTGATTGCATATACCGCTGACCGCAAGTTCATCAAGGCATCAAGTGATTTTACATCGACCGACGAATTCAGGAGTTCCAGCGAGTATAAAGAGTGGTTCTCTGAGACCTTTCTGAACAACATGAAATACTATCGTGTTGAGGTATCGGCAACAAAGAATCAGGATTTGGAGCCAAAAGACTTCAATGACTTTTATATGTACAGCGCTGACGATGGTTATGTGATGATTGATTACACCGACCTGTACGCCATTGGCCGCAAAACCGACTATGAGTACGCCGTAGCTCCAGTTGCAAATGGCATTGAGCTTGGCTATGCGAAGGCCAGCGTTGTGAGCGACTTTGATGGTGCTGTGATCACTGACGGCAATAAGACCTACCATATTTTCCTTGAGCCGAAAGTGGACAGTGTTGAGAAGGTACGTTCTGCTACAGTTGTTGAAACGATGGGAAGCAAGTATCCGTATCTGTTTGCTGGCAGTGAAGCCAATTATTATAGCGGCCACTTCTCTGGTGTTGGCATCCGTTTTGATAACACAATGAAAGACTTTGATATCAATGGCGGCAATGCGTTCCGTGATGAACTGAGCGAATGGCTGACCAACGGCAATGCGAAGCTGTTAAAGATGTTTGATGGCCGCAGATGGCTAATGGGTGTCAATGGCAATGTGTCTATCTCTTGCTCTGATCACTACGACAAGGGCGTATTGGAGTTCGACTTTGTGGAGCTCGGTGACGCAGAGAGTGAGAGCGACATGTATAACAATGGGCTGAGTGATTATCAGCCGGGAGGTAGCGTATGACATATCTTCCGACTGACGCAGACCTGGCGCTATTGAACAATCATTCGTCTAATATTTACTGCCGCATTGATATGCTGAACAAAGATTTTATTACAATTGATAGTTTGGAAGGTCTTGTGATCGATGGTTCTATTTCTATCGACTCAGAATCCGACGTGCGGCGAACCTTTAATGTGACCCTGTATCTGGGTAAGAAGAGCGGCATTTCCAGCCTGACGGAAGAGGATTGGATCAGTAAAAATGTGCGTGTATTCATTGGTCTGTCAGGAAGAGGAATGTCAAAAATCAGTGCTTCAAAGAGTATTGACGAGATGATCAGGGAAAATGCGGATTATCAGCTCGCTGCGACGAATTATGATGATTTGATTCAGGACATCACAAACAGAGGCTATGCAAAATACGGCAATATCGACAATCTGAATCGAGATGTGCTGGTGTGGACACGAGCCAATATCTCAAAGTATCATACGTTCTTTGACCAGATCAATGACGGCACGCCACCGGATGACCCAGCTGAAGCAGAGGAATGGTACACCAAACTTGGTGATTACTCCACAGTTTTGGGAAGTGATGACTCAATTTGTAAAGATGGTCCCTATATCGCATTTACACCGATGCTGCAGACCAAAGACGGACTTGTGCCGCTTGTAGAGGATGATATCTATGCTTATCTGGATGCTGTGGCAATAAAAGCGAAGTCAATGAGCGGCGGTCTCTCCCCTGCCAATATCCTTGAGGTAGACAAATCAGGCATCGATAGTTTCGTGTATGGTAACAAAATGCATGTCCATGGAATGATTGCTGCTGTTGAAGGTATGGTTCTGAACGGAGTTACGCTTGGTAAGGTGGATGTTTCTGCCATTGCCGGTTAGAGCGAAGACGAATTAAGGGAGACCTACGGAAAAACCAGTGTGTTTGTAGGACATTCCATGCACGACATTCAGGCAGAAGTGATTGACACAAAGACTGCGCTGAATGAGCTGTATAACGACCTGTTCCTTAGCTATTCCAATTCAGCTGACAGTTCTTATGTTAATGGTGTAAAAATTTATTGGTACAACGAGGGGTGCTATACATTTACATCCAATGGCTTTACATATAGCGCAACAGAAAACACTGTGCAGGCCAGCTGTGTTGACTTGGTTTCTCGTATCAATGGAGACTTGGGTGGACAGCTGGTTGGCGGCACACATCGCATTGAGAAAGGCACTCGTATCGGTGATGCCATCTGGACGGTGCTGAGAGATGAGACGGAGTTTAAGAAATATTCTATCGACTATTGGAGCCGCACTGTTCCACACGACTTGGATTATGATACAGGCTCGACTGTTTGGGATATTCTATCAGAATTGCGTGACCTGTATTATCCGTTTGAGATGCGTTTTGACGATGATGTGTTTGTATGCAAAGAAATTCCCAGTGGATTTGATGACCCGCCTGTGCTTGACCCAGAAGTATTCGAGAAGCTTGTGACCAACGATGGCGAGTCGGCCACAGTGGATTATGCCGCTGTCCGAAACTGCGTTGAAGTGTTTGGTGCAACGATTGAAGCGGATGGAGCTGCCACTGTAAAAGGATGGTCTGGAACAAATAAAACAATCAACCTTGTATTGAACGCAACCGAATCAACATGGAAAAGTGAAACGAAAGTATCTTTTGTGGCTCCTGCAAATGTTGAAGCTGCCAAGACGGACAAAAATGGCAACGTAACAAGTGGCGCTATGACAGTTGTGTTGACATTTACATGGAAGTACAAGGATAAAGACGGCAATGAACAAGTTGGCTCTGAGACAAAGACCAGCACGCTGTATCGTTCTTTGACTGATGCCAATGGTTCAGATGTCATTCAAGACCCCGGATGTATTAAGGCTACAAAGTATTATGTTCTTCAGTGGAATCCGAATACTGGCCGCATCTACTTTTTGGGCCAACAGCAGAGTCACGCTATGGCAAAACTGGTGGACGAAATCCCAGCTGCCAAAGAGATCGAAGCTCAAAAGGCAGAAGATAACTGCGACAATATGGCTTTTATCTGTGTGAATGACCCGAACAATATTGATGAACTGTATAATGCACGGTTATCCATTGAAAAGATCGGTCGTAGAACTGAGATTCTATCGGGTGGAGACTACGAGAATTACACCACGGATGACGCAGCTATGGAAGTTTGTCAATACGAACTGTGGAAGCGTGCCCGCCTGACCGACGGCCTGAGTGTGACCACGCGACTGGTTCCGTGGCTCGACGTGAATGAAAAGATCCAATATGCTGCCAAATATCTGGGCGGTAAGACCCCCGTGGATTGGATCATCAAAAGCATTTCTATGAATCTGGGTGAAGGCACAATGTCGCTTTCTATGAGCCGCTATTACCCTTATTACACTTATATCGTAAACAACAAATATACGTTCTATCAGGACAATTTGTTTGATAAATATTTTCCCGAATTAACTGCCACTACGGCAGATGAACAATAAGAGAGGAGTGAGCAAATGGCACTATCTTTTGGAGAATCTAAGCGGTTGGCTGCGAAAAAAGCCGCAAGCCCCGCAAATGTTTCTGTTGATGATATAGATGTCGCAACTCTGGAATTAAATGACGAAGACCAAATTGCCGTGTATGATGATAACGGAGAAGAGACATTTGAGCGTAGTGGCAATTATACCTGGTTTGCTGATTACTCTGACGACCAGTGGTCTTACATCGACAAAAACAAAGACATTCAGCTGGATGCAAATCAGATCAATATCACACAGGAATCCAACTCGCAGGTTATTCCGTTTGAAATGCCGCGTTACTACGATGGTATTGACCTGCTTCAGATGACGATTCAGATCCACTACCTGAATGCAGACAGAGAAGAGAATTACGCTTCCCCTATCAACGTGAGCTACAGCAATACCAAGATCCGCTTTTACTGGCTGGTGGCAAATGATGCTACTGCAAAAGATGGCGAGCTGCAGTTTGAGATCATGGCATCCGGCGCTGTGAATGTCCCGAATACAAGTACCACCAAGAGCTATCTGTGGCGCACCCGCCCGAATGGCCGATTGAATGTGCTGAAATCGCTGACCGGCAAGCAAATGGTCGATCCGAGTGGTAATGACTGGTATACCCAGTTCCTGGCAACAATGAGTCAGAAGGTTGGCGAAGCACAGGTTGCCGCATCCGCTGCTGAGAAGAGCGCACAGGACGCAAAGAATGCAGTTGCAAGTGTGGATGAAAAGCTGGCGCAGTTCTATAAGAAGGACGAGGTTGATGGCTTTGTTACGATGCTGCGTGGCGAGATTGCTGCCGTTGATGGTCTGGCAAATTTCAATGTGCAGTATGACAACGATACCCGCACTCTGACGTTCCTGAATGGCGCTGAAGAGATCACAAAGATCAAGTTGAACACTGACCCTTCTGCTGAGTGGGTAAGCATGTATAACGGTATTGTGGACAATAAGATCAGCACTGCTGTGACCCCTGTTCAGACTGAACTGACTGAATACAAAACTGCAAATGATGCTGCCGTGCAGGAGCTGAAGAATAGTGTTGGCGACCTGCCTGAGACCCTGAAGTCTTCCTATTATAATAAGGAAGCCACCGACGCACTGCTCGATAAGAAAGCAGACAAGACGACCGTTGACGTGCTCTCCAGTGACGTGAGCGGCCTGAAGAATACGGTTGGCGGCATTCAGACCTCTGTTGATCTGGCCAATGCGGATATCGCCAAGATTCAGGAAACTTTGAAGGATTTTAAGCCCGATGAGAATTCTGGTCGCGAGTACGATATCACTTACGAAGATTCCAAGCTGAACCTGTTGGAGAACGGCACAATCAAGACCACCGTTATTATTGAAGGTGGCGGCGGTGGCGGTGGTAGTACCTCTACGATCACTATTGAGCGTATTGGCGAATCCTCTATCGCTGTTGTCAAGGGCGATACCGCAACTGTCGAGTTCAACTTTACTTCTGTGGATAACTCTGGCGAAGACACGGGTGATGCTACCGGCGTATGGTATGTTGGCAACACAAAGGTCGCTACTACGACTGTTTATCAGGGCAAAAACAGCTTTGACATCACCCAATATCTGCATAATGGCGACAACAAGATCAAATTGCAGGTTACTGACTCTGTTGGCAGCATGGGTTCAAAGACCTGGAATATCAATATTGTCGAGTTTTATCTGGAGAGTATCTTCGATGATTCTCTGGTTTATAGTGGTGAAGTTACTTTCCGCTTTACTCCATACGGAAATATCAATAAGGACGTTTCCTTTACTCTGGATGGCAAAAAGCTTGGTAGTGTTACAACTGCGGTTACCGGCAGACAGATGACCTATGCGATCCCGGCACAGAGACACGGTGCTCACCTGCTGGAAGTTACCATGACTGCAAATATCAATGGCAAAGCCGTGACCAGCAACACCATTTACAAAGATATCATGTGGGCAGAGGAAGGCAATAACACACCGATCATCAGCTGCGCCACAAAGGAGTTCACCGCAAAGCAGTATAGTACCACCGGCATTGTTTACACTGTCTATAACCCGGCCTCTTCTACTGCAAGCATTACGCTGGAAGTTGACGGCATTAAGACTTCGACACTGACTGTTGGTCGTACTGCTCAGACTTGGAGCTTTAAATCTTCTGATATTGGCACCCACACTCTGACCATTACTTGCGGCGCTACCATTAAGAGCATCGCCGCAAAGATTGAAGACCTGGGTATCACCATTGAGCCCGTTAAAACCGGCCTGATGTTGGACTTTAACCCTGCTGGCCGCAGCAACGCAGATGTGAACCGCCTGTGGAGTTCCGGCAGCAATAAGATGACTGTCAGCGACAACTTTGACTGGGTGAACGGCGGCTACCAGATCGATGAAGATGGCGACACCTATTTCTGTGTCAAGGCCGGTACGACTGCTACTATCAGCTATAAGCTTTTCGCAGACGATGCAAAGAAGAGCGGCAAGAATTTTAAGCTGGTGTTTAAGACTACGAATGTCCGCAACTATGATGCTACTGCCGTGACTTGCTTGAATGGCGGTGTTGGTCTGAACATTCAGGCTCAGAAAGTTACGCTGACCAGCCACCAGAACAGTATTGATTTGCCCATCTGTGAGGACGATTTCCTGGAGTTCGAGTTCAATATTCTGCCGGACAAACAGTTCCGCGAGATGGTTCTGTGGTGTGACGGTATCCCCTGCCGTGTTGAACTGTATGATACCAGCGACAGCTTTACTCAGGCTGCTCCCGTTGGTATTACCATTGGCTCTGACGATTGTGACGTTATCGTGTACCGCATGAAGAGCTACGGTATGAACCTGACGGATGATGAGATTCTGGACAACTTTATTGCTGATGCGAAAAACGCAGAAGAGATGGTCTCTCGCTATATGCGTAACGACATTACGGATGCGAGCGGCGAACTGACCCCTGACTTACTGGCAGAGAAGTGCCCAGATCTGCGTATTATCAAGATCTCCGCACCTACTTTCACAACTGGTAAGAAGAACGAGGTCGCCAACACTACGATCCAGCAGATCTATAAGAATGGTCGTGCTAAAGAGGATAACTGGACTGCTACCGGCTCTCACAAGGGTCAAGGCACCAGCTCAGACCACTATGGCGCATCTGCTCGAAATATTGACATCAACTGCAAAGGCGGCTTTACGTTTGGTGATGACACTACTGGCGACACCTATGCGCTGACCGAAAATAGCGTTCCTGAGAAGTATTTTAACATCAAAGTCAATGTTGCTTCTTCTGAGAATGCAAACAACTCCCTGCTGGCGGATGATTTCAATGAATTTAACCCCTATGTGCGTCAGGCTAAGAAGGATAATCCAAAAGTGCGTGATACCATGGCGTTCTATCCCTGTGTCGTGTTTATTCAGGAGACCGATACCACCAATGCGACCGTATTTAACGATGGTCAGTGGCACTTCTATGCCTGCGGCGACATTGGCAACTCCAAAAAGAACAATGATACGATGGGTATGGACCCCGAGAATCACAAGGAATTTATCGTTGAGATCGACAACAACGCCGATGAGCAGACTCGCTTCCTGAGCGGCGATTTTTCACAGGAAACTTGGGACGGCGACCATTCCTTTGAGTTCCGTTACAGCAACCCTGCCTGCACTGAGGAAGAGATCGAGGCTGGCAAACAGGCATGGATCACAGCTCAGAACTGGGTGGTGAATGCGGATGACGAGGAATTCAAGGCACATTTCAAGGATCACTTCGATCTGGATTCTGCTATTTTCCATTATCTGTTTACTGAGCGTCACACCATGGTTGATAACCGTGCAAAGAACGTATTCCCGCACACCAGCGATTTGGTTCACTGGGACTTCTGCTTTGACTACGATAACGATACCGCCATGGGCAATGATAACGAGGGTGGTCTGACTCTAACTTATGGTTATGAGGACACTGATACCATCGGCACAAAGAATGTGTTTAACGCTGCTGACTCTAAACTGTGGTGCAAGCTGCGTGACCTGTTCCCTGATGAGATGGCAGCGATGTTCCGCAACCGTGAGAATGCGCTGGCATGGAGTGCGACTCGTATTTTGAAAAAGTTCGAGGAATATCAGGATGTGAAGCCTGAAAAGCTTTGGATTATGGATATGCGGCGCAAATATTTCCGCACCTACGAAGATCCCACCATCAATACCACCAGCTATCTGCCTATGATGCATGGTAACAAGCGGCATCAGCGTCGGCAGTTCCAGCGTTATCAGGAAAAGTACATGGCATCTAAGTATTCCGGTTCTGCTGCAACCAGTGATGATATGACCATTCGTGGCTATACTCCAACCAACTGGACTGGCGTGAAACCGGACGGCACATTCCATATCACACCATACGCTGATACCTACGTCTCTGTTCTGTACGGCTCCAACCCTGTGAAGGTGCGTGGCAAGCGCGGACAGACCTACACGATTGAATGCCCCATCACCGCAATGAATGATACTGAAGTTTATATCTATAACGCTTCTATCATTCAGAGCATTGGTGATATCTCTGGCTTCTATCCTGGCTATGTTGACTTCAGCCACGGTGTTAAGCTGACAGAGCTGAAAGTAGGTTCCGGTGTGAGCGGCTATAAGAATACGAACATGACCGACTTCGCTGTCGGTAACAACACTCTGCTGGAGCATTTGAACTTGCAGAACGTGCCGAACCTGAAGAAATCCATTGGTCTGACCGGATGTACCAGCCTGACCGAGTTCTATGCTGACGGCTCTGGTATTACCGGTGTCTCTTTTGCAAGCGGTGGCAAGATCAAAATCGCACACCTGCCTGCAATTGCCAGCTTGACCGCAAAGAACTTGAATTATCTGACTGACCTGACGATTGAGGATTACACCAATATCACTACATTGACCGTTGAGAAGTGTGCAACCATCGATCTGAAAGATATGCTGGGCAAGTGCACCAACCTGAACCGTGTGCGTATTACCGGTATTGATTGGGAACTGGCTGATACTTCCCTGCTGAATCGCCTATACGCAATGAGCGGTCTGGATGAAAATGGCTACAACACTGATAATTCCGTTGTGGAAGGCAAAGTGCATGTGCCTATCATCCGTGAACGTGAGAAGCTGCTGTACACAGAGCGCTGGCCTGACTTGGAGATCACTTACAACACCATGATCAACCAGTATGCTTGGAAGTTCGTGAATAAGGATGGCGCTGTTCTGGATATCCAGTATATCGACAAGGGCGAGCGTGCAGTTGACCCTGTGACCCGCTCTGACAATCCTATCCCGACACCTACTTTCCCGAGTACCATCAGTACGGTATTTACATTCAGTGGCTGGGACACCGAGTTCACTCCTGTCTTTGAGAATCAGACTGTTACTGCTGTGTACGATGAATCTGTGCGTCAGTATCGTGTACGCTATATGAATCGCGGCGCTGTTTTACAGCAGACAACTGCTCCGTATGGCTCTATGGTTCTGTATGATGGCGACACTCCGACCTATACCAGCGAAGAGACTGCTTATAAGTATTATCTGTTCAGTGGTTGGGACAAAGGCGGCTATGTCAATGGCGACAAGGATATCAATGCTGTCTATGATATATGCGAATACGTCAGCGGCTACTTCAGAGACAAGCAGCTGAGTGACCTGCGCCCTGTTGAGATCTATGCCATGACTAAGGTGAATCTGGAGCAGAGTGTTGTTTCTGACAAGGATGCTATCACCATCAAGATGGGTAACGACTTCACCTTCAGCGACGTAGAAGAGAAAGTTCTATTCAACGAGCCAAAGATCTTTACTGGCAAGAATTATGTCGATACCGGCGTATCTCTGCTGGCCGAAGATCGCAGCTGGGTTATGGCACTGGACTATCGAATCGACGAAGATTCTGCTGCAAACTCTGTGATTGCTCAATGCTTCCAGACCAATGGCATGAACGGTTTCCGCTTCTGGGTTAATAGTGGCTCTAAAGTTGCATGGGGCACTGAGTCTACAAACGGCGCTCATCTTGGTTCTCGTGATATGATCGTTCTGCGCCATACTAAGGGCGAAAATGGCATCCATGTCTATGCGGCAAACACCACTGCTGCTGAGATTGGCTATATTCAGCTGAACCGCACTCGTACCACACAGACGAACGCCACTCTGGTATTTGGTTGTGCTAAGGCAGACGACGGTGCTTACGAGCGTTACGCAAAGGGCACAATCTACTGGGGCAAGCTCTGGTATACCGACCTGGGTGATGCTGCCTGCCGGAAGTTGGCCGCATGGACACATGATGACTTCACCTTCGAGGCTTGTGGCTTCAAACAGTATTACCTGAGCGACAATTCCAACAAGCGTTGTTCTATCACCTTTATTCAGGCTGGACTGCTTGGTCAGAAGATGGCTCTGAATACTGGTTCCACCAATACTGGCGGCTGGGCAGATGCGAATATCCGTACATTCCTTGACGGTCGTATTCTGAACGCTCTTCCGATTGGTTGGCAACAGATCATCAAACAGGTCAAGGTTGGTAGTACCATTGGCGATAAGAGCAGCGAAGTTGTGACTGCGGACAGCTATTTCTATCTGCCCTCTGTGGCCGAGCTGTTCCCCTCTCAGAATGTCGAGCCTTATATTTACGAAGGTACGGCAATCAGCTTTATGACCGATAATACCAGCCGCATCTGCAATGACGAGAATGGTAATCCCGCTGCATATTGGACACGAAGCCCGAATGCTCAATATGGCAGCTATTTCTGGTCTGTGACTGTGACTGGCGAATATTACGGATTTACACCTGCAAACAATGCACAGGGTATCCGCCTGATGTTCAGCGTTTAAGGAGGTGTTGAGAGTGTACTACAAGGTATTGAAAAATGGCCGGGTGATCGATGCTCTTGACCACCTGCGCTTTGTAAAGTATCAGCCCAAACACGACATTATGGTGAACTGTACGGAGGATGATGCACAAGGAATTATCAGCAGTGACGGCAGTCATATCTGGCATGTGGACGGGTATTATCTCATCCCCTGCCCCGAGTATGACACAGTGGAACTGCAGGAAATTGACCTGTATGAATATGAGCAGCTGAAAGCCTTGGGTGGTAAAACGCCTGAGGCTATTATTGATGCTTACACTTTGAGTTTGATTCAAGGAGGGCTGCTATGAGCGACGAGAGGAAGTATAGCGAGTTCGTTGAGAGTATGCATCGGCTGTACAATGACGGAATGATTCAGGACAAGCTCCTGGACAATCTGTTTGCCGGGCACAAAATCTCAAAGGACGAGTATCTGTATATCATCAGGAAGGAGGTGTGATATGTATACCTTTTTGATCAATGAGGATAATACACTGACCGTAAGTAAGAGAGAACGCATTATGGAGCGCAGCAAGCAGATGGACACTCTCCACTTTCTGGCTGACACTACATACAAGGGCGTTGACATGAGTGAATTCACCGTGATGCTTGAGTACGTTCTGCCCATCAGCAAGCGATATAAGACAGAGATTCTGGAGAAATCAGAAGAGCTTTATAAAAACAAGCTGGAGTATAAGCTGCCTATCGACACCAACCTGACCAATGAGCCGGGCGATATCCAGATCCAGCTGACATTCGTTGATGTGACAATGGACCCAGATGGCACGACTGTTCAGCATGTGCGGAAGGTTGGCCCCGGCGTAATCACAGTTGTTCCCATCCAGAATTGGAGCGACATTGTTCCTGATGAGGCTCTGGGTGCACTTGACCAGCGCATTATCGCACTGAATGCACAGATCAAGGCACTGAGTGACCGTAATAACGCTATTCTGGATGGTAAGGCTGATGACCTGAGCTACAACGACGACCATACTCTGCAGCTGCTGGCCAACGGTAAGCCGATCGGCAGTGCGGTCAAGATTACTCAGGAGAGCGTCGAAACTGAAGACGGTAGTTTGCGGGTGGTTCCGTTCTAAGCCATCCGCTTCTTTTATAAGGAGGCAAAGATGGCACAGGCTAAATATTCCAAGCTCGGATATGGTAACGCCGAAGATGTAGAAGCTGCGATTGCGCTGGGAATGTTGGACGGCAGGGATATGATCATCACAAAGGATTCTTCAGAGTTCATGTATGTGCGTGATGACCTATCCGTTCAAAAGATTCGCCCCCGCAATCGTTGTTTTGCAAGCGTTACTGAAGCAAACGAGCAATTAAATGAGACGGAAGACACTTATGCAGGTCAAACCGTTATGGTGAAAGACGAAAAAGGTAAATATGCTCCGTGGATCGTTCAACAAAGCGAAGCCACGGGGCTTTTTTCTATTGAACCTTTTTACGTTGAGCCGACAAATTTTGTTTGGCAAGAATTTTAAGAAAGAGAGGCAAAGATGGCTAATGTAAATTTTGGCTACGGTACAAAAGCGAATTATGATAAGCTGACTACCAAAGATGCCAACACATTGTATTTTATTACAGACACGCGCCAGATTTTTAAGGGTACTGATGAGTACACCAAGAGCTGCAAGCTGGTGAGCGCTCTGCCTGCAAGCGGCCAGATTCAGGGCCTGCTGTATATCCGTATGACTGACTATACCTTCCACATTTGGAATGGCACTGAGTTCGTACAGCTGAATCGCCCCATTGTGACTGAGATTCCCAATGCGGATGCAAGCGACGACAATCTGCCAACCACCAAGGCTGTGGCTGACTATGTGAATGCAAAAATCGCCGCAACCGAGGGTAAGGAAGGTCTGTTCGTTACGGATGTCACCTACTCCCCTGCTACTGGCACTCTGAGTGTGGCAAAGAACGGTGCTCCTGTTCCCACCGTGATGAGCGGCCTGACCCATGATCCCACCTATGATACTGAGACCCGCACCATCAAGCTGCCTGTGTTTGGCGGCGATGAGCTGGTGATCAATCTGGGCAAGGATTTGGTTGTGAAGACCGGCACCTACAACACAAAGACCAACGAGATCGAGCTGACTATCACCACTGGCGAGGTAGTGAAGATCCCTGTTGGTGCTCTGATCGATATCTATGTTGGTGTGGTCACTCCTACTGCTGAGGTCACTGTTTCTGATGACAATAAGATTTCTGTCAATGTACGCGTATCCACCAAGGGCAATAACAGCATCACCGTTGAGGAAGATGGTCTGTATGTTGCAGTGCCGGACGCTTACACCAAGGCTGAAGCAGACGCGAAGGTCAAGGTCGTTAATGACAAGCTGGACGAGCATATCAAGGACGCTGTGAAGCACATTACTGCTGACGAGCGCAAGGCTTGGAATGCAAAGCCCACTCAGGACGAGCTGGCTGCTGCTAAGAATGAGGCGATTTCTACTGCCGCTGCTGATGCAACCACTAAGGCCGATAACGCTCTGGCTAGTGCAAAGACTTATGCAGATGGCCTGAATACCACTATGGATGGCCGTGTGCAGGTGCTGGAAGGCGCTATTACATGGAAATCCCTTGATGGCTAATTGATTTGTTTCACCACATGGCAATGACGCTGTGTGGTGAATCTTATTAAGCAAAGGAGTTGAGTATGGCAAATTTATCATTACGCGAGGTCGCACAGTCTCAGCTGGATCAAGCTCCTGTGATTGACGGCCAACTGATCGTATGTACTGATACTGGAAGCACTTATCGAGATATCGGCACAAGACGAATTCAAATCAGCAAAGACTTGGAGATCGTAAGCTCGCTTCCGCTGGCTCCTTTGTCTAATAAGATTTACTACCTGCGTCCAGACAGCTTGTATGTTTATAGCGGCGATGACTGGATTCTTTTGAACCCATCGAAATTCACACTGGAAGCTGACAAAAACGCAATCAATGGCGAAGTTAATATCAATTTAATCCTGAACGGTACGGCACAGGATAAAATCAAAATCGCTGGCGGTGGTGTGACCACAGTGACAACTGACGAGACGGGTGATATCACGATTGATACCCCGCACCCGGATGAACTACTGGTTGCACTGACGAATGACGAGATCGATGCGATCACTGGCGGCATGGTCGATGATAGCGGCAATCCCCTGCCTACGCCGCAGATTGTGGTGGATGCGACACTGACTGTATCTGGACGTGCTGCTGATGCAAAGGTGACCGGCACAAAGATCTCTGAGGCGCTGAGTATTGCAAAATCGGCTGATGCCGGACTGACCAATGTGCGTACCGAGCTGGACAAGTTGAAGCTGGATTCTGTTGCGGTGGACAAGACTCTGACAAAAGAGAATTTCGCCGCCGATGCCAAAGCTGTTGGTGATGCTCTGGCGAAGAAAGCAAATACAGAACACAACCACGATGACCGCTATTATACAGAAGACGAAATCAATGTAAAGCTCTCAAAGAAAAGCGACGATGGTCACACCCATGATGAGCGGTACTATCAACAGGACGAGATCGACGAGAAGCTGAAGGTAAAGGCAAACACGATCAATATCCACACACTGACTATCCCAACCACAAGTTAGCTTACCGATGATACAGTGGACCGATATTCAAAGTATATTGACCTCGACATCGACGGGATCACCTCAAAGGATGTTATTTCTATCAGCGTGACACCAGCCAGTGCGAAGGCGGCTTCTTATGCTCAGTTTGCAAACCCGGAGACCTTTGATGGATATGTGCGTCTGAGAGCTGTATCGGTTCCAACGACTGCGATTACAGCTCAGTATTATATCGTGCAAGGTGGCGGACAAACCGATAGCGGTGGTGGTACTGTTGTTGAAGGGTATACCAAGGCACAAGTAGATAATAAGATAGCGGCGGCAATCAAGGTAGCCAAAGAAGAACAGAAGCTGCTCGACCACCCTGTTGGAAGTATTTATCAAAGTGTAGAACCGACAAGCCCAGCTGAGTTGTTTGGTGGAGAGTGGCAGAAAATTGAAGATCGTATGTTGATTGCCGCAAGTAGCACGTATCCTGTAAAGAGTACGGGTGGCGAGGCGACACACACGTTGACAATTGATGAGATGCCAAAACATACGCATTCTTTGGATAGTCTTAGTTATAGTGCTGATCCAAGCGCAATTGACACCAATGGAAATGGCGTAGGTTATAAAAAGAGTCCTATATATCCTATTTATGCATCAACTTACGCTGGTGGCGATCAACCTCATAACAATATGCCGCCATACTACGCTGTTTACACCTGGCTCCGTACCGCATAACAACACTGTAAAAGGAGGATTACGAAGTATGGCAATCGGGAACTTAAATATCGCAGGGGGGGGTTAGAAGCTTACCCTATTGGCTCGATTTATATGAGTTTTAATTCTACTGATCCAAGCGTCTTGTTTGGAGGTACATAGGAAAGAATCAAAGATAGATTTATTTTAGCGGCTGGAGATAGCTACACGGCTGGAGCAACGGGTGGCGAGACGACACATAAATTAACTGAAAACGAGCTACCGAAATTGCACGGTGAAATTTCAAGCCATACAAGCGAAAGGGCTGAACGAGCATCGCAAAGATATAACGCAATGGGTGTATTTGAAAATAGTACATATTGGAACGGTTTTATTATGTCTCCTGTTGCAACAAATACTAACGCTCATTCGATTAAATCGATTATGTTTGATGCTGGTGGCGATGCTGCTCACAACAATATGCCGCCCTATTTGGTCGCTTATATGTGGTATCGCACTGCATGATTGCGGCAATTTTCACTGCTAAAATATTCGTTTTATAAGGAGGCAAAATATGGCGCTAGGAGAAATGAATAGCGGGAACGAAAAGCTCCCTGAATGGAGTGAAGTGCAGAATAAACCATCTGAATTTAACCCTGCCACTCACATACATAATGACCTTTACCCTGAAGGAGATAATCGAAATGATAATACTTCACCGTCTGATTATTATGGCGTTGATGGCGGCTATAATGGTCGGCTGATTTTTCGTGGTTTGAAGCTTAGTAGCAAAATTGGGCTGTCAAGTGGTCATGCATGTGCGTTTTTAATTGGTTTATCTTCTTGGTACGACAATTCAGGCGGTGGCTCCTTTGAATTCGCCTTTAGCAATGGTAACATTTACTATCGTCAAGGCACGACTTCATGGGGCGACTGGAAGAAAATTGCTACAGCTTAAAGGAGGTACGAATTATGGCTTTTGGAAATATGAATATTGGTGTTGATAGTGAGTTCATCCCGTCAAACCTCAATACGGTTCTTACCCCCCCCCCCACAGATTCTGACGAAGTTGTGATGAATACGAGTGCCGCAGGGTATCACCGCAAGCCACTAAGTGCATTGTGGAGCTGGATTAAGAGCAAGATGGATGATGAAATTATCACTATCACAAAGAGCATTACTATAACAACAGACTGGCAAGATACAGGAATTAAAGGGAATGATATTCCTGGATTTGGTACATACGCGGTACAGTTTCATGGTGGAAATCCAACGATAAGTATCTGGGGAGATTATTTTTCAGGTATTATGACATGGTACAACTCTGAGACAAACAACAATGATGCAGACGAAATATCGCTTCATTGTGCTGGTCATGCTCGAAATGGTAAATTGTTTTATCTTAGAACATTGCGTCATGGTCGAGGCGGTGATGATTTGACATTGCAAATTAAAGGAAGTTCTGCTGCGTCGAGTGCCGATATTTTTACATTCAAATTCCGCAAACTGATATAAACAACGCATTGCAAATAAAACGTTTTATAAGGAGGCGATCACATATCGATGAGTGACGAAAAGAAAAGTTGGCTGGACAGAGCGGGTGCGGTTCACCTCTGGAAAACGATCGAGGCTATGCTCGGTACAAAGGTAGATAAAATCGAAGGATTCGGCCTGTCCAGCAACGACTATACAACAGAAGAAAAAAAGAAGCTTGCTAGTTTAAGCGATCCTAATGTAGCTACTACTGAAAACAATGGTTTGATGAGCTCGGCTGATAAAGCAAAGCTGGATGGTATTGAAGCTGGAGCTAACAATTATACTCACCCAGTATACGAAGCAAAACAGGCTGGACTATATCGCATCAGTGTTGATAATACAGGCCATGTGGCGACAGCAGATAAAATGACAAGCGAAGAGTTGGCAGCAGAGGGTGTCTCTCCTGCCGATCATACGCATGATTTGAATAAGCTGGCCGAAGCGCTGGATATGACTACAAGTACGGCTGATGATGCTGATGTTGTAGTCGTGGGACATGACGAGACAGATAATAATGGTGTAGCGAGCAAAAAATATTATCGGAGAACATTGAGCTCGATATGGGGCTGGATCAAGAGTAAAACAGATACGCTCTATGCAACGGTGGGACATAACCATAAAATCACAGATTTAGAGAGCTATGCAGAGCACGTGTGGGACGCTACTACACAAAGAACACAAAGAACAGTGTTAGCTGCTCCGACCGATAAAAATGGTGTGGCCAGTTTTAGAACATTGGATAAAAATGACGTGGGACTGGGAAATGTAGATAATACTCCTGATTCCGGAAAAACCGTACTAAAATCTGCAACATTATCAGGGTTTACTTCTAGGTCAAGTCAGACATGGGGTAACCAAACCGGTACATTTGTTCATGGTGAGAATGATGAGACTGGTGGATCGTTTGCTTTTAGGCGAGATAATCCTATCAGAGGCCAAATGAGTATGATTCTTGATGGTCGTTTCTATCAAGATGAAGGTCGTTATATGGTTCTCGATACTAACAATTTTTCTAGCTATGCGTTGCCAGTAGGGGGAACGGCTGCTTTTGCAAACGGAACCTTATTTGATAAAGAACAATGGGTTGATTTAAGAAACCTTGACCAGAACACATGGTATCCGGTTGTATCCACTCATGGTATTCCATATGAAGGTCTTCGCCATATTAAATGTAATGTCCAACTAAATGGTGGCTCAAAACCATCTTGGAGTACACATGGCGGTGGATTTACTGTAAATCTTGACTTGTTGGTCACTGCTTGTGGTTGGGGTACGACATCATCCAATTCTATTTGTCTTAATAATTTTTACAGTTGGACAACATCAAATGCAAATCCAGCAGGATATAGCCAGATGGGAAACGGCAGTGTTGCAGTTTTCTGGCTTCGTGGTGGTGGACGCTATAGACTTTATGCAGATTGGGATGCTGGCTGGGAGATTAAAACCAGCACATACACTAATAATGAGCAAAGTGTTTCCCCTACAACGTCTTATCCTGGGGTAAGTATAAATCGTTCTACTATTACAGCGAATATAGACGGGAACGCTACCATCGCTACCACTGGAGTTACGGATTACAATGATGGAAACAAAACGATTCGAATCGGTTTCGCTGGCGCTGGTCTTACAACTTCAAATTTAAACTATATTGCAGGCTACACAGACAATGGCACGAAGATCAAGGACGTTAATAAGGATGTTTTGAAAAGTTGGTTAGGAAATGGCGTCTCCGCCTCTGGCTAGAACTATGTTCGTTTCGATGACGGAACACAGATATGTTGGGGTTCATGTGGTAATAACTCATTTTCTAGTTTTGGCGCAGCTTTTGCTAACACAGATTATCGCATTGGTATGAGTGAATAGAAAAGTAGCAGCTGGGAAAACTATGCAATTGGTGGTAAATCAACCACTGGTGTTACTCTGCGAAGTGAAAATAATACAATGGAATATATTGCAATTGGACGATGGAAGTAAGAGGTGATGTACATGGATGAAATGAAAGAAATCGAAAAGAATGAGGAGACAGGAACACCAAGTGAAACCCCTAGCAAGCCAGTTGAAGAACCCCCTATTCTTCCCTCTATTAAAGATGTTATAATTGGCTATCAAGTAAAGAAACCCGTTGAAACACAAACAGAATGTGACGTGTATAGTGTTGTTGTTGCCGCCGTGACAAAACATAACGAGACTGCGGTGTCCGGTGATTACTACTGGATGATTGCTGATTTAGACGATTGTTATGAAGTACAACAGCATGAACCAGTTCCTTCAGATGATGTGAAGCTTGAATCTCTCAAAACAAGTAAAATATCTCAGTCAAAAATTGCTCTCTCTACCTTCCTGTCTTTACATCCAATTCAATGGACAGATGGCAAGTATTACAGTGTCACCAGCGAGAAGCAATCTCTTCTTACAAGCAACCTTGCCCTGTACCAAATCTCTACAGCCGCCGGGCAGCCTTTTAAACTGACATGGAATTCTACTGGTGATGAATGTGTGGAGTGGACTTATGACGATCTGGCCGCTCTGGCACTAGCGATTGGTGTGTATGTAAAGCCCTTTGTCTCTCATCAGCAGGAATTGGAGATTGGCATCAAGGCATGTACGACCAGCGCAGAAGTAGACGCTATTGAAATCAGTTATGATGCTATACTGGCAGAATATCTGGATCTTCACGCAGATAAGGATGTGACTGAATGAGCAACAAATTTCGTGAACTAATCAAATGTGGCATCCTCTTTTTGATCGGAGGGTGCCTTTATTATTGCATTGAAATTCTGTAGCGCGGGCACTCTCATTGGACGATGGCTGTTGTTGGCGGCATATGTTTTCTTGTAATTGGCGGACTGAACAACTATATTCCCTAGGAAATGCCGCTCTGGAAACAGGCTGGTGTTGGAGCACTCTTTGTGACCGCTATGGAACTTGTGGTAGGTATCCCGCTTAATTTGATGCTTGGCTTACATATCTGGGACTACTCTTCCCTGCCGTTCAATTTGTTGGGCCAAATTTGCCTGCCGTTTACAGTGCTATGGTTCTTCCTTGCGCTGCTGTGCATCTTTGTTGATGACTGGCTGCGTTATGTTCTATTCCATGAAGAGCGCCCGCATTATCACTGGCGTACTGTATGTGATGGCGGAAAACGCACATAAAGAGAAAGAGCCCCTGTGACGATGGCTACATCACAGAGACTCTAACTCATGCAACAACTCATAGAAATGAGGTTGTACTAGCCCGATGGAGGGTTTGTACTGCTCTCACTATATCACGTTGATAGGAATTTGTCAATTGAAAGGAGGAATTATGGCGCAGGAAATCTTAAAGCCCATGTTATTAGACGAAACAGGCAAAGAAATCGTGACAGCACTGAATAGCGTTGCCGAGCGGTTAGCTACCTTGCAGGATGTTGTGACTCAGTTGACTGCAATTCAGGCAGAACTTCAAAAACAGAATCAAGATCAGACCACCTCGAAATGAGTTGGCCTCAAAAAGAAGGAGGTGGTAATTAAAATGGAAGAGTTGACAAATTTTGTTTTGAATCATCTGGGCTCTGTAATGGCTGGCAGTGGTGGTGTCGCAGCTATTGTTATGGCAATGATTGAAATATCTCCAATTAAAATCAATCCGTGGTCGTGGATTGCAAAGACAGTTGGCAATGCTATGAATGCAGGCGTGATGGATGAGATCAAAGAAATAAAGATTGCTCAGGAAGAGACACGAAAAAAGCTTGATGACCACATTCACAAAAGTGATGAACAAAAAGCTGACAATTATAAGAGTCGTGTTCTCCGGTTTAACAATGAGCTTGTTCGTGGGCTTGGTCATACAGAAGAGGATTATAATGAGATACTTGATATTATCTGGAAGTATGAAAACTATTGTAAGGACCACGAAGAATATAAAAACAATAGAATGCCACACGCCATAAAAAACGTTGAACGAATGTATGACGAAATGATGAAAACAAATGGTTTTCTTAAACCTGAAGAATGATACATAAACCCGGTGCGCATAGCACCGGGCTTTTTATTTTCAATGAATTTTATTAGGAGGAAAATATTATGATGGATATTATCAATGAGCTGGTTTCTGTTATCGTCCGCCTGGTTATTGCTGGCGCTGGTACTGCCTTTATGGCCTATGGTATCCCCTATCTGAAAAAGATCGGCGTATACAAGCTGGTGCAGATCGCTGTTCGTGCCGCAGAGAAGCTGGGTGCAACTGGCGCTATTGAAAAGGCAGACAAGAAGAAATACGTTATGGAGGCTCTGGAGCGTCTTGGTGTGAAGATTACTCCAACTATTGAGACCATGATTGAGGCTGCTGTCAAAGAGATGGACATCCAGAACGATAAAATCAAGGACGAGTTCAAAAAGAATTGAAGGTGTAATGAAATGGGTGTTATTACATACTCTATGAAGAAGGACTAGAACAAAAAGGTGTCGGCTCATTTTTCCGTCTATGAGTTCGCCTGCTCCGATAAGAGTGATACAGTTCTAGTTGATAGTCAGCTGATTGAAGTGCTAGAACAGATCCGCGCCCACTTCGGCGCTCCTGTCCACATCAATTCTGGGTATCGTACTCCTGCCTATAACATCTCCATCGGTGGCAGTTCTCGTAGTCAGCATTGTCTGGGCACAGCCGCTGATATCTGGATCAAGGGCGTTGACCCGATTCGGGTCGCATTGTATGTATCTTCCCTGCCCTACTTTGCCAAGAGTGGCGGTATTGGATATTACAGCCGTGCTGTGCTTACGAGCGGATTTGTTCATGTTGATGTACGCATCACCCGCAGCCGCTGGATCAGTAAATCCGGTACGAAATATATCAGCGTAGCCAATCTTATGCCGACTATCAGACAGGGTGCGAAAGACGCTATGAATGGCGCTTCTTATGCTGTGACTGTACTGCAACGGCATCTTGGTGTTAAGGCTGACGGCATCTTTGGCGCGAATACCAAGGCGAAGCTGATTGAGCATCAGAAAGGACACGGGCTGGTTGCAGATGGCATCTGTGGACCTGCTACATAGGGTTCGTTTTGATGGCAGATAACCAGAATACATTTCGTGCAGGAGACAAAATTAAATTAGACGGAATATTATTTTCAAACAGCCAAACACATTGCGGTATGCGCCGCTCTGGTGAATGGTATATTTTTGATGGAAAACTTGTAAATGGGCGCTATCGCGTGACGAATCTTGAAAGCCGCATTGGCAAGTATCCAATCTCAGTGAATGTATCGGGCTATGTGGAGCCAGGTGATATTGAACTGATATAAAACGAATGGGGTATTGATCCTTAATTGGACCAGTACCCCATTTTTTAGCTTTGATTATTTTATCGATTCAGACAACCATTCTTTCCAGCCGCCAACTGTGTGCGGGCAATTATCCTGCTGTGCGACCAGTTCATTTAAGAGCGCTGCCAGCTCATCATCTGACAGTTCTCGAATAGCCTGTGCTTTATTATTTTTACGACCAAATTCATCCAGGCCATGTTTATGTAGAACGAAGCCGAGTGCGACATCAAGTATTGCTGGATTGTTCATTGGATTTGTCCCCTTTCATTGCTTCAAGAGCTTCCTTCATCTCTTGTTCCCAATTAGGATGCTGATCAATATATTTTTGATATATCATCTTCTCAGCTTCTTTTCGAGTTTTGATTGCATCGTTAATATCTTCATACATGCCAAGGTGGATTCGCCTACCTTTAAAGGTTATGGTCGCTTTATACTTGTTACCATCTTTGCAAACACCTGTCACGCCAGTGGTCGAATTACGATTTATCTTTCCTTCGAGTCGCGCCTTTATAGACGTTAAGCTGGAACCGTCTACGTTTGATATCTTTTTAATTGCCTCAGCAGGCTTAGCAATATTATTCGTGCATTTCATACACTTGTTGATTTTCTTCACTTGAGACAAACGCATCTCTGCTGGACGATTACATAAAGGGCAAAGCCCAGTACAAAAATAATCTCGTTCTCCTTCTTTTTTATAAACGTCGGTTATCTTCCATCCGTTTATGACAGAGCCGATATATTGTTCTCTGCGCTTTTTTAGAATAGATTCGCTACGTTTTTTATCGCATCTTGTAGTTTTAGCTGGACGACCACCATCTGGTTTCATATTACTTTTCCTCTTCAGGTAGTGGCCCAAGCTTATACATCCAGTTCGGGTCTTTCCGCATTACAAATGGTTTTCTTAGCTCACAAAGATGGTCATGTCTCGCTTTATATTCAAAATAATTTTGTTCGTGCTCAGGAGTATCACGATTTAACTCGTACATGACATATTGCTTGCGAAGATTTCGAAGCGCTTTAATAATAGCATCTTCTTTTTCCATAGACATTGGTTCAAGGGCATCAATATAGTCATATTCACCAGTCGTGTCAAACTGTCGCTTTGCTTCGGCACTAAGCATCTTCCAAGTGATAGCTTCATACGCCAGCTGATACATCATTTCGTCGCTATAATGAGAGTATGGATCAACAATGCCGGTGCCTTTTGATAGTTCTACGTCACGATCGTGTTGTTTTTTAATTTGTCTCTCGGCTTCTTCTACAACAGCATCCATATCAACGTTCATGGAGACACCTTTGTATCGCACTACAGATTTGAAACCGAGCTTCTCACACATAGTCATCGTTGATATCCTCCTGATTTATTTTATACCCGTTCTTTTGCAGATAACAAAATCTTGCGGTAGAATCCATCAGCAAACCATGCGCCTTCCCAACGATGCGGCAATGGCTTCTTCAGCACTTCGATATCCACAAGACTCATAAGGCCGGTACTATCGTCTCTAAAAACTTGAAGGCGGACGATTCTATTCTGCTCCAGACCGATTTCGCGAGTGATACGACCTTCTTCATCAAACGGATCTTCGCACACCCATTCTAATGCCTCTAGGAAGTCCTGTGGCGTGATATCTGTATGCTCGACCCAGTTGTTACATATGCGGCTTTCTCCGGCTTGTACGATTCTCTTTTTGATCTCGTAGTTCGCAGAAGGATTCGTCAT